TGAAAATAGATGTATCATATTAATATAATATTTATATACAAATATAATACTTATTTGACGATTATACAAATACAATTGTATTTACTTTAGTTTACGCGAGTAATCATCTAGAAGTAATATACATCCATTTTCATTATCTTCTTTTGGCATCCACGTAGGAGGTGCATAAGACATTCGAGTTAAGTTTTGAACCTTGTATCCATTTTGAAGATAGTATGCCAGCAAATCACTTGAAACTCATTGACATTCACCTTCATCAGAACATACATAATACTCTTTTATGGGGAATCCAATTAGGTCACCCAATTCTTCACACTGAGAAAGATTCAATTTGATGAATCCCATATTCAGTTCTTCAGCTATTTGTAAAATTGTAGAAGTCTTTCCAATTCCTGAATCGGCTTCCAATGAGATTGCAGTGGGAATTTTTCCAACTTCCACTAAACGTTTGTTATTCTCAATAATATATTGAAATATAGTTTTAAATTCTTCTAAATTAACTTTATTCAGCTCCATTATCAGATGGGATAAACATACTGTAACCTGGATAATGATTATTTCTATTACCATTAGAGGTAATTACCCAGATCATCTGCTTCATTACTTTAAAAGTATCTGTAGGTGCATAGCCATCTGTAAAGAATACTAAAGTAGAGTATTGTTTTCTACATTGATTGTAGTAGTCAATAACAGGTTTGAAGTCTGTACCTCCTCTACCAGTGAATGTACCATCAAAAGTCCCTTTGAATGGATATATCCTATGTATTCTAGCGTCGCACTCAATTACATCAACACCTGCCCCAGCTTTCCAGATGTGATAAATCTCACTAATAAAATCTTTTAACTCCTTAGTACTAACAGAACCAGAGGTATCAATAGCAACTAAAATATCATGTTTATGTTTTAGTTTAATACCCGCAGCTCCCTCAAACCGTTTAGATACTTTGCGATGGCTTTTCTTTACGAAAACGTCAATGGCAAATCCTAAAAGTCGTCTAAAGTAAGCCTTCCAATTAAATATTGAAGGCTTAACTTTAAACAATTTATCCACATATTCTTTCAACTCAGAAGGAATAGTTCCTCTTGATTTAATTACCTGAGTAGCAATTTGCTTTACAATATGATCAGTTTGATTACTGATTAAGGTTTTTTCTGCTTCTGATAGGTTAGAGAAATCCTCTCAGTGATTATGATTTTTCGGCCCCCCAGAAAGATCCTTTTTATCTTTATAGAGATATTCATAATAATATTTAGTTCCTGCTTTAGGAGGAAGCATAGGATCAATATGCTTAATATCAATTGCATCCTTTGGAAGAACATCAATGTACTGGTTTACCTCTGCATCAGCAGCAATATTAAACAACTCTTTATCACTAAAAGATTCCTGCATTAATAGATGTTTAAATGCAATGTGCAATAATTCATGTTTTAATATTCCTAACTGTTCATCATCTGTTAAAGAGTTTCAAAAATCAGGGTTAACACATAATTCATAATTAATCCCATTTCTTGTAACTCATGCAGTTGCGTCCTCTTTAGAATAATATTTATTTAAAGATAACAGGAATAGTCCATAGAAAGGATCTTTAACTACAAGTTGTTTACAAGCTTTAATTAAATCCATAATTAACTCTCTATATAATTTCTTTTAAGAAACTCCTCTTTTAAAAGAACTGCTAGTTCACGGGCTTGAGGATGAGCAGCTTTGTCACAGCGAAGCTTAAAAAATCCTCTCCATTGTTCAATAGTTCCAGTCATAACTAGTTCTGTTTTAAGAGAATTAGGGAGGACCGAACGAGCTTGTTGGGGAGGCCAGCCTTCATCTAGTAAACGAAGATAAGATTTTTCTGCCTCTTCTAATGCATATAGAAAATTATGATAATTTGAAGACTTTTTAATGTATCCAAAATTTTGATTTTGTATATCAGCTCCTACACGATATCCAAAACCATCATACCAATAACTCTGCCCTTCTGGAATATCTAACCAACAAGGAATAATAAAAGTAAGTTCTTTTCCAAACTTATCTTTACTATAGTTACAATAACGGGTACTCTCAGCAGCAAAACTAAATACACGATGGCGTGTGAACTCTGCAAGTATGCCTCTGTCACAAATAAACTTTACTGTAATTCGTTTTTCATGATATTCAGTAGGTTCACAAAGATATTTTAAATCGTCAAGCCAGTCATTTTCATATAAAACTCTGTAATTAGTTGTGATATGATAATTACCATAAGAATCTATATTAATAACTGAGTAAGAATTAGAAAGGTATTGTTCAGTTACCCAATTATCACCTATTACATTGTAAGCATGATCCTTATGAATATAAAGATATACAGTGCCATGTTCAAGCATAGCAGTATGCTGTCTATCCTTAATCATATTAACAAATTTCTCTGCTGAGTCTTCTGTAATATGATCCTCTGATTTGTAGCAATTTCCACACCAACAAACTTTACCTTTATATCTAACGCAAATTATTCCCGTTTTTGTTTGAGTACACCAAACAGTTTGCTGACATTTAGGTAGAATTTTAACATGCTTTTTTCTATCAATGATCCAAGAGTCTCTAGAAGATTCTTCTAAGGAACACTTTTGAGAGATATTGGCATCAAAAGTATAAGAAGCATTTTTACCTAAAAGAATAAAAACTTGTTGGAGTTCATCTAGTAACTGTTTAGAAATTGAAAGATAACGTTCTTTTCGAGTTATAGAGTGACTTCCGTCCCCTAAATATAAATTTTTAACTAAAATTTCAAGATACTCTTTTGGAAAATTCCTAAAATTTTCTGGTAAGTGTTTATTTGCAGAACCTTTTCCAAACAATTTATCAAAGCATTCAACAAAGCATTGACCTCTACCAAACTGTATCCATTTAATATTAGGTTTTCTAGGATCACAGCTTATAGTATATTTTCATTGTAAATTGTTCAGAGCTTGAATTACATTTTTATATAAAGGAGATACTTCATCCTGAGTAATTTGGCAATAACTTCCACATTTATACTTTTCTCCATGAAAACTATGCCCCTCAGAAATATATGCTCCAGCAATAACCATAAAATCTTTATTACATGGAATTTGAACAGTAACTAACTTATCCTCATGTTTAGGATTTCCTCCTTGTTTTATATACTTACTATATGTATAAGATTCAGGAGTAGCATGTTCACTTTTCGTTGCTCCATTAAAATATTTGGGAATTCTAAATCTACTTTGCTTACTACTAGGAATTTTTTCTATTCCAGCTAGTTGCGCAGCAGTAATAAATGAATATTTTTTAGAGGCAGAAGAGCTTTGGTATATTCTATGATCTTTTGTTACTTTTAGTTTAATATTAGGATGATCTATTTCAATCATCTCATCATCAATTGTTTTACTAAAGATGTTAGGAAGATCCCATTCTAATTTGTTAGTTTTTGGATTATACGTTAATACACATTCGTACTTAGAAACATCCTTAAAATATTTCCATCCAGAAAATGTTAGCACCTCTGTATCTTCTGAATAACACGTTCTCCCTGCTCTCTCAATTTGCTTATATATTCCTTGAATACCTGGTTCCTGCTCAAGTATTTCAAAAGATGGTTTAATTAGCCTCATATTCTTTAATTTTATCTTCTAATTCTACTTTAGAAATACTTCCTACGTGCCTCCAAACTTCCTTATTATCCTGAAGTAAAACAAGTACAGGAATATTTCTAATTTTATAGTTAGTTAACACAATAGGATCTACTTCATCCACATCGATATCTTCTATTTCTATCTTATTTTTGAGTTCTTCAAGGATGGGCATCATAGCGCGACAGGGCGCACAATATGAAGCCCCAAATTTAATTAATTTTATCATGCTCAAATATTTTAAGATTTGACCAACCGTCTATAAATGTTTTAACATTGTTGTTTTTATACGCATAGATGTAATGATTGTATGAAGATTCAACTTCTTCACCACCATTTTCTAAACTACTATTTCTAAAATCTTCTATTTCTGCTTCAACACATTCACGACTAGTTGTTAATATAGTTTCAGTAATTTCACAACCATTGTATATATCTTCCCAATAGAAGACTAGTTCATATATTTTCATTTAAAATAATGTTAATTGTCCATCATTAATAGCATTAATGATTTTATATGTTTCAGCTATATAAAAACTATAATCAATATTATAATTATCGGATTTAAAATAACTATTAAATAATGTAAATTGTTTACCTTTATTTAATTGAGTCACTCTTTTAGATCCATTATAATAAACAGTAATTGATCCACCATTATTTGATGCAAAATATCTAGTTGTTCTAGATAAAGGCTCAGATATTCTTTGAAAATTTTTAAGATAATTAAAATATGCTTTAGATGAACTATTAATTTTTAATCTAATACAAAAATCAAATATGTCTTTATGATTTTTAATTGTTTCTTCTACTGGAATATTATATATGTAATAATTTTTTAAAGCAATTGGAACAATACTCATAGATGAGTCTTTATGAAACTCTTTATATATTTCAAAACATCCTTTTAGTTTTATATGTTCGTTTTCTTTAGTAGAATCATCATAAACTGCGGCGTAATTATTTACGTCTCGTATTATCATCTGTTTATAATAACTAAATTCACTTTGTAATCCAGTAAGTTCTTCTAACTTAATACATACTTCTTTTATATTATTTATTTTATTTTCTGGAAGTCTAATTGTAATACCATCCGTATTAATTTGAATAAATTCTAATTCTGGACAAACTTCTACCATTTGTTCTGCCCACATACATATAAAACATTGTCCAGCAATTGTAGTCTTATATGTATATAAAGGATCATATAAAAATGATGTTTCTTCTCCACTTTTACCATAAGTTCCATTTAGAAGAAGTTTATATCCTTCAATTAATGCATTATTTCTTTCAGCTTTAGGTTTATGTTTTTCATCTATTCGGACCTTAATAAATTGGGTATATAATTTATTAAAACTTTTTCCCAGATGTTCAGGATAAAGACATAGTGATTTAGCTATACTTGGATATAGACTTGAAATATCAAGATCTAAAATTATAAATCCATCTTTAGATTCATATATTCCAGACTTAATACAACCATGTGATCCACCTAATCCAAAATCAAATCCTATTCCATGAAAATAAATAGTTTTTGAAAAATCTTTAGATCCTGGAATAATTGTTGTATTATTTAAAATATCTAAGAACTTTTTAAATTCTTTACTTTTAATATTACACCAATATGGAATACAATCTTTTAAACAGATTTTATCACGATATGTTTTTAACTTTTTTATATCAAAAGGATTTGCATTAACTGCTCTACTATATAACGTTAAAAGGAGTTGTTCTCCAATTTTTACATCAGGTCAATTATAACATGGAATGTCAAATATAATTTTAAATTGTTTTCTCAATTCCATTTTATTTCTCCCAATATATATTGGATAATTAGTTTTACCTAAAGTAGTTTGATAAAACTTATTAGTTGCAAATACATCATTTTTATTATACGAAAGTACAAGTGGAATATTTGATGAAGTACAATATTGTTCATGAGAAATAGGCATTTCTTGAAGATTTTCCATTCTCATTGCAAATTCAAGGTCTTTTAACGAAGTTCTGCGTGCTTTATTGTTATAATGCCAGATTTGAAATAAATCAATTTGAATTATAAATTTATTTTTATCACTAATTTCTCTAAATTCAGAAGAATTGATTAAATCTTGAGCTTTTTTATAAAGTTTTGTTGCTAATTCTTCTCCATCAAGATATTTATATTCATTTCAATGTCTAATAAAATGATGTAATACAGGATAGTCAAAATTATTATTATTAAATCCTACTTGAAAAAAACCTTGTCTAGTTAAATGATTATATAATTTTTCTGAATCATTTTGACTGCGATGTATTACAAATTCAAATCATTCATCAGAATCAGGTAAATATGAAACATAAGTAAATAGATTAGAAATAGTTTCTATATCGTATACTTCTGGAACAAGTTTACTCATATAATGTATATATCTTGTTAAAGTCAATTTCATCTATTCAGAACTTATAACCATTCCAGTTACAATAGAATCCATTGATTCTCTTATTTTCTCTATGTTGTACTTGAAGTTTCAAAATACAATTATTATAATCATATTTTGTCATTGGTTCAACTTCAAGATCAAATCTTTTAACTTTAGCTTTCATATGATATTCTATTTAATCATTCTTCTTCAACAAAGTATGCAGAAGAACCATATTTAGACACTCATTCATCATCATTAATGAGACAGGCATGTTCGTTAAAACCAGATTCAGTCATTAAAACTTGAATATCTGGTCATTCTACAATTACATATTTATTCATCATAGCTTCAGTTTAGTAAGTCAATCTTGTAGTTACATTCCTTAATTTCATCCCCAAGATTATCTTCTATAACTTGATAAATATCATTTTCAAGAAAAGACCAATCATCTGGAGATTTGATTTCAAAGTAACCAAATGTAGTTACTTCTCTTATAATTTCGGAAGCAAATAGAATACCATCGAGATTTACATATAACCTATAATTATAAGTTACTTGTATATCATTCCAAGGTGCTGAAGGATCATTATCTCAACAGCTATCAGGAATATTCTTAGACATAAGAACTAATAAATAATAGAATAGGCTCATATATAGGAGTAATGCAGTAATTCATCCTACATACTCCTATATAAAGCATCTGATATAATTTAATTAAAGTTCGCATTTCATAATTTTATTTATTGCATCTTCTGCTATTTGTGCACATGTACTAGGAAGCCCTTGAAGATATACTCTGGCCATTCCAAATTTGAGTTTAATTTGCGCATAAGTAAACTCTGGATTTATTAATTCAAATAAAACAAAATGTTTATCTAACCAATCCACAACCTTCCCTTCAGCATCACTAAACTCCAATCCTTCAAATCCTTCTTCTAAATGGTTCTTCCATTTATCATTAAATTCATCAACAGTCATCTATTATAATTTTAATCATGTACAATTTATAAGTTTGTTATAAAAGCTAGGAATATATTTATTCAGTTCTTCAAGAGATAGGTCATTTTTAATGGTATTAAATCTATTAGTACATAAAACAACGTTGCCAGAAATATAGCCCTTTTCGGGAATGACTTTGTCTATAGATATAATGTTTCGGTCAGTGGTTCCCTTATTAACCCCTCAAGTCATTAATGTGCCTGAGTAAAAACATAATTTATTTTGTTTCAGATAAATATCATTAAGTTCAGAAAAAGTAATAGTAAATATAATTCCTCTCCTTTTTGCTTCGTTTTTTCACCTATTATACTTCTGTTTAAACCACTTATTAAAATCAGAATTTAAATTTTCATATATCTGATGTCTTCTGCACTGATTACAATAATCAAAAATATATTCTTTAGATGTTCCTCTTCTACCTCTTTGAAATTCTGAAATATCTTTAATCTTTCCACACTTACAGCATTTCTTATGAGACTGGTCTATTAACAGGGTTTCTTTAAATTTTAGTGCACTAGGATTTGTTTTAAGTCAGGTACTAATAATGTTCCTATCAATGTGTACTATCTCGGAAATTTTACAAAAACTCAATCCTTGTTCTCTAAGAGTTTTAACTTGTTTAAAAAGTTCTTTAGTTAATTTTGTATTCATAATATAGTATTTTATACACAAAAATAATATAGTTTATTTTGATTACAAAATTATTAAATATCATCAAACTAAAAATCTCCGTAGTATACTTGATTGGCTAAAAGTCCCAATTCTCTCCAAGTTTTTATAACAGCATCTCGGTCATCGAATACTGCAGTTACACAATATTTATCTTTAATATGTTCGTTATAAATTTCAGTCTTAACAATAGCATCCTTTCTATAATCTTTTTCTTTTCTCATATAGAATAAAAAATCGCTACATGTTAAATATCTATTCAGCCATTTAAGAGTTTCTTTCCTACATACTTCGGTATCTTCACGACCTGTAACAATAATAATTTGATACATCTTTGATAAAGAGTTAACTAAATCAATGATAGGATTATTTGGAAGATCCTCATTTACTCGATGATACTCAAACGGACCTCTTCCATTCATTAATGATAAAGTTCCATCAATATCGCAAATAATAGCATGAGGAAGAGTTTCATCTTGTTTAAGAATAAATCTTTCTTTAGCTGGAGATTCCTTTTCTTGGTTTACAATTTCCTGAGACATATCAGGAAAATATGTATTAAAGAACCTACGTAATACTGCCAGTCCTACTTTACGAGTTCTTTTCGTATCACGCCAGTACGCTTCATTAAATGAAATAACAAACTTTTTAAACTCTATGTCTACCTTTAGTTCAGTAGCGAGTTTAGTTAACTTATCAATAGTTTTCTGATTAAGATTAGTGGCATCTACAATAACGTTTAAGTTATGATTAATAGCTGCTCTAATAGAAAATTCTTCAATATCAGAAATATAATTTTCACGAGATGGGACCCAATATTTACCAGTTCCCTCTCTAATTTCATCTCTGGATACAATTACCCAGTTAGGCTTATCCTTTATAAACTCTTTAGCCCAGGTACTTTTACCTGAAGCAGGACAGCCTTGAAGTACGATCATCTTACTCATTATTCTCCCTCCACATTCGATACATTGGTGCAGATACTTCTAAAAATTCACTAAAAGCTTCAGTCACCTTATAAATTGATTTAAATACATCAATTCTATTCACTCTTCCCTCTTTAATTACTTGGATTCCCCATAAAGATTCTTGTATAATTTCATCATCAGATAAACTTCAAGGATATTTACAAGCTTCTAATAAACTGTTTTCCAGTAATTTTCTAAGCTTTATAATATCTGGCTTTACATAGACAGATACATATTCTTTTATCTTATAGGATTTTCCAAGTGATGTGCAAACTATTGGGAGTAAACTCCCATTTTGCATTCTTTGAAACCAACACTGAGAAGAAAGATATTTTACATTATCATATTTTTCAGGAGGTTCTGGAGCATCAGTAACAATAATATATTGAAATCCAGAATCAAATAAAGAACAAGGAAGCTTATAAAAATATAAAACTTCCTTGTTTTCTTTGAGTGTCTGAATTTCTTCTTTAGAAAATGACTTCATTATTCTTGTCCTGATTCAATGTCAGCTTCCCCCTTATCGAGCATCTTAGTTTCTCTCTCAAGGAATGCTACTGACTTAAGTTTATAAACATCAATTTCACTTACTTCTCTACGAAGTACAATTCCCTCTTCGGGAACTTTGTTGTTACAAAGAACAGACTCTCTCTCTAAGTATTTATCTCTCAATGCTTGCAAGAAATTTTCATGCCAATGCTCATTGGGATTCAACTCAGGGAATAGTTGTTGTGCTGTTCCATAGTAGAGCTCTTTAATACAATGAATTCCATACTTTTCACAGAAGGTCTTCATTTGTTGAGTAGAGAATTCAAAAACTCTTCCCTCTACATTAGTGTATGTAATTCTGTAAACAATAATGTCAAACAGTTTTGCATCATACATTTGTTTAGGAGTCATTTTTGAATACTCGTAAGTTTTAGGATCATAGATACATTGATAATCATAACCAGATTGAATCATAGATCCTGTAGGCATATATCCTACAATTTCTGCGTAGATAGAAAGCCCCTTAGATAAGTAATCCTTTAATACTTCGAAGGCAAGATTCCAAATATCACAATCGTAATATCCCTTGGTCATGTTAGGATTTAGTTCAGGATTTTTGATAACTTTTCTAGATGAACAGAATTTCTTATATTCACTTTCAGATACAGGAATTCCAAAGAATTTGGCAATCTTTTCCTTTAAAGAGAGATTTTTCTTAGTAAGTAGGTTACATAGAATCAAACTTGTTCCATGCTCTTTCCAAGAGATATTAATAATATCAGTTGGCTGAACCTTATGAATATTTTTCTGTAACTGTTCTGTATCGATGTGAAAATGGAATTGATCATCAACTATATTAAGAATTTTCTTCTTTTCTTTAGCTGAGCCATTAATTCCTCCACTAGAAGCTTTAGTAGGAATCACATATTTCCAGACAAACAATTTATCATTTACAGTATCAAATTCTGTTCCTACTAATTTTGACATTTCAACAGAATCTATAGGTTCTGCAATTCCTTCTCCAGAAAATTTACACAACTCATAGATAGGCATGATAAGCCCTTCTGATGCAAGTCCTCTTAGTTTAATACATTTTACTCGACCAGACTCTTCAAAAAATCCTTGTTTAGTAGGATCAAGATTGAGGTCTGCTTTTCTGTAAAGATTATTAACCTTCAAAAAGTCGGAATTGATAACACATTCAACAGGAAAATATACATAGATTCCCTCTGCAGAATCAATTGATGTGGAAATTATATATCCATCAACAGTTGCTAACTTTAGACGCTCAGCATTAGGGTGAGGTCTAAATGAATCAATTTGTACAATCTTAGCAAGGTAGTTAGGATTGCAATCTTTGCTTCTCGTTAATTTCATAAACGAACTTTTTATATTTGTATAATGCTAATTTTAATGTAGTTAAAGCTTGTTCTAATCCAGCTTTATCATCAAGTAGTATATTACCATAGGCTTTCATAGAATACCCTGGTAAGAAAGGTTCTACAGGATTGACATCAGTAAATTCTAATCCTACAGATTTACAATAATTTACAGCTTCCTTTAAACGGGCCCCAGATCTACAGGTCCATAGAACTACCGTAGCTCCTAGTTCTTGGGCTTTAATTAAAGTATTAATTATGTCTTTACAAAGAGCTTCAGAAGCTGTATTATACGGTTTAATTGTATCATCATAGTCTACAAGAATTCTAACTCCTTTATATTTAATTCAAGCCTGATACAATTTCTCTACATAAATATCTAAATCCATATTAGAGATTCAGTTGCCCAAATTTTAGATACCAATGAATCATATAAATTAATATATTTTTCATCCACATATTCGTACCCTTCTTCATCAACTCTGAACACCTCTTGTTCAAAATTTCTATAAAAAAAGTTAATCACTCTTTCGTGAACTCGTAATTGATTTATTTCCATATATAATATAATCTTTAATTTTCTTGGCTTTTCCTTTTTTCCTTGATAACCCTAATTGTGTATCTGTATATAATTCATTAATCAGAGTAAGTATGCCTTTTCTATTTGTAATTCTAAGTACACTACAACAAACTGGATTTTCTTGAATATGTATACTACTAGATATATTTAAAGAATTGAAATATTTAAGAAGTCCAGTTCAATCTTGATTTTTAGAACCTGATATAGAAAACTGAACAAGATTTCTGGATTCATTTAAGTAAAAACATCCATCTCCATCCAACAATCCTAATATAAAATATTTTCTTAATTTTGCAGGAATTGTAGCTAAAATATTAGCATGCGATTCTGTGGATTTTGGAAATTTTCCTAAACTTCGTAAGTAATTAACTACGTCTTTACTTGTACACTGTATTGTTGTTTGAGGCTGTCTATTTTCCCTATATCGAGTTCTAATACTCCAAACTCCAATTGATTGTATAATTGGGATTAATTCTTCAGCATCACTATTTACAATTTCTATAGTTATAGTATTTCTATGTTCTTGTATATACCCATCGGATCATATTCACCCTAAAATGTAGGCAGATTCTGGTGTAGGATTCAAGAAACAGCTTAGATCTAAATAGCTCTTTTTAACCCCATTCTTTAATTGCAAACCTAATTTTTTACAATAATAACGAATATTTGCTTCAGAACATCCACATTGTTCAGAACATTCCTTTGCAGTTAAAGTAGATGAATACTTTTTTAAAAAGACTTGAATTTCATTTGTAAGTTTTAATTTGCCCATAAAATATTTATTTGTAATTATGCACAAATATACAAAATAAAATGAATAATGCCAAGTAATTTTAAAATTTAGTTAAAAGAGTTTCAAAGGAAATTGGAGCAAAATTATTATTATCAACTCCAACATCATAGGAATTCACTAAATATTTAAGTAAATAAGCATCTTTACCAGTGTTATTTCTCCTAGAGTGGCAATGCCCAAATAATTGTTTTGTATCTTTAAACATTCCCTCAAAGCATAAAAAGGGACGATGTGATAACAAAAATTTATGCCAAGAACCCTCATATTCAATAGATACTTGCATCATGTCTCCTACAGCTTCAAAACACTCAGTAGGAATATCATCACTTCTATCATGATTGCCTTGAATAAGATATTTTCTACCTTTAAGAGCATTAGCTATTTGGCGCCATTTACTTTTATCTGCAAAAGCAAAATCGCCCAAATGAAAAACTATATCATCCTCACTAACCACTTTATTCCAGTTTTGAATCAATGCATGATCCATTTCTTGAATACTATTAAATGGACGATCACAATACTTAATTATGTTACCATGACGAAAGTAACTAATGAGTGTCGCTGGTGAAAAACACCTTGCGACACCCTAAATCCTCCTTATTAAATATTATTTTTAACATAATTTACTTACAATATATACTTAGATTCTTAAATAGCTTTGAGATCTGTTTATCGAGCCCTTTAGCTTTAGAACTTTTAAATTTGTTTACACAATCATAAATATAATAGATAATTGATTCCTTACTTTTTGCCAAAATTAAAGAGGAAAGTTCTTCATCAGCAGTAGTCTCTTTAATTGGGTATACAATCGTTTTCATTAGATTAGAATCTAATAGCATCTTATCTATTAAACCCTGATTACATTTAGGAGCAATAGAGGGATTTACGCTCCAATCTAGATCTTCTTCTAGATAGTCAAACAATACTGAATTATTAATTATAATAAATTCATTTAAATCAGCAATAATTGTAACCAAAGGTGGTTCCTTAAAAGATTTTAAGTAAAATAAAACTTGAATAAAAACCTTAACTAAGCTAACTCTATTATTAAAGTTTTCATTATATTTGAATTCCACTAAAACAGGGATCCCCCCCCCAAATAGAAGTATGAATCACAGTTATTTTTCTGTTCAGGAGTAATTCCAAACTGTGACTTGAATAAATTATTGTAAACGATAGCTACATCTGATTCTACCTTACAACTTTGTAAATCTGTATATAGTGACATAATATTAAAAATAAGCCTCAAATTTCGATTATAATTTTAATTGGAACTACCTCTTCAAAATAATAATTTAATCAAAATTTGAGGCATGAAAATTACGAATTTATGTGTTCTAAGATAATCGAAGACTCAACTTTTTCTCCAAATTCTTCCATACAAGCATCTTGAAAAGCTTTAAAGTTTTTCTTGTCTTTTGTAATAGAAAGCCTATTAAGGTATTGTAGAACGACATTCTTAGGAACACTTACAGAAAGGAAGGGATGAAGAATAACCATCTCTCGATTTTCAGCTTCAAAGAGTTCCAGGTTCTTATCCTTGTAAATCTCACAAGTTTCCTTTCGTTTATTAAACATCTTTTTAATAATCTCAGTATCAGTTTCTCCAGATTTCTCCTTCATATAAACATACTCAGATTTGATGTTTCTAAATGCAATAAGCATTTTGTGATTTTGTTCTTTCATATACTTTTCAATATTTGAATTTACAAAATCAATAAAAGAAATGTTATTCATCGATTATTTTAAATAATTTTTCAATAATTTTATCTACTTTAAGCATAGCTTCATCATATGCTTCTTTAGCTACTTTCTTCCCATTTATATAATATTCAGGAAGTTTTTGACATACATCTTTAACAACTTTCTCATCCTTTGTTGCTTCAGATAGTTTCTCCAGTATATCAGACTCCATGATATTTCCTGTAACGGAATTAACAACCTGTCCCGAGCCTGATTCACGTATATAATCTCCAGATTCAATTCGTTCTCTGACAAACTTTTCTTTAGCATCCTCTTCAAACTCTTTTACATCAGGACGATCTACTATTTTCCTTTCTGGATATTGATCATTAAGATAAATATTAAAGTCTTCTATAGAACATGTAGGATATTCTGCATATCTTTGAATTGCTAAAGCTCTACTTAATCCAACAGAATCAATTAGCATTTGAGTATATAAATTATATAATACTTTGTGAGCAGCTAATTTAGATATATCTATTCCTGATTCTTTTAGATCATTTACTTCCTTGTAATAATCAATTAGTTGATTAATAATATTTTCTAAATTTTTATTCATAATTTTCAAATTTTCAAATATAACCTCCTGCACTTTTTGTAGGTTTATCTTCTCGACAACAATCAGAAATATGCTGATGAGGAATCTTAGTCTCTCGTTCTGCAGCTCTGATAGATTCATATTCTCGAATAAACTGTAAATCAAGAGTATATTGCAAAACTTTCTTTTTTATTTTATTTTTCCGCAATGATTGAAGTGCTTTAGTTTTATCAGAATGATGTTTTCCTCACATTGGATGCAATTCTCCAATAAAATGTTTATCATAAAAATAATTATTTTTACCAGACATTTGCTCACTTAATGTTTGTTTTCATTCTTTAGAATGACGAGGTTTATGTACTCCTAGGGTTCCTTCTCCTCCATCTGTTATATTATAACATATACCACCTTTTTTATAAAAAGCAATTAATTCCTTTTCATAGGTACAAGCCTCATCATGACTTAATCCTTCGTGTAAAATTTCATGTGTAAAATTCTCTCACCCATGCTTTTGTATAGCTTTAATAAAGTATGGATTTGAAGCATATTTATGTATGCCATTTCCCCAGCGTCTTTTTGGAAGATCTGATGTGATTCCAATATATACTTTACCACTAGGACTTGTATGACGATAAACAATTCATGCTTTAGAGGTCATCTGAATATCTAACTGTTTTGAAACAAGGAAGATTTGGTACTGGGGTATTTGTTTTAGTCATACCAAAATGCTTTACTGTTCCCATTTGACCTTTTAATTCTTCAATATGATCTCGATACCATTGTTTCAAAGCCCTGTCTCCCATAGGTTTTGCTTTAAATTGATATCCTTCTTTAGTTTCCATTAAGAAACATAAATCTTCATCTCTAAGGCCATCTACTAGATCTAGAATTTTATATTCATGATCTTCAAACATTTTAAGTTTGATCATACGATTGTCTCGTGTTCCAAACTTATATTCTTTATCAGGATTTCTAATTACTAAACCTTCCCAACCATCATTAACATATTGATCATGAAGAGCTTTCATATTTAGCCATCCAGATACTTTTACATGTTTAACCATTACAATTTTGTCAGAATCAGAAACAGCTTTCTCAAAATCCTTTAAAATCTTTAATCTATCCTTAAATTTTACATCAGGGATAGCTAAATCATAAACATAATACTTTAACTGTTTATGTTTTTCATCCAAAGTTTGAAGTCTAACAATACCAGAGATATAAGACAAAGGTAATCCATGTACATATAATTCTCCATCCAGCCACATGTCAGGATGTTCTTTAAGCCACTTCATTACTTTAGGATCTTTCCTAATATAATTAGCAGCAACATCATAGTTGTTTCCTCCTCTTGAGGATGTAGTTACTTCGGAACCATTTCAATGCATAAGGCATCGTGTTCCGTCAATTTTTGTTGAGCCATAAAACTCATGTTCAAATGTTGAGGTAGCTACACCGTCAAAACTTTTAGCTAACATTGGCTTAGGTGCACCAGATTGATCAGTAGTTATATCCCCAAGTAATTTGTCTGGATCATCCACATCATCTAATGACTCTATTTTAAAATCACGAATGTTCTTATAACCTTTATCAAGGTATTTCTTAACATTACTGTTATACTCCAATTTAACTTGTTCTGCAGCTGTACGTTGCGCCTTCCCTCTTTTAACTTCAATGATTGGTTGGTTAGTTACTTTACCTCCTCATTGAGATGTTTTTCTAATAATTAAAAAACTATGGGTTGTATCATTTCATTCATATGAAATATCTACAACTCTAATTTTTCCTCTAGAATCTCTAGAAATTAATATATCATGCATTTAAATAAGCATACTAATATTATTACGAGTTCGTGACAAAGCTACATATTGTAACTGTCTTAACTCTTCTTTATTCTTACAAGTAAACAAGTTACCCATATCTATTAATACGTTATCATAGTTTGATCCCTGAGATTTATGAACAGATAAACAATAACCATAATCAAGAGTCTTCTTTCTTACAGTTCTATTTCCATAAACCAAATCAACAGGAGTAGTAAAAGATTCCATAACTCGAAAATACTCTTTCCACAATTTTGATGCTACTATTTTTGAACGCGCTTGAATTGCATCTAAACGCATTAGTTCTATATATGCAGCTAAAGCAGTTAAGTCTTTCTCATTAGTATCTCTTGAAATAATAAATATTTCATCCTCTGAATATTCTGTGTTAATTGGGCGAAGGGTCAGATAATATCCTTTATATGTAATGTATCCCAACTGACAATGTCCAGGAGTTATATTTGTTACAATGTACTCTGCTGAGTTTATAATTTCAAACTCCATAGATTTGAACATCCGTTTATCTTTATAACTACAGGTATCATATCCCATCAAAATTTCTCCAACATTATATTCAGAGTCATTATGAAATATAGAATCCCGCAAAATGTGATTAAATGCTTCTACTCTTTTGTTAGTATATGCAAGTAATTTAACAACTCCAGGATTACCAGAATCTACAGAATCTTTAAATAGATGTGATGCAGAAGAAACAAATTTTCTCCAATGATGATATATTACAAGATTTCCTTCAGGAGAACGAATTTCATAAAATTGCTTAATAGAATGATCTCTGAGAGTATTTAAGATATCCAGCAGAGGATTATTTTCTTGTTGTCTATATACTTTATTTAAAAAGTATTGATGATTACACTGAAATGGTTTTGATAACTCTTTCTCTTTAACTGGATATAATTGTTTATCATCTCCAGTATAAATCACTTTACATTGTTTAACCTTAGCTCTTTCTTTAATAAACTCATACAACTCTGAGTTAATCATAGAACATTCATCGATGATTAGAACTCCATTCAATGGAATGCCAGAAGAAATTGAATTGGCATTCCATTGAAGATCTTTAAAATCCAAATTAATTATATCAATAGTAGGTTTTAAAGTTAAGAGTTTATGAAGAGTCACAACATCGCGTTCAGTATAACCATGTAATACTCCACATGCTTTATTTGTTGGGGTTGCTAAAATATAAGGAATACATTGCCTTTCCAAGTAAAGTACAATCAGTTTAGTTATAGCAGATTTTCCACTTCCTCCAGGGCCAGAAAGAACTAACTCATCAAACCCTTTCTTACGTAAAAAGGTAAAGATTGAAACTAATACATCTACTTGTTCATCTCCAAGTTCAAAATTAAGAAATTTATCCTGTAGATTATAGATAGTTTGCAATAAATCATCTCGTAGAGTTTGTGTTATTTCTTTTGTAGTCATTATTTTCCTGTTGAACCAAATCCACCATCGCCTCTAACAGTCTCAGACAATTTCTGAACCTCATTAAAACTAATTAATGGAATTGGTATAATTATAATTTGTCCTACTTTATCTCCAACACCATAGCAAGAAAAATCAGCCTTTATACGTAATATAGGTATCTTACTCTTTAATTCCTCTTGAAATTCTACATCAGTTACTACAAAATTTCTTTTGGGAGTAGGGTTAATAATTCTTCGATAACGTAATTTGATTTCTCCTCTATATCCAGAGTCTATTACACCTACTGAATTACAAAGCTGCAAATCTTTTTTACTATTAGAACTTCTAGGAAAGATTAAACCAACATAGCCTTCAGGGATTTCAACAGCTAACCCAGTTCCATATTCAATGTAATGCTCATTACTATGATCAACTGAAGTAGCAACTAAATCCATTCCAGCATCACCCTCCTTAGCATAGGTAGGTATTACTGCTTCAGGAACTAATTTCTTTATATTTACTAGCATAAAAGAACTGCAATAAAGAATAATATCCATACTACAAGGTTCATTTTAGTTTTAGAACCATTTAGTCTGAAATCTTTTACAGTATCTTCCAGCATCATTACCATTTTATTTCTAAGGTCATCATTTCCTAACGCTATTACACGTGAAAGAATTTCTAACCCTAAAAAGATAAGGATAATAATTTTTAACATTGTGTCTTATTATTAATTTGAACTACATATGATATATCTAAGTCATCTTGCAGTTTTCCATCATTAAACTTTAATAAGTTATCTCTTTCTTCTAAGTACCTCTCTAGTACTTCTTGTTCGTTTTCTGCTGTAATTACTAGATCTAGTGATCCATAAACAGGAATATGGAGAGTATATTTAGGCATTTATTAAAATCATTATATTTTTCTTCTGTATTTAGCAACTTTTACACATAAATCCACAAACTCTTCATCACATAAACTCCCTTTCATCATATTAATTCTTTTATCCACTAACTGAATATTATCTAAAGTATATCCTTTATAGGAATCCTTTCGATCAATTGAAAGATTTTGTTCTTGAAGGGTCTTAGTTTTATCAGGCTCTAAAGATATACCAGAAAAGCAACATTTATGTTGTTGATCTTCATATACTTTTATTATATCCTCTATAGAAAGGTCAAATGTAAGTTGTGGACGTCTTCCTCGGAAGCGTCTTGTAGTTATTCCATTTTTTGCGTGTAAATACTTATGTATTAAGACACTATTTGTTTGAACTGTTCCGTTTTGCCCTAAAAAGGATTTCTTGCTACAACTTTTACATGCTAATGTTTTTCCCTGTTTTACTAAGGTTGCTTGTTTTCAAGCAACCTTTCCACAGCTACATTGACATTCTCAATATATATTTCTATTTTTAGATCCAGGTGTTATTTCGCTACCTAATTTTATTTTAGAAGAAATAACAGTTCACTGACCAAATTGTTTTCCAATAGGAGGAACTTCTCTTAAAGATTGCCTTCTTTTAGGAGCTCGGAGTTTTATATTGTTTAATAATAAAAATTTCCTGACTGTTTCTGGAGAAACACTATATTTGTTTCCAAGCTCTAAAGTAGAGGCACCATCTATATAATCCTTGATTAAATTTGTGCCTTTTAGTTTTTCTATAAATTTTTGCCTCATAATTTATTATTTTATATACAAAAATAATAATTAAATTTTGATGTACAAAGACTTATAGAAAAATATCTATACAGTGTGTACAACTACCCACAACGACTAAATCCACAATTTTTACATATAGTACATCCCCCTTCGTATATCAAATGCTCACCACAATCTGGGCAAACTTCATGTGAAGCAACTCCATCAACTATAAAAGTTTTAATAGCACGCTTTACACCATTCTTCCAAGTATTTAGAGTATCTAACTCAAAATGCATTCCATCAATAATCTTAACTACCTTATCTAATTCAATACCACCTCTTAATAAAGCAGATATTAATTTAGCATAATTCCAATATTCTTGATTAAAGATGCGAGACAATCCTCCTAAACGGTTAGTATACCCATATTTATCAGTATATTGAAAATCATATCGTTTACCTAAAGAGTCTTTTACTTTGATAATTTCACCTTCAGTTATTGAGGTAGGAATCGGGAAATCTTCAATGTTATTAATTCCAGTAAAGATTTCATAAGGCCTTCCGTCAATGAGACCTACAAATGCAATCCAATTTTCAGAACCATTCTTAAATCTAATTAGTTTAGCTTCAACAGATTCAGGACGTTTTAGGCATTCTTTAATTACGGGATTCTTTGATAAGACTGCACCCCTTTTGCATCCAGAACGATAAACTGTAACACCCTTTAAACCTTCCTCCCAAGCTAATCTATAAATAGTTTCTACATCATCAATAGTAGCTGACTCTGGAAGATTTATGGTAGAAGAAATAGAAGCATCAATAAACTTCTGTAAAGTTGCTTGAACTTTAATTCTTTCTCTATATGAAATCTGTTCTGATGTAACTACATACTCGGGTAAAGTTTCTTCAGAAAACCCTTCATCAATAAGCTTCTTTATAATTGGGGTATATACTTTATAATACTTTTCCTCATTTACCAATGATTCAGTTTTACGTGTATATGAAGTTGCAAAAATTGGTTCGCAACCTGTGGATACTCCTAACATAGTTGCAATACTGCCAGTTGGGGCACAAGTTAATAACTGAGAATTACATAATCCTCGTAAAAGAATATTACTTCTTAGTTCTTGATATCGGAGGTTATTTTCTTTAGTATTAAGTGCTTGAAAGAAAGGTGTATCTACAACTTTTGTATTAAACATTGGATATGCTCCTTTACTTACTGTTAGTTCATTAGAACTTTCTAAAGCTGAAAAGATCATTTCAGTTCCAATCATATTAATCCATTTAATAGATTCTTCACTGCCATACTTAATACCTAGTTTTATAAACATATCTGCTAATCCCATTACTCCTAGTCCAATCTGTCTCCAATTTTTAACAGATTCTCTTTGCTCAATAAGAGGATGTAATGGAAGACCTTCATCAAGTACTTCATTTAATGCAACTACTGCTTTTTTAACAGTATCTTTAAATCCTGCAAAGTCAAATGTTTCACATTCTGTAACAAATTCTGCAAGATTTATACTTCCGAGCAGACACGACCCTCCGCTCGGCAAGGGCTCTTCCAATTTATTATCATAAAGGCTTTTTATCCTTTATTTCTGGGAGTTTCCTCCATACAGTTACCTGATACGTCTGTTAATTCAGACCAGTTTAGCATACATTTTTACTAATTTCTATTAATTTTGTAACTAAATCTTTCTTATTGTTTACATTAAGTATTTTTGCAACAGTTCTATAGTCTTTCACATTTAAACATGCACATAAATCTTGAATAAAAGTTAAATTATTCATTTTTACATTCTGTAGCAGTCATTTATTTTTTCTAACTCAATCTTCAATCTGTTTTATTTTTAAAGATATTGAGTTTTGATACTGTTCTTGAATCTTTGTTGAAGCAGCTTTCACTCCTATTAAATAATGTTTAGGGTCATTATTTGCACATTTTAGGCTACAATACTTTTTAGAATCATAAGGTTTACATTTAAATTCAGTGCCACAATAAATACATTTACGAAGTACATAATTTTTTAAACCTTTTTGTTTAACAGTTTCAGTTCCTTTTCTAAGGCCATTTAACATTTTAGAAGCAATTTCAGGATTAGTTCACTTTTGTTTGCTACTTAAACTAATCTTAGTTTTTGTAGTATCACAACATTTACCTCCATTATTTCCTCCAAGCTTCAAATTATAACCTAAAGTTTTGTCTGTTGTATTATATTCAGAAATATAAAACTGTTCTTTACTATTTAATTCTTCAATAGAAACACATTCACAAAGACACTCTCAGATAAAATTATCAAATCCATACTTAATAAGTGCATTATGAAAACGATTATTATAGTACTTATTTCGTCTACAATCTTTTTCATGTTGTTTCCTTCTATGTTCTAAAGAATTAATAGTTTGACCAATGTAAATTTTATTATTAATTTTATTCGTTACTTTATATATTATCATAGTAAATTAGTATTGGGCACTCGTGGTGAGATTATATTTATTCACTCACTATGCGTTACAATACTTCCTAACCTTTCGTAATTTAGGAAGTTATCTCGGTATTTTCATACAACAAAGATAGTAATAAATTTGTTAACAAACAAATTCCACCTCTTTGAATTGGTTAGAATTCACCGATTTTGCCCAATTTTTTACTTGAGCCAAAGATTGACGTAATTATTTGATTATCAATCACTTACATAGCACAAGGATTAACTCCAGCAAATTCAAAATCAGGATTATTACTTAATAAATTTCAATTTTTAATAGCATCCCAGAATAAAATTCCAGGCTCTGCATAATCTCAATTCATCTCTGCTAATTTTCTAAAAATAGGATAAGCTTCAACTTCTTTAGTTATAACTTCTCCTGTATCTGTAATAAACTTAAGAATCAAAGTTTCTGCATTAATAACAGATTTCATAAAGTTGTCACTAACTCTAACAGAGATATTAGCTTTTGTAACTTTATCTAAGTCAGACTTAATCTCAATAAACTCTTCAAGATCTGGATGATCACAAGAAATAGAAATCATTAGTGCTCCCCTACGACCACTCTGACCAATCAGTCCAGTAATATATGAATAGAAATCCATAAAGCTTACAGCTCCAGAAGTAGTTTTTGCAGCATTACTAACTTTTGCTCCAGAAGGTCTCAAATTAGAAATATCAATTCCACAACCTCCCCCGTAGCTGAATGTTCTTGCTAGCTTTGCCCCACACTCAAAAATAGATTCAAGATTATCTTCAGGAGGAGCAACTACATAACAGTTTGAATATGTTATTTTTCTATTTTTATCAGATAACCCTCTATTAGCAAGGATTCTGCCTCCAAAAATAAATTTTTTAGCTCTGATCTGTTCTTCTACGATTTCATTACCTCCAGAAACTCTTTTGAACCAATCGTCTAGTGATTCATCTTCAAACCTATATTTATTCTTCCAGATAGTAATAGCTAATTCGTCATTATTTAACCATTGCTCAACTGTCATTATTTTAATCCTAATAATAAATTAATTAGCATAGTTTTCTCAAACTTATTGCAAATATCTTTTTTATCATCTGCAATTAGCTGTGCAAATGAATTATATGTATTAATTACAGATGAGTCCTTATCACCAACATAATAATCACTTGATGTATTTATATAAATGTTATTATAAGCCTTAACAACATTTGTTGGAGACCATTTAACCTTTCCTCCAAAGTCATTTTGCCATACTGCAAATTGACATTTTTCAATCCAAGAACCCAGTCTTACATAACGATCATTTTCTTTAGTAGATAAAGTATCGTTTTTATATTTCTTGAGTTTAACTTCAAAATCACTTGTAAAACTCATTAAGTTTTGAATTGGAAGTGTAAAGGTTTCTGCTGGTTTAATTTCATTGACTACTAATCAATTTGGATCAAATGCAATTATTGAATTAGTAGTATTATTAAACATTGCTTTATATACTTTATAAATAGGTCTTCTTATATCTAAAGAATATGCCAAAGTATATATTTCATTATACTCATCTATTTGAGTAGGCATGATTGCCTGTACTAATACCCTGTTATAGGTAATGTCCTCTCCTTCTTTATTTGTAGTAACTTGAGAAGGAGGAATAGCTTCTATTCTATAAGTAGAAGTGAATTTACTCATTTCCTCAATAAAAGGCTTTACATAGTCTTCTGTTGAAAGAAAATCTTTTGAATTAATTCGTGTTGATTTGCCACTAAGCAGCTTGTCTAAGGTAACTTCCATTAATCTTATGACCTCTTATTTTGTTTATTAACTGAAAATCTGGAGTTCTAACATTTCTCAAATCTCTAGGAGATAATGTATAAGAATCCTTCAATGCAGCATCTATTAATATTGATTCTAAATCAAAGGCAGACTGTTTGTCTAAGCATGTTGATGGAAAGGTCAATATATAACGATTTGGGTCTAATTTAAGATGGTCACTAAATAAGTCATTTCTATGATTTAGCGGACGTTTACCTGTTTTTCTGTATCCTACTGGATAAGGGCCCATTCCTATATACTTAATAGCATAGGGAAAGGATCATCCACAAAGGGTTGTATCATGTTTACATCATGAATCTAGTAATACATAAACACAATATTCTCCTCCTAAATGGAATTGATCAATAAAAGAAGAACCATCTCCTGGTCATACTCCTAAGAATCCACAAGATGTGAATAATGGATGCTTGAATATATCTACTGTCATAAATCTTAAAAAATAAGCAGGATTGGAATTTAATCCAACCCTGCTTTCTCTAAATATAGTTTAATTAAAAACCACTCTTTTCGTTACCAAAGACAATGTAACGACCCTTTTGTGCGGACTGCGAAGGTGCATAATCCAGCTCAAAAGCTGTTTCCTTACCATCCTTAACATGGTAAACAATAACTGCTACCATATCCTGCTTATAAGTAAGCATCAGTTTCTTAGCAAGCTTCTCGGCCTCGCCCTTGTTCTTAGCAGTACCAACTACCTCATCAGTTGCTTTCAGACGAATCTCAATAACACGCTCCATCTGACGCTTGCCCTCATTAGTTACGTTCTTGTACTTATAAGGACGTTCACGAGTGTCTTTCGAACCTGGGGTAATTGCAATTACCAGACCAACACCCTCTACATCAGTCAGACGTTTCTTATCCAGCATGTCAATGCAGAACCCTTCGAATTCTTTACCTGAAACAGGTGAACCTGCATTCTTCCACGACTGTGATACATTCTGCGTTACTTTGAGACCATACTCATTCAGCGCAGTTGCTTTTGCTTCCTCAAGGCTATAAGCCGAAACTTCATACTTTTTCATTCTTAAAAACATTAAAATTAAACATTAGTTCATATTATTCTTCCGATTGTGATACAAAGATAATACTAAAATTATGAATCTGCAAATTCTCCATAAAATTTTAAGAAAATAAATTCTAAATTTACTCTTAAAAATATTTGCAGATTAACTAAATTTTATATTATCGTCAAATCCTTCAATCTGGCAGACACCAACCATCTTCAATAGACGTTGGACTTCTTTTTTGCCAGCAGTAAGCTGACTTTTGGATACTCTAAATACTCCAGCTCTATTCTCACCCACTGTTTCTACAGCAATGATATTAGACGAAATATTCCAGGTTTTGTCCACGTTAAACTCCTTCTTACATAGATGAAACAACATCCACATATACATCGCAAGTTGTCTTGCATAATGATAATGCACAAATGAACCATAATCTTGCATGAAAAATCCTATTGGTTTTCCAGTTGTCTTGAGATCGTTCAAAACTAACTTTTTAGAATCCTCATCTATAGTCCAATTGTCTGCTTTCATCTTTAACTTGAGAATTGTACTCTTCCCATTATATTCACACTTGACATCCATAAAAATTGCATCTTCATTATAAGAAGCAATAGCATCACCAAATATATCAGTTGGACGTATAAGTTTCATTGCTCCACTATGTGAATTCAAAGAGTTTAAACAATTAACGCAAACTTCTCTATCCCTACTTGATAAAATAATCTTATCTGTATTTTCAACTGTCTTACTTTTTATATAGTATGACAGTCCTTTAGAGATAATTTGTTTGATTCTGTTGGCTGTTAAACTATTTGCATAGTAACCAATTTCATTGCAAGCTAAAACTATTGAGTCATATATACCCTTTCCTTCAGCTCTTTGCTTCATTACATAATCACATACATCACCAAGTTTAGCAGAAGGCCTTCCCAGATCCTCCTCTAATGAGAAGGATTCTGGTTGTAAAAAGACCTCATGAATAGCTGAACCTAACTGCAATGACCGTGTAGTTTCTTGTTGTATACCATTTTTATACTTCGAAGGACTACCACCTTGACTAGGATTAATATACTTCAATCTAGAATTAGAAATATATTCGCTATACTTACTTGAAAAGTATTCTTCATCAGAAATTTTCAACCTCTTGACTGTATGTAATAGTGGGATTAACTTAACATCTGATAATTTTATATCCATAATTACTTAATCGGAATATCAAGGTTATAAATTCTCCTATGACCAACATTATAATATTGATTATGAGGAGCATCCATTAAGTAGCAAAAGATTCCAGCATCAGTTGCTTCCTTATAATTTTCATATTTCAATTTGTTATCATATAGGCTCTTTATCCTATATTTCTATACTTTCATTTATTTGTATAGTTCAGACTATCTCTTCAGTAACCACTAAGTATTGATATACATAGGTTACTGCTCCGCACTCGTGGTAGTTCATTCTCTTCAGCATCACCTGTTAAGACAGTATCTACTAGTCGTTGATCTTTTATTCAATTTCTTGAATACTTAGATTAGGGTTATCTCGTCAGACTTTCCCAGATTCACGGAGTTTAATGATGACATATATTAAATGTTAACCAAACAGCATTGTTCATTACTAGATTTATAAACTTGTAATTTATATTTCATACATTCACAGATATAAGGTTCTATTAATTTTTTAAATTGTGTTGTATAAGAAGACCCAATGTGAATTACCTTATTCTGATTATTATAAATTGTGTTGCCTATTCCAAACTTACTCGATAATAAATTAGATAATTTTTTAATATCTTCTAGTTCAAAGCAATCTACTGAAAACTTATACCCATATGAGGCAGGGCCTCCATCATCCATATATCAAATTGCTATTCCTAGTGGGGATAGCTTTTCAATATATTCTTGATTTATAACCTTTTTTTCTTTGTAAAATGCTTCTACAATGGGATCTAGTATAGGGTTTGTTGCAATCTTGCAAAATACCTGCTGGTATTCCCGATTAGTCCGTTTATCAAATTTATTATGTATTGTTGGAATAGCGCACAATCTTTTTAGATATTTATATTTATATCTTACATAATCCTCATGTTCTAACTTATGAGTAAATGATCCTGATACATGTTTTGACTTACCTAAATATCCAAGTCAAGTATCCCCTAACAATCCTCCAATTAGAACGTCATACTCCTCTTGTGAAAGAGGCTTTAATGAAGGATGGTAAGGAATATAAATATCATCATTAAGTTTATATTTATCTACTAGTTGATTAAATAATCTACAGGCAGTACTGTGTGCAATATTTAATTCTTTTGCTAATTGTTCTCCTGTAATTCCATTTCGGATTTTATCACAGGTTTCCAAAATTTGTGTTCGGTTTAGATATTTTTCTATTTTCATAGCATATATTTGTTTTAAATTCTTTATACAAATATATGAAATTTTCATTAGAAAAACTACAAAAAATATTTCACTTTATCATCGATAAATATATCAATTTTTAAATCACGTAAATGTGCCAATTTACTTTGATCCCAAGGAACAACATGAACTGGAGCACATGGAAGGCCATTCTTTTGTAAACTTTCTTCAATCCATTCAACTGGAATATTCCGAGCAGTTATATAATAATCTACTTCGAAACAAGGTTTATGCAGAATCGGAATATTTACCCAAAAGTCCTTATCTTTTTCTAACTGCTTTAAATGCTCTGACATTTCATAATTAGCTTTCCAATAAGGATTCATTTTAGTGCCAAACTTAGCTTCATATGCACCATTGAAATCAAAGATAACATTATCTAAGTCTAAGGCAACTATGGGTTTTGTTGTGGGAGCCATAATTCTATCATCCCCTTGGGGATAAATATGATAGAATTCGCATAGAATTAATGCATTATTGGCTACCTCTGCTATATTGAGCAGTCCTTCTTCAGTGTAATCATTTCCCATCTCAAATTCGTTGAGATGCTTCTTAAGAGATGAAAGAACTTCTGTCCATTTCATCCCTTTTTTCCACTGATTTTCTTCATATGTGTCCAACTTTCTAGTTAGAACACGAGATATTTCTTTAATCCCATGTGCTGGAACTAAATCATATCTAATTTTTTCTTTCATTGTTTAATATGTTCTAGGATCAAATAATATAGTTCCAGATGCTGCAGAAATAGACGAAGTCACACTAAACATATCTGATGAAGTGGATGCTTTATCCAGATGTATAACTACCCAATCCCCATCCTGATTTTTACAAATCCTTTTGGATTCTGTTGAGTACCAGGAACCTTCAATATAGACATATTTTTCTGGATGCGATGCTAGATACTCACTACAACAAACTTCACCATTGTGGCATGCGTCATCAGTTTTAACGTAGACAACTTTGCTGTCTGGAATCCAATCTTGCATAATTTCTGACCATGACATACAAGAAGTACATCCTGATGTATCAAAGTATTCTGAATACACTAACTCATCATCGTTACTATATTGGCACCCACAATTCTCACATTGATAGTCTTCGTCCCAATCCTCTGAATCTTCGTAACTTCCATCTGTAAACGAGCATGTGTAGGAATTACATCTTCGATATGTTGTTAAGACCTTATTCTCAAGATCTAAATATCTAAAACTATCAATATAAGGCCATTCAGGATAAATCTTAACTAAGTTCAAAACAAAGCATTCAGTTACTGGTTCAGTATAGTTATCCTTTGGAGATAAAAATACTTGATTGTCACCATCACTAAGAAGGCAATTACTCTCTCGGATATACCATTTATTTTCTTTAGCATAGTTAACAAAGATATTATATAAAGAATCCTCTATATAATAAACACGGTCCATAAAGGTTTTATCCCCAATGGTCCATACTAAAGCTCTCGCTGCTAATTTGTCCTCCTTTAATGCAACCAGCATTCGACACTCTGGTTGTGTACAATAGAGATCAAAATAACCACTACATTCTTTATGAGACATACATGAATTACCCAAAGTATTAGTAATGGCATAATAATTTTCCGAATCATACCAGTATCTAATATCTTCTCCTTCTACCAATTTAATTTCATACCCACCATAAGACCAGAGTGCTTTAAGAGCATATACAAATTTTTCATAATCAGAGTTAGAAAAGACACCAGTTCCAATTACTTTTTGTATAATTTTACCAGGCTTTCCTGATTGTCTATTCTTTTTCGCCCATCTACCACTTTTAGTATATTCAGGAGTACAGCCTTTAGGAAGAAATGAAACTTCGAAAGCATCAGTTTTAAGAGTTAGTTGTCGTCCATAGTCTGACAATTTTTCCTTAATTGCATTTATAAACCCTTCTAAAACAGTATCGGGAATTGGAAACAAACTTTCAGAGTTCTCTGCTTTTGTCTTAGTATAAATTTTAATTAATTGATTAGCTTCCAGAAGATACTTAGACACTTTATCTTCATTATTTGCAACTAGTCATGCCAATTTATCCTCAAAACTCTCTGAGAGTAATTGTAATGTAATAAATTCCGATTTCATTTAAAACAAATTTAATGATTCTTTTCTTATTTCATTCAATATTGATTTGACTAAATCTGGATCTACTGAATGTGGTAAATCACTGTCTTCAAATTTTTGCTTTAACCCTTTAATTTGATTTCTTGCTGATTCAAGTAATTCTTCTAAGGATACTTTTCCATGTCTAATAGATAGTAAATATTCAGGGTTCTTAACTCTAACATTAATAGTTTTAAGATCTAAGATATCATTAGCACATTGTAATAATCTTATACAATGTAACATATTTTTGCCATCGATCTTTTGTCCATGATTTTGAATATCTACATATCTTTGTGTGTTTCTTTCTTTCAGCCAAGTTTGGTAGGAATTATAGTCTTTACAATGTTCTCCCCAACCATTCCTATTGTAGTAAAGGTTACACCTACACATAGGAATTTGCCATTCTGGAATCTCTGAAAGTAGTAGTTCAACATCATTACAAACTCCTTTATATCCAAAATCTTTCCAATCTTTATATCTAGGATTAGACAAGTCTTTGGTCTTAGACATTTCTTTAATGTCATCATACCACAAAGCATAAAGATTCTCCGAATCATTGACTTTAGCAAGTCCACAGCAATCCTCATGCATCTGATTACGCTTTAACCATTCAACAAGAGGATATGTTTTACAGTTGTCAATAACTTTTAGAAAATCAATTGGCCTTTTTCTTTTTACTTTATCAGCCTCCCAATTCATTTTCTTATTTAGCCTTTTAGCCTTTTCTACTTGTTGGTATGCATAACCAGCAAAACTAAAGTAGCATTGTTTAGTTAGAAATGCACTTCTATGTTTCGATATAATATCCCACAAAGGGTGTTTTTCTAGAATACAATCTTCAGGAATATACAAAAGTTCCAACATTGTAGGATTTCCACTACAAAGTAGTTGCAAAAATCTTCTAACTTCATATAAGCAGGCATCCTTATCCAGGTTAATCTGTTCCTTATATTCCATCCCTAAGACTTCCATAGGATCCTGAAGATATACTCCCTTTGTATCAATGTCAGAGTCAGGCGTATTTGTTCCATACGCCTGACTTCCAACAATTGCATTTAACAATATGATTTTATTCATCTTTTAAAGCTTTACAGAAACTATAGCATAACTGTCCCGCTAATGAACCAAGATCAGAAGTTTCTGTTACTGGAGGATCAAAGTACAATTTAAACTCTAAATCTCCAACATCGTTTAATCAACAATCCACGATACTGTCTTGTGCTAAAGTTTCATCTCTAAAAATTACTTTACAAGTTTTCATAACTGAAATTAATTTCCTTAATAGGAGTAAGATTAAAGGAACTTGGAGTAACCATAATCTTCTCTCCTAAAATAAGGTTTTTAGATAGACTTTCAGGAGGATATAAATAGCATCCTAATTTATTTTGATTACATAAAGAGTCATAGAAATGTGCTCCAAATGCAATTTGTTTAAAGTCTATATCTTGTTCAAGAAGGTATTCAAATGCTTCTTGCGAGTATTTATTTGATGACCGACCAGAAGGCATCAAAGGAAGTAGTACAAAGTATAGAACAATATCTTTATATTGATTATAAATTTTAATAAAGTCATCAACAGACTTTTTATCATTAATTATATAATGAATATTGATATTAGTGTTCCCGAATTTATGCAGAAGTACTACAGCACTTCTCCAAGCAGAATCTATTTCTGGATTCCATGTATTTGCTGAAACAGCAACTCCTCCTACATATTTGGAAGTAGCTTCTAAAATTTCTTCTGCATTACCATCATATTTGGCTATTGAGATTCCATTAGTTGTATAGTTAGGAACAATCCCCAAACTATATATTGTTTTGAGAAACTCACAAAACTCAGGATGAATTGTAGGTTCTCCTGTAGAACCAATTGCAATCTGAAAAGGTTTCTCATTCTCAGTCATGCTGCCAAAGAAAAATTTAGCCTTTTCACATATATGATCATGATTTACTCCTTTAGATGTAGCTCCAACATAACAAAATGGGCATCCTAGATTACAAAGAGTATTAATTCCAACATCGTAGAATTCTGGGTAATCTAATTCTTTAGCTTGCCCAGAACCTAATCGAACAGTTTTTAAATCGTGCCAAATTGCATTATAATTCTTATCTGGGAATACTCTTTTCTTAATTCCCCATGCTTTCCAATCTTTCATTTTTATTAACTTTCAAAAGAAGCTGCTTGTTCAAATATATCCATTATATTAGATAAATATTTGGCAGCTTCAGTATAGTTTTCTTTCTTCGGAATAACTTTATAACCTCTGTCATAATAAACAGAGTACTCATCAGACTCTTCATCCAATTCAAAGGTAAATAAGTCATCTGCTGTAAGTGTAGAATCAGCGATTTTTAAGATACTATTAACAATATCTTTTAATCTATCTAAAGTATATTCTGTACAAACCGTATAAATCTCTGTACTGCTGTTTGTAATTACATCAGAAACAGATTGTATTTTAATTATAATTCTCTCCATCTTCAACAGTAAATGAATTATCCCCTGGAAAATGCTCCTTTAATAATTGTTTTATTAAAGTGTACATCTGTCTTCCAGTCTCTTCATGATTTTCTGAGTAACTAATCTCAAACGTAATAACATATCTAGATTCATCTACTGTAAAAATATCAGAAGGACTTGAATACTCAACACCATCAGGAAGAAATGAATTAAGATATTCCTGAACCATCTTTATTGAATCCTCAGATAAAGAAGATATGGCACAAAAGATCTCACTAGATGAGTTTGTAATTAAATCAGATTCAGATTGTATATTTATTTTTATTTTCATATTATCCTAAATGATAGCGGGAACCAAAGGTCATCATCTTTTCTTGGCGCTCCCAATTTGGATTTTCACCCTTTGAGAAAACAAAAACTAAGTTTGGATTAAGTTTCTGTTTAATGAGTTTATCCCAACCTTCTTTGAGTTGTAATCGAGAAATTTCCCATCTTTTAGAATTTGGATCCCACTCTTTATAATTTTTGTAAAGATCATTTGGGTCAATATTAAATTCTCTAGCCCAACGAGTTTGTCTACTTGTCTCTCTAGTTATTCGTTTATTGTCCCAGTTCCAATCATAATTGTCGTAAGCATAAGAAAGATACGTTTCTAAAGAGTTGGGACTTAAATCCTGTACTGATTGTGGGTCATCATATTCATGTTCCCATCCTGGAACATTAGAATCTAACATATCACTTACAACTCCAGTAGTTCCAGTAAATACAAACAGCTCACTAGAACTATTTGTAACTACATCAGTAAATGATTGAATTTGAAATACAAATAATGTTTTCATATAACAAAAAAGAGTAGAAGATCCCTCTTCTACTCTTTCAATTTAATTAATTTATAAAATTCTTCTTTAGGAATAATAACAACTTCTCCAGCTGAGCAAATATTAGTCTGCTTTTTAACTTGTTTATTTCAGATTAAAATAAATGGTTTATCCTTTAATGGACACTCTGCACTTATTTGATGATATGCTGGAGTATTCTGGGTACACTTTAACTGAACATAGTAAGGAAACTGGTTTTGAGTATCAATCAAATCTACTTTCTTATCATCAGTAGATTTAGATTCAGATCTGGAGGTAACAATTCCTTCATATCCTAATTCCCTAAGTTCCTTAGCTATTTTAGTTTCATATGAATGTCCTTTAGTTCTAGAGTATGATTTAGACCTCTTCTTCTTTGGACTTTCTTCTTCTTCTTTCTTCTTCGGCATTAATCTTAAGTTTAGCTTGTTCGATTAAGTTCAGTGTTTTTTCCCTACCATACTTCTTATAATAGTCAGAAATATCTTTCGCGCCAAAATGACGGGGGATTCATAACACATAAACATCTGGAAATTGTTTTCTAAACTTATTCATGTGAGTTATTCCAGCAGAGTCATTATCATAAAAAAGAATAATTTTTTTAAATTTTTTACTTAGCCTTTCAAATTGAGCCTCTGTAACAAAACAGTTCTCAGAAATTGGGGCTATAGCTGTAATACCACAACTATATAAACATGCAACATCTTTTAAAGATTTAGTAATTGCAAGATATTCTCCTCCCTCTTTGGGAAGAGCATGTGCTCCCTGCAACCTAAAAGATTTTCAATTAGATATAAATTTATACTTTGTATTGCCAGGAAAATATATTCTCCAGCGTTCAATATCTTCTCGAATACCTCCAAAATATCCAAAAACTAATTGTTTATCTTTATGAAGATGAAATATGTTTCCATTTAGAAAAACGTTCTTACAGGAAAATATTCTAAATTTCCTTAATATCTTTCTAGTAACTCCAAATTTTAGCCATCAATCTAACTCATACTGTTCAAAATCCTTCACTTCTATTTGTATAATAGCTTCTTGTGTTTCCTCAAACTTTTTATTTGTATATTTAATAAGAGGGGGATTAACTTGCAGTTTAGGTCGAGAGATTATTCCAAAGTCATTAGCAATAATATTTAAGGCTTTTCCGTAAGAGCATTGAAATTTATACATTACAACCGAAATGAAATTACCTGAAAAATCACCACGGAAGTCCTTAAATATAAGATCTCCTTTCTTGTTTCTATAAAAAGCACAAGTGGGTTTATTATCTTGTCTTAACGGAGATTTTAGGAGTCCCTTTTTCACAGGGACTCCTAAATAATGCTCCATTAAAGTTTCTTCACTTACACTGTTCAGAATTAGTTCTTTAGTAACAGTGGTCGGTCCTAATGTAAATTGCATCTAAACTTCTAAATTTAGAAAGGCAAATCGTCGTCATCAATTGAACTGGAACTCTCTTCTTCCAATTCATCAATATCACGACGCATGCTGTCGAGTTCAGAACCAGTATTAGCCATATTAGTAGGCTGAGCAGCGTTTGCTTTATCAATTTGTGCCTTTTCATAGGCAGATAAAGTTAGATCCTGCCCAATGAATGAAGTACTCAAGAAGAGATCTCCATTCTTGCTGATTCTTGCAGGAAATCCTGGAAAACCACAGAAACGACCATTAGGTAGAAGTTTAATCTGAACCTCTGTACCAACTACTGGATCGAGAATCTTCTTAACCAGTTTAATAAGAGTGTCAAAATCACTTGGTGCAAACTTGACAGTCCCATCCTGAATCTTTTTATGTGCAGCAGGATTTAGTGCAGCAATAATATGCATAAGTTTACACATAAACTGTTCTGCCTGAGAAGGATCAGTAATAGCTGAATTAAAACGATTAGGCATACGTTCTGAGGACTTAGGCTCGAACATACGCTCATTATGAAGAGCACCTACTTCTCCTTCATCAACACCCTCAAAGGAAAAATCAATTGTTGAATATTCGCTAGTTCCTTTCTCAACACCAGTGAATCTTACATTGTGAATACCTGCACGCAAATAACTCGCTGCGGGTTTAACCTCAGCACGAGCCGCGCTGGTAGCATCATACATTCCCATATTATTTATTTTTTATTAAAAAGGTAATTTATCTAATTCTTCAAAATTTGTTATATCTAAATCAAGAGTCTCTTCTTTTAATTCCTCTGAAGCCAATTCTGTACTAGAATCTTCAGTAACTGCTATCAGATCAAATACCTGATCTCTAGTACTTTGTTCCAGTTTGAATATAGAACCATATTGTAATAGCATAGTTCTTTGCTTACCTTTAAAGGAAACAGTATTTGATTTAGTTAGCTTGTTCCCAGCATCTTTATCCGCAAACATTTCAGATTTGCCAATAAGAGGAATAGTTACCTCATTAGATTTTTGAGAATAAGCAATTGAGATTCTATCTCCAGCAGTTGCTCCGATTAGAGCGGCTGCTTCAGGAGAAATAATTAACTTATTTTCTCCTACTTCAATGATTGGTTGCCCATTAGAGTTAACCTTTGGTTTTGAAGATTTAATTTCTTCACACTTTAAGTTACTAATAGACTTGGTTGTTTCATCAAATTCAAATGTTACTTTAAACATATGATTTATTTAGACAGAGAGGGATAGATTCTCTCCCAATGAGATACAAATGTACCATCTTCTTGATACTCAGCTACAATGATATCTTTATTTGCCAAATGAGCAGGACGAGCACCACAAAGCACTTCTCCATTCATACCAAAATTGATACACAAATTAGATTCTTCATCACGATGAACAAACCCAATTGCATCAGATTTAGCAGATAATACTCTTTTAGTTTTACCTACAAGATCAAGATCTTTTACAGATCCATCAAGACCTTCAGATAATGCTGTATCTTTAACGTGACCACAAATAATTAAGTTAGGAGCAGCAGAGGCAATTAAGTCAATAACTGCTTCCAGTGCCTGTCTCCAAAAACTATATCCAGCTCCATTGGGAATTTGTGTAACGTCCTTAATTTCATACTTTGTAGTAAACTGAGGAGAATTTTGCCACATTTTAAGAGCCATATCTTTGGTCATTTCTTCTAAGGCTGTGATTGTATCAATTGTAATATAAGTATATGGCTTTCCTGCATCCTTGATAGCTTTAATAACCTCTTTTAGCTCTTTTAAACTAGAAACCTTAACTTTAAGAGCATCTACATATGTAGAACCATTTTCAAAGTCAAGAATAAGATTATTTTCCAGTGTACTAAGAATGGTAGTTTTTCCTCAAATTGTTATCGTTAAGTTTTTTATCTTAACTTCTTATAGTTTCCTATAAGTTCGGCGTACATTTTCATCCAAAATTTATTTGGATGTCAGGGACTCTTGGAAGGATTATATTCTATTAATAGTTTCACCTTCTACGCTCTACGGTGGTTAATTATATTACTAATTAACTTACCTCGGTATTTGCAAAAATTTGTTATATTTTCGTTTTAGAAAAATAGTGCTATTTCTGTATATTAAATCCTTAAACGCATTTTGATCTTTTCTTTTAGTTATATATAGAACATATAACGGATGTTTAGCCCTATGTTCTGTAGTGATAGGTCTAGAAAAGATATTTTGTTGAATTAAATAGCTTTGAACAGATTCTAAAAACATTCTTGAATTACAACAAATACTAATACTTACATATCCTGTTGATTTAATGGTAATACAACCATCTCCATCAAAGTATCCAAGAATAAAGGAATTAATTAAAGATTCTTTTATATTAGGAATGACAAAGTCCTTATGAGATTTATCTTCATAAATTCCCAGTTCTAATAATCTACTATACAAATAACGATCTGTTGTTTGTAACTTAACACTATTTTTATATTCTGATATTTTATTTTTAATACCTCATTCTTGTTTTATGTATTCAAGAATATATTTATCAGATGATTGTAAAGCTAGCCCTATGGAAATACCATAAGGAGTTCTAGAAATATATCCATCTGAAAATAAAAATCCTAAAATATAAGCTTTTTCAGGAGTGTCAATACTATCAAAATAACAAATTTTTTCAACTCTTTGATGATCTAGTTTCTTTTTTGGATTGCGGTAACCAAATCGAATTAAGTTTTGCTTCAATGTATGGTAATTTACATTAAACTTTTCAGAAGTTTCTTTTAAAGAGTATCCTTGTTTATAATACTCTCCAAATAGTTTAATTTGTTCTTCTGTATATTTCAATTGATTTATTTTCATATTTTAATACTATTAATTATAATAGTACAAATATAATTATTTTACCGTTATTTCCCAAACCAAAAACTAAATTTTAGCATCCACCGATTTTCCCCAATTCGATATAATATTACTATTATAAAGGGCAGGTTTCTACCTTAGGAAGTCCAAATAGAATTAAGTTTTTAGGATCCTGAGTTTCAGCGGGAACCTTCGCTGTTGGTAATACAATAGACATATTATGATAAACTATATACGATGTTGTTCTTATCTATTTCTACTGTACCTACTACAGTTGTATCTATACCTCTAATGTTAGCGTTAATGTCCAAATATTTTGTGAAGTCAGTAATATCTCTTCCTAGTGGAAGTTCTTTAAACCATCCAACTTCTCCATAAAATCCACATCCTATTACTCTGTCTGCAATACCATATCTATTCTTAGATACAATAATACTTCTAAATCTTCCAGCTAAACTATGAGGTCCGAGAATTTTATACTCTCGGTATGTTGGAATTTTGTCTCTTGCAGGATAATATAGTTGAAGAACCACATCACTATCTTGAACAGGTCCTCCTGAATCCTTTACGTCATTTAAACCTGGTTCATTAAGTTCTGCTTTTCTTCTATCCATAGAAGAAGATTCTCTATTCTGCTGCATTAAAGCCATTCAAGAAAGATAAAACTTACGTTTTAGTGTAACCATAAAAGACGAAGTTAAATCAATTTCAGCTTTTAAGGTTCTTCCTTCTTCTGGTCTAATTAATGACATGTGATCAATAACTCCAATTACTCTTTGCCTAGGATGTTTTGGAACATAAACTTCTTTATTTCCTACATTTTCTATAGAACCTAATTTCTTCATAAGCTCACAAATCTCTTTATATAGAATGCGAGCATTAAGACCCTTATCAAGAATAATTAACCTGGAACCAAGAGTTGCAATCCAGTCTCTTGCCTTCTTTAGATACTGATAATCAGAATCACTGAGAATAGAATCAAAGGAAAGGATATCATTTATAGTAAGATATACTCCAAATTCTTCTGCACAATACAAAGCCATAAGCTTCGCTAGTAGCACTTCAGAACCAATCTCCAAACTAAAATAAACAAGATATATAGGTTCTTTAGGATAATCCTTAAAAAGCCGATATATGAAATACAGAACTAAAGCAGTTTTACCTGCAGAAGATGCTCCAGATATACAATAGTATCTCGAGGGTTGTATTCCACCTATAATCTTGTCTAATTTAGGTAATCCTACAGACAAACCTTTATTTTCCCCTTTTCTGCCTTGCTCAATTAAATGCCAAAGTAAATTTAGATCCTCCATTAAAAATCCTGATAAACATCAAAAGAAGTACCAACATCAGGACTAAATCCTTCAGCCTTCATCTGTGCAAATTCATTCCATTTATGAGAAGCAACGAACTCAAGAATAGAAACTTTACAAAGCTTGTTTTCACGAGCCCATCGTAAAATTTCCATCACCTCTTTATGCTTTTCTGGATTATGTCCTATTTGAGAAGAATAATAAAAGTAAAATTCCTCTAAAGTATAAAATTTCTTAGCAATATTTCTAAGACTGGCCATCTTTCCATTAATTTGGATAAATGGTTCATAGTTATCAAATAGCTCTTTTCCAAGAACTCCTGATTGTTTATAATACTTCTTTAGAAAATTTTTATTAAATTCAATATCATTAGGAACATAAGATTCTGGATTATAATTCTTCTTGATTATGGATTTTTCTTTTAGGTTCTCAAACATGGTTTTCAGTTTCTGTTTTCCCTCACAATCTGTCCACCACTTTAAGAAAAGCTCAGAATGGCCTTCTTCATCCCGAGCATAGAGAGTTAATCATATTAGTAACAGTTCGTCTGCACTAATATGATATTCTGCCATTATGTTAAGTATTGTATTTAACTCCATTTATATAGTTTTGGAAGTTAAATTCAAATCTAAGTACCTACGGTTATTACGATACTTAGTACTGTTTAAAATCTATAGTTAGTAATTACATCATCTCGTTTTCTTGTGATTACTTCTTCTCCTTTTAAAACTAAGTCAAGTTGATCTTCAGTGATAGTAATATATGAAATTCCTTGATGGGCCTTATTAAACCAGGATTCTTCGTTAGTGCCTTTAACAACCAAAGTAAAAACTTCAGTTATTTTATTATTAACATAACGCAATCCCCTTCCCAAAATCTGCCTTGCATCAATTCCAGAACTAGTTCCACTAATTCTAATCTCACAATTTATATCAGGGCAATCCAATCCTGCATTAGCTGCTTTAGATGTATTAAGAACCCCTGAAGATTGAGACTTAAACAATGCAATAGTTTCTGAGTTTTCCTGTTTTTTCTTTTTGCTATGAAGAGTATATCCAACTTTTAAAGATTCCGCATCTTTAATAGTGGCTGAAAAAGTAATAATTTTTTTATCTTTTCTTGCTTCTATAATTTTTTTCGCTATTTCAAACTTTTTAGGGTGGGACATAACAAATTTTTTACGCTTCTGCATTAATTGCATCCACGCCATAGCAGCATTTAAAACCTGCTTTCTATCATATCCCATCTTATAAGCATAATTATTACGGAACTTTCAATCAGTTGCACATTTCATTGCAGAACTGAAATCAAAATTAAAGAATGCAAAAACTGAATTAAACTTTTGGTTCATTACATAATAAGTATCCATGTCATCAACCTCCACAAGAACTTTGTAATACCTAAATGGCGATAATCATCCATTTTTTATTGCTTCTTCAGTTGTAATGACATCAATTACTTTAGTATATAAAGATAGTAATTCCTCTCTTCCATCAAGTCTTTCTAAAGTAGCTGTAAGCCCCAGAAAGAAATCATACTTAACTTGATCAAATATTTTTATTGACTGCTCCGATACCGCAGTATGAAGCTCATCAATTATTAGAAAATCAACTTCTCAAGATTTTTTTAAAATAGAATTAATAACCTCAACAGTAACATTTCCAAAGAATTTAGTTTTAGCTACGTCTCTTAGTCATTGTTCCTTGAGAATTGTTGTAGGTACAGAAATTAGAATTTTAGCATCTGGTCTAATTTTTAGTAATTTCACACAAGCCATTAAAGCTCCAAATGATTTACCAACACCAGTACTTCAAACCCAAATCCCATTTCCTTTATTATTAATTCATTTTTGAACGCCTAATCGTTGACGTTGAGTTTTGTCCATTAGTCACGTCAATAGTAACCGCACTCATCACATCTATAAGTCTTACAGTTGGAACACTTATCTGCAAGATTTTCATAGAAAGCTTCATCAGAATCTTGGTAAGCATAAACATGCCTAGATTCTCCAGGAGGCCAATCAAAATCTGAATACCTTGCATATGATCCAGAAAGATCAGCTGTATGTTCATAAACTTTATCATTAAGCCTAATAATCTCTAAGATAAAATTTAAACAATTATTTAACTCCGTTAAATTTCCATATTCTTTGTGTGTATGAGCACAATAATATCCGCACGAAATATTAACTGCAGACAGATTAATGTTTTCTTTTAAAGTTCCAACATCTGTCATTGTACCTCGTGCCTCTTTGTACTTATATTTTTCTAAAAGACTATCTATATCTTCTAGAAACTCATCTGAAGTAATGTCTATGCCATTAGTATGTGTAATCAAATCTTGACCTCCCATTCTATCAGCTTGTAACAGGAATCTGCAATTATCAAAGAAATCAATATTTAAACCTGCAATTTCTGCTCCTATACAACCCATTTCTTCTTGAGTTGTGAAACAAACTTTTAGGTCTGGAAGACAATATAAACAATGTAGACAAATATAGATGCCAAAACAGTCATCTAACCCAAGTCCACATTGTTTTCCTGTCTTCTTATAATAGCCATAAATTTTATTTCCTTTAATTTTTGCACATTTTACACCTGTATAATGTAAGATTTCCAGTTAATCTAATAAATTTCTTTACTAGCTCGACTATATCTTAACTCTCCGTATATAATTTCCATTTGATAACGGTTGTTCCTTAATACACTTATATCTAATAATATCTACAGAACATTTGTAATATTCTGCAATCTCTTTATAAGTTTTGCATCTTCGAACTATACCTTTTTTATTTTCTTCAATTACTGGAAAATTATAATCATCATTTTTTATTAACTCGCCTGTGCACCAATAATGATTATGTCATATCCTGCCTTTATCTAAAATCTTACGTCTTAAAAAATTTCCACTAACATTCTGAGGATTACCATCGAATTCTTCACGCAGTACTTGCCGAAGTGATTGATAAGTAGCCACTAATTGTCCATTTAGTGTATATTTATTTACAATAATACGTTTATTGTAATCAGAATTAGTAGTGTGTTCGTAAATAATTTCTTTCTTAGGTAGATATTTTCAAATATATCCTTTAGCGATTCCATTAGATTTTCTAAGCCCATTAAAAATAGAACTAGACGTAAATCCGAAGTATTTTGAAGCAGCTTTTAATGAATCAAATTCTTTCACAAGAACTCCCTCTAAAGTATATGCCGCAATAGGTTTTTTATGAGCATCAATGCCCCTCTGCTTACCTAAAGCTTTTCTCATGTTATTAGTAATAACTCCACTTCCTCCTTTCTGAAGATTCAGCAGGAAAGGATTTAACTTACGATAATAAGAAATTCAATATACTTCTTTTTCTTTTCATTCTGATTCAAAACAGAAATCGATTTCTTTAAACTTAATCTCTATACCTTTCTTGTATTTAGAATACATTCATTTGTGTACAGGCATAGAACGATTTTCATGGTTAGCGGAATATTTGTGTTGACTAAATCTAACTGCAATTGCTTTAGATGTAACTCCAACATAATATATTTTATCAGGTTCATCTTCAGCATACAAACCATAAAAATAATATTTCTTCATATCAAATTAATTTTAATTGATACAAAGATACAGAAAGTTTCTCCCATTTCCAAATGGAATTCCAACAAAAGTGGGAATTATCAAATGTACTCCCAAAAGGGATAGTCTGTGAACTTTATTCCTTATAGGAATCTTAGCTGCGGATTGTCCAATCTCTTTCTTTTTTTACTGTATCCAAGTGATTAGCTTAGCCCTATAGTATATTACTATCTATAGTTAGTAGAAAGAGCTCTAAGGAGTTTCCCGTCAATTAGAGAGATTTTACATGAACAAAATTATCTATCCATATGTGCTACTAGACAAGGATATACCGCTGGATTAGTAGTATTTTTTGTAATAAAAAGATTATTTTCATCATCCATTTCAAATTGTATACCTTCTATTGTATAACAGAAGTTAAGTATATAAGTTATCATGGACTGTTCCTGTCTAGAAGGATGTACTATTTCGCATAGAGCTTTTAATAGTGTTGTATTTACTTGTTCCAAAATTACTAAAATTAATTTTCAGAACCTAATCTAAATTCCAGTTTTTATATTCTGCTACTCGTTCAATATCCTTCTTAATTTTCATCCATTTATTGATATGATAATCAAGATCATTGTCCAAAAGCAGTAAAACTTTGTCTCTAAGAGTTTTAAGAGCAATTGTAGACAAGGAAGATATTTTAGGGAGATCAGAAAGTTGAATTAAAGCTCTAAACTCAGCAAATGAAAGTCCTGTAGGACTTACACGCAGTCTAATATCAGGATTAAGACAAAGTCTTTCCTTGATAACTTCCATTCGATTTCTAATTTTACCCCCTGTTTCTAATTCTGTGAGCTCTTGTTTTTCTTCGTCTGTGAGTCAGATTCCCTGTGCAATAATAAACTTGTCTGTAATCATCTTTTTGTTAAGTACATCAAGCTTATCAAAACATACATCCATTAACTTCCCTACAGTAACTTTCTCATAGATAGGAGGAAGTCCAGTAAATAAAACTGAAATACTGTCTTCCACATCTACATTATTTGCTTTTCTTTGGACATTGATAAAGTCAAGTAGATCTTTATTGGTTTTAATATCTGTCTCACAATCATGCATTAAATATCTTGCAAACAATTCAGCATTACAAGAATCTCAACATTTTTGGATGTTTTCACGAATTACTAATTTACCAGGTTTGTAAATGTCCCTGTTAGTTAGCATTTGTTCGCAATGACGATGATATCGCTTTAGTTCATTCTGGGAAATATCCATTAAACGAATGTTTACACCAGTTTTGTCTTTTCATACCAAGCTATTAACATCATTGTCTTTAGCTGTTATAGCTTTCTTTAACTTAGCTCCAAATTCTGTATCCATATTTAATCAAACTTAAATTCTTTCATATTATTTATCTCTTTGTGTTTAATGAAGTTTATAAAATAATTAGCATTAAATTTATAAACTGCAAAATCTTGTATTTCTCTATTATATCACTGAGTTTCTCCAGCTTTTACACTTTCAAATTGCAGATATCCAGTATCTCCAATTTTGAGAGTATCTTTATAGTCTCAATTTGGAAGCATTACAACAGTGACATATTTTAAATCATCGCAAGGATCCCTATTAAGGTCTTCAAACACCAATTTAGAATATTGTCCAGTCTGAACTGCAACTAAACAACATTTAATTGTAATCATTATAACAATATCTACAAAGGTAATTAATACCAAGTAAATGAAACCTCGTATTATCTACAATAGTATCCATAGTACTATGGTAATGCCCATAATACCAATCTTCTACTGGTCCTTTTTTAGACATTTCTTCGTAGCAAGTTTGAAGATAATTTCTCTCCCAAAGTAATTCTTCCAGTAATGAATCATCTCCATCACAGAATTCCATTACTAACTTTCCTATTCCATAAGGGTATGCACAGGTAGGAGCACAATGGGATGCGATAATTTGACAATATGGAATTGAATCAAAATTATCCAACTCAACAATCTTTTCATCTTCCCAATATCCCCATTTGTTATTTTTTCTATAGATTCTATCTATAGAAGTTCCACCTCCAATACACAAGATATTTTTATCTTTATATTGAATTACAGAATAATCTTCAACCGCTTTGAATCTCTTGTTATAAAGGTTTTTAAACTGTTGAGGATCATCATGATTCCCTCTTATAGCGATAATATAATTATTAGTTTTTTCGCAGAGCTTATTTAAGAAAGAAATCTTCATACTTTCAAGATCAGGAGAAAATCCTAATCCTACATCTCCACATAAAACAATACAGGAGTTAAATATCTTTTGTGGGAATCCAACTCCTGTATTTATAAAATACTTTAAATAATCTAAATTACCATGAATATCCACGTTGTTATCCTATAAGCTTTTTATCCTATAGTTCTATAAGTATTTTGACATTCCTTATAGGTCAGCATATATTTTTATCCTACAATAGGATATTGAGAACTCGTGGTGAGATTATATTTATTCACTCACTATGCGTTACACTGTCTTATAGCCTTTCGCAATCTATAAGATTAGCACGGTATTAAAACTTAGCAAATTTTCTAGTTAGAAAGTATGATGCCCCATTATATAAATAATTTTTAATTAGAGCTCTTCTTCCATGTCCCGTAGCAATACGTAACCTTCAATATTTAGTAGTTTTTCCATCTACAACTTCAATATGATACAACATTGAAGGTGTTAAAGGATTTTTTTGAAAGAGATCTTTAAATACATCAATGACCTGAGTAAGAAACTTAATAGAGTTAAATACAAAACTAATACAATGTTTCTGTACACACCCATCTCCATCCAAAAATCCTCTAATTATATCTCTGTGAAATTGAGATGGGATATTTTCAAATGGAAATCTAAAGTGTACATCATAGGTTTTTCTATTAGTTATATTATATTTATCTTCTAATATTTTAGCCATATACTCAGAAGTTCACTGAAGAGTATACTGAGGTTTTCTATGTCCTATAGGGTTTTGTCACACTCTCAGCACTTGATTAGGACAAATTTTAAAATGAATTAGTTCAATTATTTCAGAATCATCAATATTATTAGAAAATGCAATTCTATAGCTAGTTACATTTTTTCTTTCCTCTAACCTAATACATCCATCAGCAATTAAAAACCCTAAGATATAAGCTTTATCTTCAGAATCAATTACATCAAAGTAATGTTCATTAATATACTTATACTGTCTTCCTCTTTTTAGTCCAAGTTCTTTTAAAATTTTTCCTACTTTTCCTGGATACGTACCAATAACATTTGCTATTTCTTGAAGAGTTTTCCCAGATTTATACATTTCTGCCGCAGTCTCTTCAAATCCATCAATTAAATTATACTTTTGTTTTCCCATAAATTTTATATTTTTGTGTATACAAAAGTAATAATTTTTATTAATGATGCCAAAATTTTTCTACCGTTTTTTCTCAATACATCTACTATATTACTATAGTAGCGGGCAATTTCTTACCACAGAAATATAGATCATTAATGTCTTCGGGTAACTTAATCAACATCTCCTTTATAAGCATTCATAATAGATTTCTCCTTACGAAGCCAAGAACCTTCCTCCATAGCAATATCTAGAGCAGTACGTGAGATTGATTCTTCTTCAACTTGTTCTTGAACAAGTCGTCCAGTTTCATCGTTATCTCCATTTAGCCAATTAAAAGTGGCCCAGTCCCCCTCTTCAAGAGCTGCATCCACAATTTCATAAATAAGTTGAGTTGTTTGAATCTCCTTATCTACAGTTAACTTAAATGGCGTTACATTATCTTCAAAAGTTTCACTAATGGCAGGAATATCAGGGTAAATATATGCTGCATCATTCTCATTCATATATGTACGAATCCATGAATGATGATGATATTCCTCATCTGCACGTTCTTTATAATACTGTTCCAGAACAGCTAATCCTTGCACTCCATAAAAGTTAGAAAAACTCATATAGAGGTTATGATTATACAGCTCGTGTTTTAATTGCCGCAGTAAAAGTTTTTGAATATTCTCAGATAAAGTACACTTCCTTCTCTTAATATCTAATTTCTCTGTTGATTCCTGTGCCTCAGTTTTTAATTTCATCGTCTTTGCGTTCCTTTGTCATGAAACAGCGTAATTTCTTATTATACACTGTCATCTCTTCAATTTCCTCATCGGTCTCATAGTCTTTAGCATATACTAAACAACAACCATTGGGAGTAATCTGCACTATCCTGATTTCATATTTCATTACCAGATATGTAATTTATAGAGATTTTCATGAAAATTTAAATTGAATTGCAATTCAAAGCATCCAAATAAATATGCATCAATCTCAAATTCATGGTCATTGATTTCAAACCTAAGATTGAAATCGTCATCAGTAGTATAATATCTTGTAATATCAGACTCGTTAAAGAAGATTAAATTAATATCTTCTGTTATCATTGGAATCTCTTCCAACTCTATTGTAACTTCATCCACATATCCAGATTTTACAGAATAGTTATTGAGATATTTCTCAATTTTTGGATCCAACGATATGTCACTGTCATATTCATGATTAACACATGGATACCAGTGATTTCCGACTTTTTTAATCTTAAAATGAACCATTATCTTCTGGTAGATCTAAACAATCACTTGCATGAGTTGCAAATAAATCCGCTAACTCATTAAATTTGTTATTATTGTGGCCTTTTACTCACACAAAAGTAACCGTATGAAACTTCAATAATTCATAAATCGGATATCACAAATCAAGATTCTTTTTGGATTGATCATTGTCTTCAACCCACTTGGTAAGATGCTTGTTGTTAATACTCGATACTACATATTGAGAATCCGAATATATGGTTATTTGTTCAGGGTTTGTAAAATATCTAAGACATTCTAAGACCCCTAGAAGTTCCATACGGTTGTTAGTAGTGTTTCTATAACCCCTGTAAAGTTTTTTTATAACTTCACCATTTTGAGTTATTATTGCAGAGTATCCTCCGCAGTCAATTGATGGTTTGTAACTACCATCAGTTCAGCATTCAAACATTCAAATACTTTGTTAATTAAGAATCCCTGCAAATAACATAGAAACTCTTCATCTAACTCAACTCCTCTGAAAGTACAGATTTTATGAGCAGCATGAAGACATTCATGTATAACGTTATATGCAGAATCTTTTATATCTGTATCATCGTATAATGCAATATACAAAAACTCATCAGCATCCCATTCAGTAGAATAAAAGGTTTCTGCGACCACATTTGGTGCACTATGCCCGAATACTTTGTTATGAACATCCTGAAGATAACTTTCTACGGATAGTGAACTTCCAATTAGGATCGACACTTTAACATTAAGAATAGGAACAGTAAATTCCCTAGCTTTCTGTATCATCTTTTACCTCTTCGTATTCTGTAAATTCGTAGATATAAGTATTCCCCCTAAAGGTGGATTCACTATCTGTTAATGCTTTGAAAAAGCATTCTTTGAATTTATCTACATTTTTAGTAGAAACTTTACCATGAATTATAACTTCGTACTCCATTAGAATTTCTTAGGATTCATTGTCCATATTTCTTCTTCAATAGCCTGAGATACATTCATTCGTACTTCACGAATATTATCTTTAGTAACTTCAGCTACTTTGAAAGGATGTTCAAGGGCTCTTTTGTAAGCTAACTCACGACCAACCTTCTTTACGAAACGATCTTTAGCTGAACATACAGCTACTCCAAAAGATAATTTTGTACGATCCTCATTAAGCAGACTACAAATAGTAATTCGAGGCATAGGCTGAATTGAAGATTTGTAAAAACCAATAACATCATCAAGAGTAAAATCTTGAGTTCCTACAACTAAAGCCTTTACAGCGCTCAGCGGAACACTGTAATAAAAACGTGCATTTTTCATATTATATATGTATTAAATTTCCTTTAGTACTTTGAAGTCTAAAAATTTTTGCATCAGTCAATAGTTCTCCACAACTAGAATCAAATATATAGAAAGTATCTACATAGGGAACCAATCCTTCATAATTTATTAACTTCGGTCTAAATAATTTATAAGCTGGCATTTTTACTTCAGTGAGAGTTTTTATATTGTATATAGTTTTATCTACTTTATAAAAGTCTATAGGAACCTTACTTGCAACAGCTTTTGCAAACTTTACATAGTAAAAAGGACTAATTGAGTAAATCCTATCCAAAAAGTATAAAGAATTATTGATTTGCCAAAGTATTGCTCTGGCACAAATTTTACCTTTTTTATCAAGTGCCACAGCAATCTTTGCATCAGCTTTTTCATAAAACTCAAAAAAATCTTGACACTCAGCATGTCGCATACAAGAATTATGCAATGTAGATTTTATACATTTTAGTTCTTCTGCATAATTATCTTCTAAATATGCTATACGTATTTTTTCAGGTTCCCAAATTTCTACGCTAAAATTTTCTCCATATCCAGAAACAAAATTGGATATCCTTTCGATATCACATCTATCCAGATAAGGGGCCCAATTGAACTTATTGAGTAATCGTCCTATAGTAGTTGTTTTCCTATTACTATCTACATATGCAAGTTCAGACTCAAAATCCTTTTTAAGAGTTTTCTCTATAGGAAGATAAGAAACTTTGCCTGTATTATAGTCAATATCTAGATAATTGACCTTTTTAGAAAGATTTAGTTCTAGAATGGCAGATAATCCAGCTGGGAATGCTATCATAATAGATGCAAACGTATCAGACATTCTAATAACGTTCTTTTCTAAGTCATACTCCTTATATTCAACAACCCCCTTATACTCAGTCGCTATTTCTAATACCCATATGGACATATTTGAAATAATTTGTACACCTTTTGGGCATCCATTTTTTACGTTTACTTGTTTTACATCTATAACTCTTACTGGAATTAATTGATCTGCATGGTATAACTGCCAAATATGATTGGAAACACAGTCTAAATAATCATATCCTTTATACTTAAAGTAGTATACTGGAAATGATTCAAATACTTTTGATTTCTTCTTGAAGCTATTTTTTATCTCTACACTTTTTTCTATCCAAAGATTATGAATTTCTCTCCATGAATGTGATTTTGGAGTAGGAGTCTCTGCCCAATATAAAGATTGATTAAATATTTCTGGAGATAACCTAGATAAAATAAAGGATTTGCAGCTTAACTCGTAAGGAAAACCTTTTATCTGCAACCCTTTATTAAATTGTTCCACTAGATCATACTTATTGCAAAATGCAACAAACTCATCATAAAAAAAATCTAATGCAGTCATTTTTTATTTCTCTTATATATCTTTTTTGATTCTTTAATCTTAGTTTTAGGAAGAGGTTTTCCATACAATTGGATCTCCCCTTCCCTTGATTTCTTCCTTACAGCCTTTATGTAATCTAAGATACGTTTATTTTCTAGAGAATTTAGCTTTCCACTCTTCTCCCCATCTTTTACCTTTTTCATAACGTAAATCGATTGTATAATCGCTATAATTGTAGTCGCTAACTATTGTTTTAGGATTTGGAATATTACAATCAAAATCCTCATCTTGTAATCTTAAAAAATTACTCTTTAAATAATTTTTTATTCTCCTTTTAACGATTCTGTGATAAATACCTTTAAGACCTTTATCTTTAAAAATTGGAAGTTTGCGACTTTTTGACATAACTAAAGTTTGCGATTTAAATAACTACTAAAATCTGCTTTTACAGGACAATATTCTTCATTCGCAAATAATGACGAAGTAAGAATCATGTCTGCTGTAGTTCTATTTGTTGCAAATGCAATATTATATAAGGATGCCAATCGAGTTAATGCAGAAATATCTGTTTGATGTCCTTGTATAATAAGATTATCACAGAAGAAGATTAATACATCAATTTGACCTTGTGCAATCATTGCACCAATCATTTGATCTCCTCCAAGAGGTTCTGAAAGAACAGAAGTTACATTTAAATATTTATTTACAAAATATTCATTTCCTTTCCAGTCTGTTTCTGCAACTTGTTTAACCATGATATTACCAAGTAATCTGCCTGTAGTGCCAGTAGCAGTAATATGATGGTTATATAATAAGTGTTTATTAAATTTAACCCAATCAATTAATTCTTGTTTTCGTGCATTATGTGCAACAAGTGCTATATTTAGTTTTTTCATACGTTTTTAGCTACATTTTCTCTTAGTACTCTTACCATTAAGGCAGCCATACTTTCTCTATAACTTACTCCCCCTTTAAGAAATTTAAACATATCATCAGATGATATATAAAGCTGTTTCAGCATATTCCAATAGATAAGATTACATTTTCGAAGTGAAAATTGCATCTTGTAATTCAAACATTTTAAGATATTTGGCTCTATTACTGAATTATTACAAGAATGAGAAATAACACCCAATTTATTATTGGGAATAAGTTTTTTAAACTCAATAAATGTCTTCATAAAAATAATTTAAGGGTGCATAACTGAATTCGAATCGGTGACCTCCAGAGTCACAATCTGGCGCTCTTAACCAACTGAGCTATACGCACCATATAGGAAGATTACTCCTCCTCATATACCTTATTTTCTTTTAAAAATCAACCAATATACATGCCTACACTTAAAGGAGTATAAATACCAGCAAATAATAAAAGAATATAATCTGAAAACTTTCAAGGTTTTCCGTCATCAGATCCAAAAATAATACCTACACAAATCAAGTAATACACTAAAGAGAAAATCATAGTCTATTCTTTAGGAATTAAAAAACTAGACGTAACCTTGGTCAAAAAATCACTATCGACTTTAACAATAGCATCTAATCTATCTTTACGTCTATATACTCTAAACATATCATCTCTATTAGTAGTAAAATTAGAAAAATCAATTTTACCCTTTAGAGACCGTATTAAAGAAATTCTTGGACAGATACACCAAGTAGTTTCCAATTCAAAGGCTATATAATCAGCTTGCCCGAATAGCCAGCCTTTATCTCCATGAACGTTTCTGAGTTCTATCCAATGAATATCATAGTTAGGAAGTAAATCAGAGCGGTTGGTTTTCTTTGCAGCTTTAACATCGAAACTATTTGCTCCTACCCAGATATCAATATGACGATAAATGTCATCTTCCTTGCTAGCTTCTTCTATTATAGAGGACGAAAGACTTTTAGCTTTACAAAGAGCTAAGGCAAATTCTAATTCTTTCTCTTTACCTTTTTCCAAAAAACTATTCTGAATCATGCTTACAATGGGCTTCTACCTCTTCTAAAGAACTAAATACTTTATCCTCCCTAATAGATTCCTGTTTTCCATTGATACGATAATAAATCCTTGTATAATCAGGATATACATGAATTCTAATAGATGTAATTATGTAAGGAGTTGGATCTGGGAACTTCAACATCAATGAAATATCCTCGAGAAAAGTCAAGAGCAGTTTTCTTTAAATATACTTTCTGCCCTATATCATATTTTGTAGGTATTGTTGTAATCATTTAATCTACAATTTGTACAAATCTCTGTCTTTCTGTAGTTACATAAGGATTCTTATCTACTACGTCAACAGTTACAATTTTTTGTTTTTTCGTAAACCATCTTGGAAGGAACCACTTCCTTTGCTTAATTGGTTCTTTTTTCCAAGAAGTAATAATATATTTTTCATTGTTAAACTCACTTGACACTCCTACTTCATTTGGATATTCAAGATGCAGACAAGTTCTAGCCCATTTATCTTGAATACACGTATCAAGTTTAAAACCAGGATCTTTAAATATAGTATCTCTAATAAAAATAGTATCTGACTTAGAAATATGTTCTAACTGATATTGTAAAGATTCTAATTTCTTATCCTTTATTTTGAGTTCTTGGGCTACTTCTCGCATTTTCACAAGAATTGAATCATTCATGTGGGTCATTTGAGCTAACTCAAATCTAAAAACTATATTACTCTCTTTCAAGGCTGAGTTTTCAGCTGAGTATGCTTTTTCATTATTAACGGATATATCTAATGATTTATTTAAATCATTTATCCTTACATTCATGAAGTAAACAGTTATTCCTAAAATAATTGCAACTCCACTTAAAATTTTAGTTATTCAACTTCTCATACGTTATATGTTTATAAATAGCCCATAACATAGGACTAAGTATGATAGCAATAGCTAACAGTAATCCAATCAACCACCACATATTAATTATCGCAAAGTTCAACAATTTTGAATCTTAGTGCTTCACTAAATCGAATTAGTTCCATACGATCTTTTATTCTTTTCCCATACCATTTACCAGCCCCAGGATTATGTAGTTTGATTGCTCTATCAATATCTCTAGTTGGATTATAATGGTCATTCATCATTTCAAACATAGTTAAAGCTTTATCAAGATCCCAAGCATCCTCTAACACAAAATTAGTGTTATATAAGTTATTAACTTCATCAACATAAATTTTAGTAATTTGGAATGGGCCTATTGCATTTTTACTAGATTTTACTTTTGGATTTCTCTCACATTCTACTTCAACAAGTGCCATGATAAAAACTTGCCACTCTGTAAGAGAATCACAATCTTCTGTAATAATTACAGGAGAGTTTACTGGAGGCACTTCTGATTTACATGGGAAATTTAACATCAAACCCAGTAGCATATACATACCCAGAATAGTAATCCCTCCAATAAAAATTTGTTTATAAGTCATATTTTTAAGTTTTACTTACAGTATACCCATGGTGTTCTAAAACCTGTTTACATAAAGACAAATATTCCTCTATAGTTAAATCATGTTTAGAATAATTAGCTGAGGGAATAGTTACTCCTAGATTTGATAATTCATTAGTTCCTCCTTTTGATACAGGAACTATATGATCAAAACAATAATCATCTTTTGTCAAATCAATAGGTGTACCTGTTAAATAACATTTAACATTAGTTCCATTAAGATATGTTAACACATCCTTGTAATAACATTTATTAGCCAAATTTCCTTTGTTTTTATATCTATTATTGAACTCTGATACGTGAGTTCTAAACTTTTTATTTCAATCTGAACACATTGTTCTGATATGTTTAGATCTATCTCTTCGATTTAGAAAGTTAGAACAACTATGCATAAATTTGTACTTTCAATCCTTACATTTGTTTTCGCTTTGTCATTTTGTAGCTGCTATCTTAGTAGTCGTATTCAAATGATATGCAACTGTACTTTTAGAACAGTGTAGAATAGTACAAATTTCGTTATAAGTTTTTCCTTCTTCCCGTAAATGTATACATTGTTCCTTAATAGTCATATTTACTTCTTATTTGCACGCCTGGTAGGTAACGATCCCACAGGGCTGAAGATGGACCAACAGCATAGAGGTTTTGAAGACCTCCCCCCCGCCTCGGGTCAGGCGCAATCCTTTCTATTATTTCTTTCGACTCCTATGAATTAGATCTTCTTTACCTTTAATAGGTGCCTTTTCTACAAATAATTCTCCAGAAGGTCCTAAAATAGTAGCATAAACATTAAATCCATTTATAGTAAGATATGTGTAAATTACATCTAGTTCAGAATCAATATAAGATTTTATAAGACGAGATAGTCCATAATCACCTTCTATAGAAAGTACTCTGGAACCTTTTGCATGCCAAAGACAGTTCTCCTGACTATTCCAGGTAGGAGGTGCTGTAGAAATACAGGATTTACCTCCAGTTATATATAAATAAAGTTCTTCACTCATAGGAAGTCTTTCTGTTTTAATTGGTCCATATGTATACGGATTACTAGAGTTTACAGTGATATTATTAGTATAGATTCCAGTTGAAGGGATGTATAAATTTGAGGTAGTAGAAGTAAGATTTCCACTGCCTACACCTGTTGCTGAACATCCCACAGGACCTATAGGTCCTTTAGGCCCTGGATCATCTCCTTTAATACTTGCCTGATTTTTAGTATCTCCTAGGTCTGCTAGACCAGGAAGATTTGTCGTTGAAAAATTTTCAATATTCATTGGTATTAATAATTTTAAACATTGTTAAGTACCCCTGACAGGACTCGAACCTGCACGAGTTTCCTCACTAGATCCTAAGTCTAGCGCGGCTACCAAATTACGCCACAGGGGCATCCTTAATTACTCTAAATTCGAAATATATAATTCAGTAATATTATTATCAAATAGCAGAGTATCCCAATTTGGTCCGTTTCCTTTTATAGTTATAACTGCAGATTTATTTTTCTCATTGTAACTGAAATCTCTTACATGTTGAAAATTAAAAACCTGTTCTGTCCCATTATCAAAGATAATTCTGATTACTTTAAATTCCATACCCTTCTAATATTAGTTTATTTGCGGAGAGCAGTGGAATCGAACCACATACCAAAAAGGTACGCATTGCTTAGCAGGCAAGCCCTATCGCCATCAAGGATTACTCTCCAAACCTTTAAACATCTTTTAGGAAATTAAATTTAAGTACAATATAAATTATACCTGTTATTATAATTGCTTCCATAAATAATTCAATAGCAATCATACTTCCTAAAGCTGCAATAACCCAGATTAGAATTGCCGTTGTTAAATTAGCTATATTAGTAGATTTATCTTTCCAGATAATTCCTGCACCAATAAAGCCAACACCAGAAGCTATTTGGGCAGCAACTCTGGAAGGGTCTCCGCCTATCCTTGTGGAAATATAAGTAAATATAAAAGATCCTAACATTAATAGAATAACTGAACGAATGCCAATTACTTTATTTGTTTTTTGTCTTTCATATCCCAAAATAAACCCACAAAGAATTAATATAACCAAATTAACGAAAAACATATTAAATATAAATCAACTTATTACACTTCGGACATGAATAAATACTTATAGTATTTCCATTAGAGTCTTTAGTCTCCCCTATATATCGAAGGGGAGTTCCACATATATTACAATACAGCATTATATAACAAAATTATAAGAAAGAATTGAAGTTCCTAATAGAATAAGAGTAGCGATCATTAAAGTAGATGCCATTTCTTCTGATATATCAATTGTGTCAAATAAGAGGGGAAATGTTACTAACAATCCAGCTAAAAGACTTATTCCAGTTAAAAATATACTTCTATATAAATCATATGTCTTATTGGGAGCAATAAAATACTCTTTAAAAGTATAAGTTAGAATTGTTCCAGGTTTGTTATGATATATATGGTAATCTTCTGGGGAAGCATCAATACTAAAGATTTTATTACTATTAACCTCCTGTAAAATAAGATACATATGTCCAGAACGCTTATAACCTCCTTCAGTTTTTTCATCTCCAACAACTCTACACTGATAAGTATGAGTTTTTAGATAATTGCTAAATCCAGAATTGTGTAACCCAAGACATATAAGAAAAACAACCACTGAAGGAATTACATAAAAACAAATTTTAAAACGCCACTTCATTTGAAAATAGTATTAAGTACAACCCAAGTCCATACTTGCTCATAAGCTATAACTTCTTCACACATACAAAAGGCATATCGACCATAAGGATGAATAAAAATATGCTTTTGAGACATATTATTTCTAAATGTGTATCCTTTTCTCCTAAGATACCTTAAGATAATCCATTTATGAAATTTATTCTTTGCTTGAACGTAAATATACGGGATCATGATTCAGTTTATTTAAGAAAGTTCTTGTTTCTGATAATTTTTAAGCAATCCTAAAATATTTTCTCTACCAACAGGATTTGCAGATTGGCTTGCAAATAATGGAAGTTTCCTTCCATCATCAATACAACGATTTACAATATATTTAGCTATATCATAACCACTTTTTTCTTCACCTAAATCATGATCAAGACAAATTGCATCAGGCCATTCTTTTTCAAGAAAATCAATTGCTTCCTGATAAGATTGTGCCCATATTACAAGACAATTTCGGCCAATTGGACTAAAATTTAACCAATCATCTTCAAAAGGATTACGGGCATCATCTACCCAAAGTAATGTTTTCATATGTTATATAAAATCTAATGCTTTCATAATTCCAGCTTCCAAACAATCCCAATAACTTTTACAACCTTTAGATGCAACGTGGTATGGTTCTGGATCGGAGTCATCTATTTTATAAATAACAAATAACCATTCATGAGGATACCATAGGACTTCTATGTGTAAAAATTTCCTTTCCCTCAACCAGTCTAGAATATCATATAAGCTAGAGGAATTATTAAATAAGGGAATTTTCTTATTAGCTAACTCTTTAATATGCTGATTAATCATCTACAACTCTTTAATATCACCACAACTAACACATTTACTGTATTTGGTGCAGGCTAAATTTGACATCCCCATAGAAAGTATAGTTGAAAAGATTCTAGCTATACCAGAAGCTCCATATCCGTCCTCAGTCCAAATTACATGAACCGTATCTTTATTACAATAAGGACAATATGTTTTTATATATTTCATACTATAAAGAAGTTAATTTCTTTTTATTTTCAATATCCTTTTGTTCAATTCAAAGTAACATATCTAATTGATTCATATATGTTTGATATAAATCATCTGGCCAGTCAAAAAGCCGCCCATATTTGTTAAACTTATATACACGATCTTTCCAAATAATATAATAACCCTCTAACTTATTTTTATAAATTTGTATACGAACATCATTAAATGCAAGCTCATTTTTAATAATACCTATAAGCTTGCCTTGAGGATTATATAAGGGAACCTCATCTTCTTTGATGTTATTGTTAATTTTAATTGTTTCCATGTTATATTTCAATTAATCCGTTTTCAACTATAATAGTATCTAAATCAATAACTGACTTCAAAGCAACCACAGTTTCAGGTTTAAATGTAACAGGAAACCCTGTACTATATTCATAATCGAAAACACAATCTTTTTTAGAAAACTTCGTAAGAAGTTCACCACCTTCAAGACTATATAATCTTTGCTCCTCAGAAGATTCGAACTGACTTTCATAGACTGATATACTTATAATGTGTTCAGGAGATAGTTGTTTACAATATACATCTTCATCATCACTATGAAACTGATCATTTCTAAATTTAAATCTATAGACTTTCTCAGGTTTTGTTTTAGAGAACATTAAATCTCCATTCTGAGCTCTATATATCCATGCCATAATATATAAGTTATTAGAGGTGCTATCCGAGTCGAACGAACCTTTCAATAGGACTCAAACCTATTTACTGTAACCACTGCACCTGTTATTTAGTACCCCCGCCAGAATTCGAATCTGGATTATCAGGTTAGAAATCTGAGGTTCTCTCCATTGAACTACAGGGGCTTAAAAATAAACAGTATCTGTTTATTTTATTTTGTCTTTTAATATGTTAAAACCATTTACTTATAATAAGCATTTCTTTCTGATGGGGACATATACTCCCATTTTACATTTTTGAATTCCTCAAGAGTTCTACACCCAGTATAGGACATAGCTGATCTTAATGCAGAATCAAATTGGGAAAGTAAAGATTCAAGAGAATATTCAATAGGAACCCAGATCTCAATTCCTTCTTCTGCCTTTTTAGTATTAGAAATATCTTTCTGCCCACGTTCACTTGCCATTCCATAATAGAGTCGTTCTTTGGGATACTTTCCTGTATTAAGAATCCTATCTCTTTCAGCTAAGGTTAGGGCTGTAAGATATTTAGCAAGTTGTGGATCCTTATCAATTCCTTTAATTCTAGATATTCCACAGGCTTCTGTACACTGAGCAAACATTTTGCCCATCATTACATAATCTGCACCCAAAGCTAAACATTTTATAGCTCTATCTATTGTAGAAATTCCTCCATCTGCAATGATTTTTGGAGCTTTTTTAGGTTTAGGAGAATCTTTAATCATGGATTTACAATTAGATAGATGTCGTAACAACCATTCCATTGAAGCATGTATCCCAGTTTTTACTCCAGTAGTACACACACTACCAGTTCCAATTCCTACTCGAACATAATCTACTCCTGCATCATAGCATTCCCAATAAAGATCTGGATGTGCGATATTTCCTACCATTATAATAATAGTTCCCCATCTCTCCTTAGCCTTTTTGACTAATTCATAGATTTTTTTCATATGTCCATTAGCTAAATCAATAAGTACTAAAGGACACTCATCCGCTACTTCTCCTTCACAAAAGAAAGTCTCAAATTCTTTTAAACTAAATGCACACCATACATGATTACATGCATTAAGTCTAAATTGTAAATTATCAACACGTCGGGGAATAATAGGAAGCACATCAGCCTTTGTAAAAAGTTGATAATTTGATTCATCAATAACGGATGTCATAGGAGAAACAAAAATAGGATATGTTCCTAAGTCTCCTAAAGGACTACACTCACTACGACTTGTAATATCCGTGGCTTTTGAACTAGGTAAAATACCTATTTCATCTAAACTATACATCATCTTCTATTTCCTTTAAAATCTCACAAATTCAGTAATCAGGATCATTAATTAAATAATGATCTCCAAACTCATTCCTTAAGCACATTTCTTCATTCACTTTTGTATCAGATAATGTTCTTAATGAATTGTATCGAAACCCCTCTCCTTCGGGAGCTTCAATTGATTGTATTCTATATAAAACAGTTTTCATAGGTAGGGAATATGAGACTCGAACTCATAACCTTGAATGTATAAGATTCCTACGCTAACCAATTGCGCCAACTCCCTAAAATAAATTAATAACCTAACATAGTAAGATAAGAGGTTAATATTTTAGTAATAATATCAATATTTAGTACTATCTGATCATAAACATCTATCTTTTTCTTATTGATCTCATTAGGCCATGAAGATATAATAATTTCATACTCACATCGAGACCAAAATTGATAACGGCATTCTTTAACAATAAATTCCTTCACCGAGTTATAAAGTCTAAGATTTGGACGATTTTTTCTAGACAAAGATTCATACTTATCAACTAAGTAAGGAATTATATCATATTTTTTTAATTCCCCATTATTATAATAAACAACAAAAAAAGAATTTGTTTTCATAGCATTAATAATATTTGAGGTTCTAGAAAGATTCGAACTCTCATCTTTAGATTCGTATTCTAAAATTTTTCCAATTAAACTATAGAACCAAAAGGCGGATTTACTCCGCCTGTAAAGCTATTCTGCTTTCTTATCGCAGCTTACTTCAGGAAGTTCTGTGAAATACTCATTATAAATATTCTGAGCAATTTCCAGACAGATTTCAGCGTTGCGCAGGTCATCACGAAGCTTGAACATCTGAGTTACCCACTCATCTGCCTTAAAGTCTGTACCTACAACCAGTGATTCGGTCGATTTAATCGACAGATCCTCCAGATTCATAATCTTGGACTTAATCTGACGAATCTCTTTCTCAATAAGATTAACCTGATCCTTAGCTGCTTCGCGGGCATCAGCATTGATAATTTCAGCACGTTTCTTGAGTACCGCAGTTCCAGTAGCACTCAGAATTTCATTAAATTTATTCATAAACTTTTATTACTTTTATACTGTTTGGAAGTTCATCAAACGCATTTTCTATATTAACAACAGTATAGTTAATATCAAGAAAGTCACATACTGTATAACTATCCTCAATATCAGCTTGCTTACCATTAGGCATTAGCACACCTAATATATTTTCCTTACCTATAGAATCTACCAATAATTTGGCCACTACAGTAGAATCCTTTCCTCCAGAAATACCAAGAACATACCCTTTCACATGAGTACGTTCTTGATAATTCTTAAGAAAGGAAACTATTCCTTCATATACTTCTTTCATTAGAATTCCCCGTTCCAAAGAGTTCTACGAATTTCTGTGAGGGTAGTTTGCTCTCTCATTTTTCCATCTGAAAAGATAGGACGAAGTAAATTGAAAGGCTCATTATGAGCTTCTTTTAGTGTCATACCTTCATCACAATCAAACTCACCAGTTACATGGTTGTAGAAAACAGCACAACATCCTCTGTGGGATTTCTTCATTCCTGAATCCGTTTTAGGATCTTTGCAGACCATGATAGATTTAGTTTTTCCATCAATGGTTTGTTCTACATAGCTGCATTTAATTGCTACATTAAATGTATCGCGAGAGAACATATCTACATTCCCAAACTCATCCATGTAAGAAAGCATGGAAAATCCTCCTGCACCAAGTGCAACATTCTCTGCAGAGAATCCTTTATCATACAAAATCTGATAAATCTGTTTTGCACGTAACTGAGTGATGCCATCACCATATAAAGCTCGAACATGAGGGTCTAAGACTTTATATCCCTTAGAGTTGACAGTGCCTCCAAAAGTCTCCCAAAGAGAGAAAACCGTCTCAGTTACAATTTCTACAGGATCTCCAGAGTCACCACGAACATACAAAGTACCATTTCTACTGAGAATTTTTTCCTTAAGAGATGGAAGAATCTCATCGACAACATTCCAGTAATCATAGGAATCACTTACCATAGAGAATGATCCATTAGGATAGACCTCAGTAAGGAGGCGTCGAATCATAACTTTTTCATCCCCATTAATGGCAGCAGAACTACACATTACGGAGTGCTCAGTAGAAGCCATACCTCCACCTACTACAGACATTGGGGTATGATAATACTTTGAAGCATACATAATGCCAGGAATAGTCGCAGTCTTATTAAAAGAGAGTAAAAATCCACACGAAGCTTTAATAGCACCATGAAGTCCAACTAAACTTCTAAATCCGAACTCAGAAATAGCAGAACGACCAGAAATATCAGAAGTTTTAGAATAAAAATCATTTACGATACTACGATATTTAGTTACAGCAGTTGCAACACACATTGGATACCAAAGCTCAGAGAGCATCAAGGTTTCAATGAAATTAGTACACCATGCAAATTCTGGATTAGTATTAGAAATCTCGATACAGGGGATATTCATTCCTACTTTATATCCCTCAGGAAGTGCCCAAATTTCGATAGGAAGATATCCTAATTCATGAAGGTTTTTAATTTTATCCGAGTTAACACGGTCTGCTCCCATAGTAGAAGAAATCACAAATTCATATTCTGCAATAACTTCTTCTAAGGGACGATTAAAGAAATTTTCATTCATGTACTCAATCAGATACTCCTCAATAAATGCTTGAATACCAAAAACTACTACCTTATCAAATTCAGGAATACTAGTTTTACGAGGTACATAGTAAGAAACTACCTTAGTAATGCTAGGGTCATACTGACGTTGATGGTCCTGTTTATAGAAATCAGAAAGAAGGACCGAACATGGTTTAAACATTTTTTATTTTTTTAAATATTCTATAGCTTTAGATAAAATAGTTATATCATCCTCAAAATATCCTAATCCTCTATTACATTTGTTACATAGTAGGCCTCTAATACTACCATTTATATGGTTATGATCTACTGCCAAATTACTAACTTTTGCACTTGTTTCAGGTTTTCCACATATAGCACAAACGCCACCTTGAAGTTGAAACAGAGTATCATAATCTTCTAAAGTAATATTATACATTTTTTAAGATGATGCTTTCGAAGTTTTTCTTGATTTTCTGGAAGATTATAATACTCTTTTCTTTTATCTTTTCACCTTTCATTATGTTCCCGAACTTTATCAGGATTTTCTTCTCTGTATTTTTTTATTTACTTTATTTCTGCAGTCTTTACATCAACAAGTATATCCATCAGAAGAATGGCGATCTTTAGCAAAGAGTGAAATGTCTTTAGTCTCTCCACATTTTGAACAAATTTTATCCATATTTCATTAGTTTTATACTACAAAAATATTAATAAAATTTAGTTCTACAAACTGTTCTAAACATTAAGTTTATAAAAATCAAAAATTTAATAACGATTAATTATAGTCATTTGTAAACCCTCCATAACATCTAAAGCTTTGTTATGAAGTTCATTGTTATTAGAACGACAAAGACTAGCGTCAATTATGATTTCTGCGCTAGGAAATATTGTTTGTAGACTAACTGCACAAGAGAGAACACAAAGATTTGTAACAACTCCTACAACAGTAATATTATCAAAAGTATTATTTGTAATACATTCAGGAGTTGCTGAAAGGGATGCATCTTCTAAAGTATCTTGGCTGAATCCAAAAGAATTAATTTTATCAAGAATATAACAAGATCCTAAGAAAGGTTTAAATTCTTTACAAATTTGCCATCCCTTTGAAGATTCTTCACAATGCATAGGCAGATATTTTCCTTCCCTTGAGTTTTTATAGAGATACTTTGTAGGAGCTGACTTGCTATAGTGAGTATCTCTTGTAAATAATACAATATCGTCTTTAATAAGATGATCTTCAACCTTAGCTTTAATGCCAGGGATAATTTCTTCCGCGCCAGGAACCGTTAAAGCTCCTCGAACAAAGTCTTCTTGCATGTCAACTACTACAAGTAACTGCATATATCTTTTTTATTTATAATTAAATAGCTATCCTTGCCAAAAGGAATAACATTAGAATTAGCTTGTCCAATTGTATTTATAATTACCTCCTTTTTAGACTCTCAAATAAAAATTTGTAAAAGTCTACTGGTTCTTTTCATAACCCAGGCCTTATATACTTTTCTATTAGTAACTATAAATACATCGTCAAATTGTTCTAAGTCAACTATTTTTTTAGGAAATTCTTTTGAACTATCAGTTGATGGTTCATTAAACCTTCTAAATATTCTTAAGAATCATCTCTTCATCGCTTGAACTTTTTCTTTACTAAAGATTTTCCTCCCTCTTGGTCTTTAAACTTCTTAGGCCGCTTTGGCATTCTAGGTTTATCCTCCTCGCAATAATCAGGAATTTGATAATCTTTAAGGTACTTACCCATAATTAGATTATTAATAAAAAGGCTCTAGTATTTCTACTAGAGCCTATTAAATTTACATCTTAATGAGAGTCAGAATCTCTTGATTCATAGCCTCATCAAACAGATCCCGTGTAGTCTGCACCTTCCCATTTAAGAAAGATACAATCTGTGCTGAATATCCAGACATGTAGTAGACATTCTTGACGTCACCATAAGTTTGGAATGGAACACGATTTTGTACATTATGTCCGTAGTAATCATTTCTCAAATTCCAAAGGCAAATGACAAAATTATCAACATACTCTTTAGAAAATCCTGCAGCTGTCAATGTATCATGAACTCTTTCAACTGAAGTCTTATTCAGACTTGAAGCATCAAACTCACAATCACTGATACAAAGAATTCCTTTAGGAAATTCCTCTTCTGGAACACCTTCAAGTTTCAACTGAGTAAAGAGGTTAATAACACCCTCAAAGTTTGTACTTCCATAGTACCCCGAATGGTCATTAAACCATTTCTCCAGAGGAGTTTCTCCTTTCCACTTATGCATCATAGCTTTTGAGTTAAACTCAATCCATGCATTTTGGAATCTCCCTCTTAAGAAATAAGAGAAATACAGAGCAATTGCCTTACCTACATTGTAGCAAGACATGGAAGTTCCAGTTGCTTCTGCACCCATTGAACCAGAAGTATCACGTACTACGATAAGGTCTGTAGTATTGCCCTCTTCCTTACACTTATTAACAAGAGTCATAAACTGCTTATTAATAGTATCTTTGATATGCTGCTCTATATTATAAGGAGCAGTGTTACAAATAGGTTTAAAGAGCTCATGTACGAAACCTGTGTACTTCACCTCCTTTGTCTCTGGAGCTCCTATCCATTCCTGATACTTCTCTTTGAGATTATGATTCTCTAAGAACTTGGAGTGTACAAGAAGGTTTAAGGCACGACCATGAATCTTATCAAAGTCAATCTCTGTATATCGTTGCTTTGAAATAAGCTGTTGCCAGCTATGTGCTGTTCCTGCAGCTTTCATCTTTGCATAAGAACGATATACCTGATACTTTTCAGCATCTGTCTTTGCTCCTGATGCACCATAAAGTTCTGAACACAGCCATTTTGCAATCATACAATTTGCTTGTGCCTCTACTGTAGTACACTTGGAACGTGCCTTGATCTGAGGAAGATACTTACGAATGAGATTCGTTTGAGAATCAGAGCCAAGACCTGCAGTAATCAGATCTGCAAAACGACGCCAATCCAGAACTCGGTGTTCCCAGCCGTTATAAACTAAGTCATAACGAAGCATAACGAAGAGATCTTTCCAAGAACCCACCAAGGGAATCAGCCAAGCATTCTTCCAGAATACTTCTTTATCTTTGGTATGTAGCCAGATGAGACGCATAATACCTTCATGACGAAGCTCAGAACCCTTTTGTGCTTCTTTGGTACCATACTCTTTATCATTAATCTTACGACAAATCATTCGCAAGAAAAAGATAAATTTAACAGTATCTTCTTTATTTTCTGCCCAGAGAATTTCACAGTCTTTTGCAATTTCTGCAAATGGGCGGATCTCTCTGTACTTAGATGTACTGCCAAACTGGTCAACGAAGGGATCCCCTGTACTGGAATAGGCTTTGCCACCGTTACCTGTAGTGGTTTCTGCTGCAGTTTTTAATCCAGCCTGAACAAAGGCTGATTTAGATGCCGATTTACTGTTATCAACAGCAAATAATGTTTTCTTTTTTGCTTCAAACATCTTATTAAGTTTTAAAAATAAAGCGGATATTGAACAAAGTCAATACTCGCAAATTAAATTAGTCCCGCCGTGAGGATTCGAACCTCACTACCCCAGAGTCCACTACACCAATTTGTTAACGGGGATTTGATTTACAGTCAAATGGTGTTACGTCGGGATTTTATAGCTCTACTTTATATTTATCATATTTAATAATTAATTTAAAAGAAAGGCTACGTTATCATCCAAAAAATATACATTAAGAAGATAATTGCTGTATGTAGCCTATTAGCGGGACTGGAACGAGTCGAACATTCACCTTTGGATTTTCAGTCCAACGAGCGCACCACGCACACCGCAGTCCCAATAAAAAATTCCAGTATTTCTACTGGAATTAAGTTCATAGCAGGGCTCTTCAACCCCGAAAACTTTTTTCTTTAACGTCTGATTTATAAGCTCTTAACAGATTACAGTACTCTTTCTATATAGAATCCTAGTCTATAGAAGATTGTGGACACATGTGGGATTCGAACCCCTCTATTTCCGTGCAAAGGAAATGTGCTCGCCATTACACTACATGGCCCATAAAAATAGAGGCTCCTAACGGTTACGATCCGTTCTCTTGGGGTTACAAAGCCCATATTCTACCAAATGAACTAAGGAGCCTAATAAACACTATCGTAGTTTACACGTCTGATTTTTTTGCCACAGAAACTCCATATGAATGATCAACTCATATGTTAAGAGCTATTACGCCGTTAAATAAGTTTACTGGGTGAAACTATTTAGTTTCTTTATTGTCTATCAGTTTCGACTTTACTCTAACATTTAGAGAGTGCTCATTACCTTGTACTTCGGTAGTTTGTTCGAATAGGCTTTGAGCTAGCCTATAAACTATTTATTTTTAGAGTATCGATATCGTCTAGTGCTATTTTTATTTCTTGACCCGAAATGCTCAGTCATTGCATGATGATTTGGACATAAAACCTGAAGATTCTCTTCTTTATTATTAGTTGCATCTCCATCAATATGATGTATCTGAAGAATGGATAAATTAGTATAAGGATTAATGAAATTACATCCACATCCTGGAATTTCACAGGTATAATTAGCCTTCTCTAATAAATATCGTCGAATATGTGCAGATAATCCATCCTCTCCCGCCATTCCTAATTCTTTACCTTCTTTTCAGCGTTTGATAAATTCCTTGTAAGCATATTCAGCTTGGCATTTGCGATTACAATATTGATTTCTTGCAGGTATGACGTTTCCACAATTTATACAGATAGAAGTAGCACCACGAACATACTTACCACTTGACTTGGCCTCTCTTTTTAAATTTAGATATGTAGCACTACATGAATGGGAACAAAAGTCATTGGCTCTTTTACTTCATAAAATTACATTTCCGCATTGTTTACATAACTTAGGATTCTTTTCATACCTATCCTTTGTAAGTACGCTAATAATAGGAATCTCTACTTCATTTTTAACTGCTCATTCTTTTAACTTATTTCTATTGGAAGTATTATCATGAATTTCTAACTTTTTACAAATTTCAAATAAACTTTTACTGTTATTTCACACAGTTCTGATTACATCATCTGAAAGTTCTTTAAAACGTTTCATTAATTTGATTTATTAATAATTATTAGTTATAATTGAGAGGTATAAGAGATTCAAACTCTCCCCTTGTGATTGGAAGTCACATATGCTATCACTAACACCAATACCTCATAAAAGGTCTCTATAAAGCTCCGTAGATTAAAAGTCTATTGCTAAATAAAGGTTGCTGTAAGAGACCTTGTAAAACACAACTGTGAAATTTTCGCTTTGAATCATTTCTGATCTCTGGACTAATACTGATAGATTAGAGTGCCTTCATATCAGAGCCTGCAATGTCCATACCGCACTCTCGGCTTTACATTTCACTACAAATCCTAGTTGTGTTATTTCTGCTCTACTATCCAAGCATTCAATCCTCTGGAAGAAGGCCTTTCATTATCAAGTAAATTCTTCAGATCTATCTTACCAATATCTGAGAATTTAATATTGTAGTAGCATCCAGTAACAGGCATGATACTTGCTACATTACTTGTATCAACATGAGCAACGATACAAGTAATATCGTGTGCAAATGCCAAACCTAACTCCCAGGCAGTACCACTGTCAGAATAATGACCATGATAGATTGCAAGTACACAATCTGCATTTCTGATCTGTTCTACATCATAGTCAAACACTTCACGTGCCCACTCTTCATTAGTTAACTTTTCACCATTTTCAATGAAGTGTTCCATAGGAACTATAACTTCATATCCTTGATTACGCAGAATGAGTGCTGCAGTTTCTACAAGATGCCGTTCTTTTTCATTGAAAAACGGACCTGCAAGATAAATCTTTATCATTTTATTATGCTTTACATACTTTTTCAAAAGTATAATCTTCTCAATTAATTCTCTTATATTGATTTTTACCTACGTTAACGTAAGGGTGTCTTATTGTAATCATAGTTTGTCCCTCAACAACTTCGATAGGTAATAAAAATAATACATTACTTTGTAGGTTATAACACGCAAAATAATCTATTTCTTCATGAGTATATTTGTGCTTCTCCCCAGAGTTCCTGTGCATTGTTGAACTAACCAGGCTAATAACAAATTTCTCTGAATCAATTCACTCTTCAGAGGTTTTTACCTGGACTTTATTTAATTTTCCATTAAAGTCAGCAATTAAATCTGACTTTTCATTATCTCCAAATGGAATATATACAGGTATCTGAAGTTCAACAAATTTAGCAAGAGCTTTCGCCTCACCTATATTTCCTAATTGTTTAGTAGTCATTTTTATTCTTTTTAAGCGGGAGCACCAAGATTCGAACTTGGAATCTATCGGTTAACAGCCGATTGCGTTAGCCATTGCGCCATACCCGCTCCTAAAACTAGGTAACAATAAGGACTTGAACCTTTTCGCTAAATTAAAAGAGAAATTTTGCTTAAACCATTTACTTTGCTGTATGTTACCTATTTATTGTAAAACTGTAAAGAATTTGTGGCCATGGAAGGACTCGAACCTTCACACACTTATGAACCTAGAACATATAAGCAGCTTTACCAATTTGCTTACAGGGCCATAAAATGGAGAAGCAAGCATGGCCCGCTTACTTCTCCTTCGTTAAAAGTACTTGGATTTTCAAATATTGTACGATAATGTGCATCTAACTCACTTTAACTTATTGTATTCATACGAGTTAACCATTTCTCCAATTCGCCATATAGTAATTTAATTAGCGGCGAATGGGGGACTCGAACCCCCAGTCTTATGATTTTTTATTAGTGAATTAGCACATCCTTATTAACTTGAGACTAAAGCTTTTGACGCGACACTAAATCTTATGTAGCTCCTTGTAATTTATCTAGGATATTACAGCTCTTTGCTACTTAGTCTAAGTCTGAAGCTAAGTCTATCGTCAAATATTTTGTTTGTTTTATTACCTACCTTGGAGATAGTTCAGCAGCCATTCTGAATCCAGATTGGATTTTACTGCTTCTACCTCATTTGCTACTTTCAGTGCAGCAATAGTTGCTGACAGAAGAGTACTTCTACGCTGAAGAGCTAATGCTCGCTGACGAGGGGTCCACTCACCAGAGAAACGCTGCATGGTGTAATCACCAAGCTCCATCACAGTATCTTTTACTGCAATTTGGGGCTGATAGTGAGTTGCACTGCCGAGCTTCTGAACATTCGGATCTTCTAAAATGTACTGAGTCTTAGTGATAGACTTTTTAGTACCTTTCAGAAGGGGAGACTGCATAATTGCTCGACCTGCATACATTTCTTCAGTACATGGTTCCCAGATCTCAGAATCTTTACGAACGGGAATGTTCTGGAACATCTCCTGAAGCTGAGGATTTTCCAGAAATGACTTGAGCTTAAGAAGCTCCAGACTGCTCAGATTAGCAATTACATTACCATCCACAACCAGATCTGCACGAGCAGTTCCCGATGCATTAGTTGCTTCACAATTAAACATCTCACTGATATAGCTTTTTACCATATTAGTGAAATAGTCGAATTTCTCATCTACAGTTGTTACAACCGCAATGAGTTTACGTTCACTGGGAAGATCTACAGTGTCAGGACGAGGTTCGTAGGTGTTTTTAACCCCTCGAAAGTTGTCTGACTCCTTCTTAAAGAAGGTTGTATAATCTCGAAGGAGAGCTTTAAACTGAGAAGCACCCTGCTCCAGTTTTGCGAGTAATACATTTAATTTCATACTAATTATTTTGTTGGATATATTTTTGAATTTCTGGATTTTTCCAAATTGTTCTAAGTTGTTCCTCAGTCATACTAGAGAAACAATCAGACCCATATACAGACTTAATTCTTTTCTTTTGCCCCTTTGTCAATTTATTTAACAAAGTTTTTATAGTCACCAAGGGAGTATTACTAGTATGTTTACCTATAGAACTAGTTTTCAAATCATTTAATTCCTGCTTTAATATTTGGACTTGCATTTCTAATGCTCTATTTTCCTCAATCAGTGATTTTTGAAATTGAGGATCCCCAGTTAAAAATAAAGAAGCATGTAGAACAATTCCTTTAATCAAAGCCTTACAATCTTCATAAGGAATAAGACTTACTTTATTAGTAGTTGGAATATATAGTTCTCTCTATCAATGATAATTGATATGTCGCCATCAGAATTTCTACCTATGTGATCTGATACTCTAACAATTAACTCACCAATAGTGTAATACCTAGATTGCTTGCTTTCGGAGGTTACAATCTTATAAGCAAATCTTCTTAAATACTTATCTATCTTATTCATATATTTTTAAATGTTGTCTGGATAGCAAGATTCGAACTTGCGCCCGCCATTACAGCTTGCTCTGGTTCCCAAAACCAGCGAGGTTGACCTGACTCCTCCATACCCAGATATAAAGTCTCTATATTTTTAACTATGCTCTACCAACTGAGCTATTAATAGAACTTTTCTATTAAACAGGAATTGAACCTGTGACCGTAGTGCCCCCATGCTATAAATTTTGCTGAAGAGACTTTGTAATAAATAATAATAAAACTATGCACACCCTTAAAGACTTGAACTCTAAACTATGGTTTTGGAGACCATCGTGTTACCAATTACACCAAAGATGCTTAAAGTGAAATTCTTTTATGCTTCCACTAACTGTATACCGCAGAGAATTTCACAAAGAACTACTACCGCGCGGAGGGTAAGGGATTCGAACCCCTGGTACGCTCATCACGTACATCACTTTTCAAGAGTGACACAATAAACCAACTCTGACAACCCTCCGAATCATTCCTATTATTTAGATATATCTTGAGAGCCTTTCACATTTATAAAGGATCAGCACCTATCATTTAGTCTAAATCTTCAGGAATTAATTTATGTTTCATTTTATAGTCAAGTTCCTGATATGCTAGGTTAACAAAATCAAGTACTCTTAAAATGATTTTTAAATGCAAGGTATATTTATATTCTTCTTCATTAAGAAAGAATAACATTTTATATGTATCTTCCTCAATTTTAATTTTGTCCTCAATTACTTTGATAGGAGCTTTATTCAAAAAAGAATCAGAAAAATTTAGTTTCTTTAGTAATCCTTCATAATACTTTTTCTTCTCTTTAATTTCAGAAAGTGTTGTTTGTATTTCTTGTAAAGCTTCATCTAAAGTAATGGGAACTTGTACAGTATATGTAGTACCTCCAACTATGAAAGATCTACTGGATAACCATTTAACATCCATAAACTATAATTTTTGCGGTTCTAATGGGAGTCGAACCCACTCCGTACCGAGAGACAGTCGGACATCTTAACCGTTTGACCTTAGAACCGAAAAAGGTATCTTTACATCGTTTAATGATTAAAAGTCATTTGATTGTAAAAGGTTTGCTGTTTGATACCTTATAAAAATAACAGATGTAGCGAGGATGAGATTCGAACTCATGTAGATCGGCTTATGAGACCGAGCTGGGACCATCTCCAGTCTACCTCGCAATGTATTGAGACGCCTGTAGGACTCGAACCCACACAAAACTGCTTTGCAGGCAGCTCCTTTAACCAATTCAGGCAAGGCGTCCTATTTGAGAGTCCAGAAATAGTACAATGTAAATAAATGCACAATGGGGCAAAAGATATAAAAAGTATCTTTCTTTTCCCATTGAACAATAGTATTTACCAATCCGAACTTAGTTGCAAAGAAAAACATAATTCCTGAAACTACCAAAAGATAGATGATAAAAATTACTAAAATAATATACCAAATCATAACTGTTGTTTTAATTATTGTTGGGGTGGTAGGAATCGAACCTACGGATGCTTTTGGAATCAAAATCCAACGTGCCGCCACTACACCACACCCCAATTGGACTTATAATGAAACTCCTAAGCCAATTCCTATAAATTGCTCACTTCTTACAAATGTTGTAAGCAAAGACATTCGTATAAACTTATATACTACACTGAAATTCAATCCTCCACAAAAATATGTATTTGGATTAGTAGTCCATATACCAATTTTAGGAGTTATAATATATGAAAATTTATTAGTTTGATACATAGGGAAGGCAGCTCCAACATTTATAGCTTTCATATCTATAATGTTATTATATCCCATTCCTTTTGTAAATGCATTGGTTTGAAACTCTAAATATGCATTATAAATAGTTCCCCCAACATATAACATGTTTATATGTGGCTCATCAATACTACTACTTAATCCGATTTCGATATCTATTTGATTATACTTTAATTGGGAATATCCATAATTAGTAGTAAATGCTAAAAGTAAACAAAGTAAGATTTTATACATATAAAAGTAATTAGTAGGAGTATCTGGATTCGAACCAGAAACCCCCTCCGTATCAGGGAGGTGCGCTAACCAATTGCGCCATACTCCTATCAATGGTAGGTGACGTTCATATTTACCCAAATGCAATAATTTAAAAAGATTGCTGTATGTCACCTTATTGCCTTACTCCTCATCAAACATTATATAGAACATGCAATAAAATAAATATACGAGCTGTACAAGAAGGCCAATACCAGGAATAATAAATCCAATCTTTAGCCACTTATTTTGATTAGTTCCTAATACAGCACCCATACCAAGTTGAAGAAAGTAAGCAACTATACAAGCTGCTATAATAGTTCCAATTTCCATATATTAAAATATTTCAATAAAAATGATACTCTTTTAGCCACTGCTGGAGGTAAGTATCTGGATAGAACTTTACAGTCTGCCCCGTCATTTCCTACGGTAGTCTTCCTCACTATCACCTGCCTATCGTCACGACGCATTCGTGCATAAGCTGTTATTGTCCTAGTTGCGTAATCAAATAACTGCTGTACCGCGAGCGGGACTCGGACCCGCAAAACCCCTTCGGGTCATTGGATTTTAAGTCCAACGTGTTTACCAAATTTCACCATCGCGGCATTCATATTACATTAATCTTAAAGCTGCCTGTAAGCCTGCTTCTAAGCAATCCTCATAATGTCCACACCATACCTCATTAGACCGATGATATTCCATGATTGAGGCTCTAGGATACAAACAAGTAATAGTCCATATATATGATAGTGTTTCATCTAAATAGACTAATACACTTACTCCATGCTCGTTTCTTAGCCACTCTTGTAACTCCGCTTGATATGGAGCTGGACAACAATATTCAGGAATAATACCTAAACCATAGTTGTCTATATCTATAATATTTCCATAAATATCATAAACAGAATCACAGTCCTCATCATATCCTTTCTCAGCAGCTAAATTAGCTGTTTCAAAACTAATTCTTCTCACGGTAGGTCCATTTATATGTTGTATCAGAATCTCTTATAGTATATACTTTCTCAAGCTTCCCCTTTTCATAAGCTTCCATGTGTATATTACATACTACATCACTCTTAACAAAGAGAACTATTGCTACAAAAATACTAAAATATATTATAGATACAAAAACTTTACTGAAAAAATCTTCACAATCATCTACCGTTAAAATATATAGAATTGTTGAACCTACCACTATCCAAATTAAAAATCCCATGATTATTCTAATCCATATTCATTAATAAAATCAATACATCTTCGGCATAAACCCTTTATAGTTGCAACTTTATGAGTAATGTTACCAGTTGTGGCTCCAGAAGCTAGCTCTACAACGTGCATAAGATTATTATATGCTATGTTCTCTCCATATTGCTCCTTTACTTTATCAGCAATATAACTATAAGTAATCCTAATATTACTCATTTGATGAGAAACATTTCCAGTTGTCGTCTTCTCACATATATGAATAATATCTTGGAAATAACTTATAATATGTTCTTTATCTACATTCATTGCTTATATCTTAAATTAGTGGGCCTACCTGGACTCGAACCAGGAATACAGGATTATGAGTCGTGCGTTATAAACCTTTTAACTATAGGCCCTAAAATAAAAACTACATAAGAATTAGGATTAACCCTGCAAGGATAGCTATCGCTAAAAATCCTATCCCTAATATTTGATATTCTTTGATTTCTTTCATATACTATATAAAAATCCTATTTTCTTTACTAAGTCATTGAATAGGCTCGTACTCCAGCTTATTAGATTCAGGCAAGATTTACTTAGTATAACTTAAGCCTCTAAAGCTATCGGTGACTATAGGAGCGATCAAACTCCTATAGTCTAAACATAATCATATCAGAGAACAGGTAAGCATCCGTACTCTTATCATTTCCGCGAGATATAATTATGCAAAAATCCCCTCTCTTATCAAGTCATTGAGGAGATGAAAAATATGACTCTCGATTTGGGCAAGTACTTAATGATCCAGGTTATATCATTACAATTCGTAGCATCATCTGTTGTAGGAATTTCACCTAACTCACCTGGTAGCATCGTTACTCATTTAATGCTTTGGCTGAGCTGCTTTGTAATAATCATTACTCACTAAGATTCACTTGGTCTTTTACTTAAGCCTGAAAGCCTATAAAATTAATTTAACTTACTTCTCACATTAGTTACAGAATTTCACTGTTTTTATGCAGTAGTGAGTTTTCTCATCCTCAGTCTGTTGTACATTTCAGTACCCTTATCCCTAACATGATCCTAATATGCCGCTTTTGCACTCTGACGTAACTGTAGCTCCGATTTGCTCATACACAGTTACTCCTCTATCCAATTAAATTAAAAAATGTATCCCTAACAGCACTCCTATGGAATTACCCAATGGACTGTTGACTTTGAGCTTCCTCATGGTAAAATCCATGGCTCCTTTTAGCCTCAAGGGCTCTGGTTTGGATACGGTAATATAGCCCCTTGTTAAATTTTCCCTGGTTTATACCAGTATTTCTTGCTGTTATTGAACTTGATTTTCATATTTTTAATTACTCTGTGATACTACAAAAATATTCAAAAAGTTGTTCTTCTGTGTAGAATGACTCAACCGCTTTCTTAATGGAGAGAAGTCCTACCCTACTAATATAAGTAGGTCCGTCATCATACATGAAGGTTACAGGCTTATAGGGACGGTCTTGGCCAGGATATATTGAAACTCTGGATGTTCCTTTCTTGACTTCCCAACATCCTCTTTTATTATTGAACTTGATTTTCATCCGCAAATTGAGGTTGTATCAATTACACCTTCAAGACTCTCATCTTCTAATCTTGAGTAATCAAAATCAGGAGATTTAAGAATCTTAGGAACACATCTTTCTTGGAAAATTTCGATAAAGGCAGGCTTATCAACGATAGACGCTTGCTTAAATTGAAGCATACATAAACCTATATTAAGGAATAGCTTCTCTGAGACTTCATATTCCTTTGTAATAAATTGAGTACATACTTATATCCTTTAGTTTATACGGTGCCTACTCAGATAGTGGATACAATTGTGACAGTACATAATGTCTGTATGAGAGCATGACAAACACGGATTGTCATACTTTACTTTCGAAAAATCTACTTTCATAAGATAGTTTAGTTAAAAAATTACCCACTCCAGCATTTTCCAACTGGTAATTTGTATTGGTCTGTATGCCTACAGGAGAAGTGCCTACCAAATAGTCTTTTTCAGATTCATAGTCACAGTCGTTCTATCCAATCCAAATTAATCTACAATACTTAACATCTGTGGAATCAGATTCTCTCATGCCAGTTCTAAGCGACAATGCCTTAGAGGGGACTAATAGGAGTAAGTATCTTCGAAAGTGGGTAATAAACTAAGAATAGAGCCCATATCTCCGATCAAAGAGATATGGGCAATGTTTATCGTCCTTTAAGAACTTCATAGTTTTAGTATGGGTTCCTTCTCTACATGTAGTTTTTCTACATGCTAATAGAGAAACTGTAATTTCTTCTATACCCATACATTAGCGTTTCAACAACAGGTTGCAGCCCGTGTATTAAAAACTAGTTTCCTTCTTCTTTATCTTCCGAAGCAATAGAATCTAAAAGTCTATTAATAGCTTCAAAAGACTTTTCAGGGAGCTCCTGTAATGCCTCAGAATTTTTAATTACTTCTGTTGCAACTGTAACTCCAAAAATTTGGTAACAGGTAGATCTTGAAGGAACCAAGATAGCAAACACTACGGAAATTATCCCAATGATGCCAGTATATTTCCGCCATTTCTTGGCTGTCCTCAATTCACATTCATCATTATAATATGCAACAGAAGTAATAAGAAAAGCAGCTAAGAATACTATGGAGAATATCAATGAGACAGTTAATATCCCTCCAGCAACAGAGCACAAGTATATCCACCAACCTAATCCTTCCATATTACTTCGATTTTATATAAACTGTTTAACGTTCTGAATTCAGTAGCTGAGATTACCTCTGTTACAAGAGAAGTATGAAAAATGGGAGTATTACCAAAGGCTACTTTATTGTGAGGATAGAGAAGAAACATTTCTCCAACTTTAGGAGGCTCTACCATATAACCTTCCTTTATATAACCCACTTCAATTCCGTTAGGATGCAATCCATCAGGAATTCTACCAGTGAGTCCTACTTTTGTGAGTTTTACACGTTTATATTCCATTGATTATTTCTGAGTATTTTTCAATAACTAGCTCTCGCTGTTTTTTAGAAAGAGCACTTCCATGCTTTCGAATGTTGTAATACGCAACTTCTAAGTCTCCCCAACAAACAATTCCTACTTCATTTAGAATTTTGTCCCTAGTTCTCTTCTGTTTCCCTTTAAAAGGAAGGAAAAGAATTATAAAATCAGTAAATTCATATATAGGAAGATCAAAGTTAGCATCCAGCTCTTCTTTATTGAGATTTTCCTGAAGAAGAGTTATCTCTTCTATCTCCTTGGTAATCTCAAAATTATCTTTTCCATATACAAGAAATTCCACAGACTCAGGAATTCCTATTTTCATTTTATATTTGTTAAGCTTCATAGTTTACTAATATTAGTAGTCTGTAAAGGATTCAAACCTCTGTCTTTACCTTGAGAAGATAATGTCCTAGATCACTAGACGAACAGACCAAATAGATACTATCAAAGAGGATACCGTTAGGCTCCCAGTTGATAGTATCTGGGAATTTTTAGCTGCGGGGATTATAAATTCTGAAACCCACATTTCTAAAGTTTAACGAGATTCTCAGCAACTAGCTCGGGTATACTTAGGTAATATCCTACCGTGCATTATATAGGAGCACCCCTAACTAAATTAAATAATTAAAATAGTGTAGTGGAAAGCAGATTCAAACTACTGTTTCCAGCTGAGAACTGGCGTCCTAAATCGCTAGACGACTCCACCATAAAAGTCGGAGAGTTTAATCTCCGACCAGAGTTTCAAAGAACCGTTTTACTTTCGATTAGGAAAGTAGGCTGCGTTATGACGTACCATACGCTGTACGCGCTGGTAAACGATTTCGCCATCTTTGTTACGCTTTACATTGCCCTCGGCATCATAGACCTTCTCCTTGAAATACATAGGAAAAGCTTTGAAATTGATTTTACTCATGTGTTTCTGACATTACTTGTTCTACTTGTTTCACATAATTTGCAAATGCTGTAGTTTGACGAATTGCATCCGTTCTCCTACCGTCAAAGTTAACATCAATGATAGCCTGAACTTTACAGGGATTAGGAGCTAAAATGTAAATTCGATTTGAGAGATATACAGCCTCCTCAATGCTATGTGTAACATTGAGGATTGTAGGATCGAATTTGGCGTTATAATAGATATCCAAAATGGTGTTCTGAATCTCTCGTTTCATAACAATATCTAATGCACCAGTGGCTTCATCTAACAAAAGAATTTTGTTATCTGCAACCAGGGCTCGCGCCATTGAAACTCGTTGAAGCTGTCCTCCCGATAACACAGGATACTGACCCCATTTAGTTTCATTACCTTCCAGACCTACAATTTTGATCATTTCCATAGCCCTCTCTGTAGCTTCTTTATCAGAAACTCCTCGAAGAATAAGCGGAAGTTTTACATTGTCAAGAACTGACATCCATGGAAATGAAGAATACTGCTGAAATACCATAGGAATTTTTCCTGTCTGTGGTTTTCCATAGACAAGAACTTCACCTGAATCTGGCTGTGTAAGCCCAGAGATGATTTTGAGCAGCTGAGATTTACCACAACCACTCTTTCCTAAGATACTGATAAACTGCCCTTCTCCTGAGAAGTCTTTTATATCCAGACTGAAATCCTTAAAGAGAGTGAACTTTCCTTTAGGAGTATCAAAAGACTGGTTAAGATTTCTTAAGTTAATTACATCCACGGCCTCATAACGAGATGTGGGAACTGGAACGGATCCAGTTAAACCATCAAAGAGCCCCATACTTATTTCATTATTTTGGATTTGATGGATGGTTTATTGTACTTTGAAGGAAAGAGTACAACATCCAATTTCTTTAGAAGGACATCTTGGAGAATTCCGATAGCAATAATCAAGAAAAGAAGTGCATAGACTTCAGCAGTTCTTGACTGTCTGCTCATTATGTTTATCAGCGCACCAATGCCACCTTCCTTGTTAAGGGTTTCTGCAATCACTATATAAGTGTAAGAAATAGCAGTTAGATTAATGACATCAGTGGAAACTCGCTGCATTACATAAGGAAAATAAACGTATCGAAATTTCTGCCAATTAGTTGCACCTAACGTTGAAATGGTTTGTAAATACACATAATCCTTATCATTAGCGGGATTCTGAAGTTCGGAAACTCGTTGAACAACGACAGGAAGAATGTAAATAATAATGCCGAAAGCTAAAAAACTAGCCTTCATATCGAATCCAATACCTATAGCAGCGATAAAAATGCCAGACACTGCAGGTATAGGGAGATAACGAAGGGCATCAAAGTACTTACCAAATAACGCTTTAGTAACGGGAAACAATCCTATAATAAGGCCCAAAGGGATTGCAATAATTAAAGCATAGAAATATCCCATAAGGTTCAACTTTACCGTATACCAAGTATTAGTAAAGAGAGCTGAGTTGGAGATTAAATCTGGATATGCCTTGAGCACATTTATAGGATTCGGTAAAATCTGAGGACGAATGATTTCTCCTGACATGGTAACTAGATACCATAGGAGCAGCAGAACTATTGCTCCTATGATACCTGTTGCCAATGCTTGTTTATGGGTGATCGTCCCACCCATTTTGAACAACTGCATATTACTCAGTTACGAGCATAAAGTCAGTTGTCCGATAGTTGATATTGGAACCCTGCACACCGTCACGGATTGCATTCTTGGGACCGTTACCAACAATAATGAACCGATTAGGATCAAAACCGTAGTCATTAATTAAATAATTAGCTACAGCCTGAGCCCGTCGAGATGAAAGAGACTCGTTGTATGCACGATTGCCTGTATTGTCAGTATTACCTTCAATACGAACGCGTGCATTGTTGAACTGCTTCGCAATCGGAACAAACTCTCGATCAATAAGAGCTCGAGCATCATTGTCGAGGATGTCACCATTGACAGGGAAATTAATAGTCAACTTCTTATTAGAAATTGCTTGTTTTTCCCTGACTTCCGATGTTACAGCAGAAAACTTAACTGCGGGTTGAGGGGCCTGATTGCCCTGCACAATACCCTCACTGGAAAGCTCTTCGATGAAAGACATGTCGGAAACTTTACGCCAACCCAGAGGACTTTTAGTAAGCCCAAGGCTAGCATAGGTTCGAGCCATCTTTGAATAGATTTCTTCAGCCTTCATTCCCATATAATCGGAAGTCATACCAAAGAAATTTTCTTCATCACCGAGAGTAGCGAACCAGATATTCCCACATCCCAATTCTGCAAACTCAGGATCAGTTCCAAACGCTTTTGCGAAGATCTTCGAAGCTTCTTTCACTGCATTCGGATTCTGATTCAGGGTAGAATTAGCATAGAGAATTGCGGAAATAAGTTTCTTGACATTGTCATGATTCTTATCCAGCCACTCTGCCTTTCCCACAAGACCATCTGTTACAAGGTCTTTTGCATGTTTGGTTGAAACGAGAACTCTCGAACCAGGAATAGCATCTACACAAGCTTGATCATCAGGTGCCCATGTAACACAAGCATCTACCTGACCAGCTTTAAATGTGTCAGCTGCAGCACCACCGTTATCAACTTTCACAAGTGTTACGTCATGCTGACTGATCCCGTTCGTTTCAAGAATATTCAGAAGAAGAGTATGAGATGCAGTTCCTTCAGCTACTGCAATCTTTTTACCCTTAAGATCTGCAACGGTACGAATATTCTTGGTAACTACCATTGCATCTGCCCCCTGAGAACGGTTAAGCATCATTACATACTTAGCACTGTTCATTGCGGAACCTTCGCCCATCTCTACGGCCAATACATCCGTAGTACAATAAATAAGGTCGATATCCCCATTCAGGAAAGCGTTGCGTCCAGCAACAAAATCATCCTGGATAATGATATTGGCACGAATGCCATACTCCTTAGTCAGGATAGACTCGTCATTGGGACGAAGACCACCGTTAATCCACACGATGGGAGCAAACCCCGCATACGTGTTAACTCCGATGTTGATGGTCGGTTTTCCTCCGAAGATGTCGCCGAGACCCGAAGTAGAGGATGGCCCCGACGACGAGGAGGAAGGGACGACGGCTTTGATTACGAAAAATGCTGCAATTACAGCGACCATGATCAGGACTACTTTGAATCCTGGCTTAAGTTGTGCCATTTTCTTGTATTTTCTTTAAAATTTCTTCTAACTTACTTAATCGTTGTAGAACTTCATCATTATTATCTGAAGTTACCTCATCAATAAACATAGATGATACAAATCCCATTCCGAATATACCGAAAACAAGAACTATACCTGATAAGAAAAACTTAGACAAATATCCCATTATATAGGAACTATGTTCGGCAATAGCATTTGGAATATCATACCAACCCTCAATAGAAAACAATCGGAAAACTGAATAAATACTTTCAAGGGGATTTCCAAAATACTCTGGAACTATATTTCCATATAAAGAAGACAGAATAATTGATAATAGAAAAATCAAAATAGATAATCCTACTAAGATTCCAATGCAACTTCGAATTACTAACCTAAAATTGATGAGTAACTTTTTGTAATTAGGAATCAATTCAAACAATCGAAGACTCTTAAATATTCGAGTCAATCGCATTACTTGAATCCAATCTAAACTGAATAACCCAAATAATGGGATTGATGAAACTACAACAATTAATAAATCAAAAACACATTCTTTATCCTTAAAGAATGATTTACCAAGACATCTAATCTTGACAATCATCTCTATTATAAAGAATATGGTAAACGCCACATCTAGTGGCAAAAGGATATGTTGGAATCGACGAAAGGACAACAGAAATATCACTACAGTATTTAGAAGAATACATATAGCAATATTTCTATTATTCAGAAAGAATTTACTCACCCCAGAAATCGTCGAGGGACTTGGGAGCGGCTTCGTTACCATTTACGGGGACTTTGAGAATTTCTTGGAACTGAACATACTCCCCTACTTTCGGTGCAGCGATAGCCTTACGATCATCAGAGAACTTATTAAAGAGACTGTCAATTCCTGACTTGTTGTATCGTTCCAACAATTCTTCTGCCCTCATATTGGCAACACCATTCTTTGCGTCCAGGTCAGCCAGCATACCCGTAGTAGAGTCAATGACATGTTCCATCTCTCCGATTTTATCCGAGATATCCTTTGCCATGAAATCCATAGCATCAGTGAACATTGCCAATTCGTCAGGGTCTCCCTTAACGATAGACATTACAGATTTGAAAGCTTTATGCTGTGCACGAATGCGCTCGAATGCTTTCTTACGAATATTTACTTCGTTAGTAACATCCTGAATCGTCAGATTAGCATACTCTTCAAGCTTTTTAAGCTTATCAAACCACATTTCTGAGTTCTTAAGAGCAAGTAACTGATCATCTAACGATTCTTTAAGACGAAGTGCTTGGCGCTTTTGAATTGTTGCCATTGCAATGTTTCCATTACGCTCAGATACTTGTGCTTCATCCATGCAATTACGCATTTCCCTTGTATCGTTCTGAATATCGTTCTTAGAACGAATAATACAACCTCTGAGATCTCCCATTACCTTTTTAATGTCAGCTGACTTTTTCTGCATATCACGGATACGTTGTTCCACGATAGCAATAGGATCGATTTCGATAACCAATCCAGTCAGCTTTCTCATTAACATAAAGTAAGTGGCAGAGCAGATTTTCCTGAATTTGAGGTCACACAGGAGATAGATAATTCCTGCAATTAATCCCAGGAGCAGCCCAAGGTACAGTGTATTGGATGCCAGAGTAATCAGGAAAGGAAGAGCTTTATAAAAAAGCATCAACCCTCCTGCACCTAACAAACCCAAAACTACCATACCAGTTTTGCCTCCTGGTTTTTCCCAGTTAGAAAGACTTGAACCTTCAGGCAGCATCATACTTACAGAATTTGTGTCAGTCGGACCTTGTCCTCGTTCAGACGATTCGTAACCTTGTCGATGGTCGCATTCGTTCGAGCTTCAAATGCGGTCGTCTCTGCCGTATTCTTCTGAATTTCGGAATTGAGATCAATCGACTTGTCCGTGAGAGTTTTCAGTTCCTCACGAAGCTGCTCGATACGAAGATTCGTTGCCTTCAGCTCTTCTGCCTTATCCTCGACAGTTTCCTTACGAAGCTTTTCCATGCGAAGCTTTGCTTTCCCTCGTTCAGCTTCAATTACACCCAGATAGGTGTCAATCGATGCCAGAACGACATCCTTCGTCATCCGAGGATCCATGCCCTGAATGGAACCAAAAGCAGCTTTGAGACGTGTAGTCTCATCAGGGATATACTGCTTCATCTGTTCCGCAGACTGGAGAAGTTCCAGATAGTCAGGACCAGGAAGATTTGCTTCGTTGATCTTGCGTTCCAGGAGTTCCACCAGTTTGGTATCTACATCTCCTGATGCCATAATCGTAGGAGCAGGCACAGAAGTTACGACAGGATTGGAAACAGCAACCGCAGCAGGAGCAGACGCTTCCTGTGAAGTACAAGGTTTAACTGCCTCAGACTCTTTATTGGAGTCCTCAACGAACATCCAACCAAAAAGACGATTTTTTGCCATTGTTTATTTTTTATTTTGATGATTTTCGAGTCGAGGAATAGATTCTTCGAGAATAAAATTAACTACCTCAATGTTCTCAGGGTCCAGAACTACAGAATACGTATACATAGAATCCTGATCAACCAGAATAACACTATATACGAAACATCCATCAGGCATTTCCCGAATAGGTGCTGCACTTATAGTTCTCACTGTAGTTGGAGAGAGGTATTGAGAATGCTCCTCAACAAAAGTTGAAATTGTTGTTAAGGGTTGTTCTCGTTCATGCTTGGTGTCAGTATAGCACCAGAGCATCACTGAGCATATCAGAGAGACTACTGATAGTATTCCCAACGGGAAGGCTCGATCATCTTCATCTTCCCTGATTGCAAAAGCAAGAAGGACGACACCTATAATTCCTAAAATTAAAGTTATTATGTACATATTATTCTATGTTAAGAAGTTCTTCATCCTCTATGGCTTCGATACAAAGGTCATTCACGAACTCATCAGGATCTATACAACCTGTATCAGGTACATTTTGTGTCACTTTTTCCATTATACAAATTTTAAAAGTCTTGGAGAGCTAAGAGGATTTGAACCTCTATCTCTACTCCTCAGAGTAGTGTACTTACCTATAAATACTATAGCTCTCTACAGCTTTACGCTGCGGTTTCTTTCTCTTTCTTCTTGGGCTTGAAATGTTCGATCTCCCGAATCTCTTTCTTTTTCGTTTTCGAGTTGAAGAACTCGATCTTCTGAATATAATGACAAGTCCGACGTGCTTCCTTTTTCATCGCTTCCAGTCTGAGTTTCTCAGTGATACGATGTACTTGTCCGATAATTGCCGTGTGTTTTCTCTTTAGTTGTAGATTCGAGATTTGAGAGTTGTCATTTCACGCTCCATACGAGCGACTTCATGGTCGAAAGGAATAACCTTCCCTTTGATTTCCTTGTCTTTTCCTGCTTTTTTGAAAGCTGCATACGTAGCTTCTAGGCGAGCAAGAGCACCTTTGCGACGGACATTCAGTCCAGGTTTTCCACCCTTCATACTGTTTATTATTTGATTAAATTTCTTATTCAGAAAGATAGGCCAGTTCTACAGTGATATCGTCAAACTGTTCCTCTAAATAATCCATATACTGTAAAGCTTCTTTATAACTTGAAAAACCTTTCCAAGAATTTTCGCTGTTATGGGAGATCAGTACTATGTGCTTCATAATTGGAACTGATTATTAATTCTATAGAGTCTCTAGGAATGTTACTATTAATAGTAATCTTTACTTTCTCTGTTGGAAGAGTTGTTTTAGGTTTTGCGGTTTCTACTGCTGCAAATAATAAAAATTGTATAAGAATTGTTCCTACTAAACAAACCCAAAAACATTTATTTTTATCAGGAGTATTCTAAATCCACGCAGCTCTCACAGTGAACCATAGTGAAAAGGATAAGATAGTCATCACTCCCCAGAATATATGTATTCCAATCATAATTTTCAAATTAAAAAATATCTGCATTGTCAACGCTTGCCAGGCTACAGATATAGATAAATTAATCGGCCACATAAATATTAAAATCTTTACACTCTCTGGACAAACAAAGAAAGTATGAGCTTTCAAGTAAAGATCTCTTGCTGTGTCGACGAAGTAGACATTCTTCGGACCTTGGCGCAAGTCGTCCTGCATTCTTCCTCGAACTCCGTAAGAGGACTCACTCAGCAGGCAGAGCTACACTTTGTAAAGTGACTAAATTTACAAAGCTTGTAGAGTTGGTTAAATAGGTTTAAGGATTGGTAAATCCGAACTCTACAACCCGTAGGTTACTTCTTACGACAAGAACCTACAATCAAAGAAAACGATTCACCTTAAATCAACCAAACACTTATTCATCTACGTCACCACGGCAGAAGTAAAATACAGGCTTATTTATAAGGATTGCCTTTAATTCCCTCTCTAAATCAAGGTTTAATCCAGTTGATTCAAGTTATGTAAAAAGAAAACAACAGCAGACAGCACATATTTCGTTGTGGCGAGGCTGAGATAGTGACCATCACCGACCTGCGTTCATAATAGAATTCCTTAAAGGAATTTCTATTTAATCACACGCTCGAAAATCGTAGCAGGCATAAAGTAAAAACTTTATTGACTTATAGAGGTCTTACCCGCAGTAAGTCCTCGTACGCTCTCTCCCATTCTTTACGGGATTCAGTGAGCGGCATTTTGAAGAAACTCAGTCGTTTGACATACGTCTGGATATTGGGGATTTTATCCCATACGCGGTAGAATGCCACCACGACATCCCGACGGAAAACGACCTTGGTATTGAGTTTCACTGAGATAAGACACAGAGCAGCAGCCTTTTTGGAAGCTTCCATGTACTCTTCGTCAGAGATTTTCAGAGCTCCTTCTTTGAACTCTTTCGTAGAGTACTTACCCTTGATAAGCTGGATTGCAGCTTTGATTTCGAATTCAGGGTAAACCTTCAAAAAGTCATGAAGCTGCTCATACCCATGAATACCTTTCTCCAGATGCGCTCTCATGTAGTCCTCAATCACCCAATTGGCATGTTCCGAATTAAACTCGATTGCCGACAGCAGAGCTAATTCGTCTACATTAACAACCATCACAGGAAGAGCTGCTTTGCTGTCAGGGTATTTTTCCTTCAGCATACGAAATGCTGCGATACGATGCTGACCATCCAGTACCTCTCCTTTGGGAGTGACAAACACGGGAGGAATCCACTTTCCGTTAAGGAAGGCTTTGAAAATGTTCTTGACATGAGCCATTCTGAGATTACGATTCCCAGGAATGAACGAAAACTGTTTTACGTTTTCTACGAGATAACACTTCTCAAAAGGAGTGCTATTCGAGAACAGATTTTTTGTCATAAGTGCAATTTGTGATATTGTTAAACGTTTGTAGTGGTTAGAGGACTCCAACCTCTATTTTCAGACTGAGACTCTGGTATCCTAACGCAATTAGATGAAACCACCAATAATTTTAATTTTTGTAACTAGTTCCCTTAAAGAGACTTGCACAAAGTATAGCAACTCCTAAAGAGAACGCAGGTGAAAGTTTACCTACAATGTAACCTTCTGCTACAAGTTTGGGAAATACTGCGGGAATCACTATAGGCCAGAGCAAATAAATGAAAATGCTCATAAAGAAGGCTGCAATAGCGATAATTACAACAATTCCGATGATTGTTCCTATGCAACTTCCGAAAGTTTTATTATCCATTTCTTTGAATTGATATGATTTCAATGCACCCCAAATGAGAGTAACTTCATAGTATTTCTTGCGTCAGATTCATCTTTGGCAAGAACAGGAAGAGAACTTTGAATCGGAATCCCTTCTTCATTGTAGAAGAGATACGTTATGAAGAAAGATTTCATTTATTAGGTTTAAGTTGTACTCGGTATGGGATTTGAACCCATGATTTCAGGAATGAAAATCCTGCGTCCTAGGCCAACTAGACGAACCGAGCGACGTTGTTGCTTGAAATACTTAGTTTACAACCATTTTCTTTCTTCTGCTTCTTGGATTGCAACCAAACCCTCAGATCTTGCAAGATGTGGCAATTTCGAAGAGAGTAATAAAACTATGAACAAAATTGAAGTAACGCGGCAATCACTACCACATAAGAGCCTATGGGACCGATCAAAGTCCCATAGACTAAGTTTAAGTCGGGTTAAGGCTTGATAGCACAATGGAACAGAGCGTATAAAACCTTCTCTGAAGTACATTATTGACTAGATAACATACTTGAATATGACACTGTCTCAAAGGAACTGGCCATATCCTCCGTCCCACCTTTAAATATTATAATTAGGTGGGTTAATATTAACATAATAATAAGAAATTTAAAATTTTTATAACTCTAAATTTCTTCTATCTACCCTCTGGTCATAAAGACCAGAGACGCTCTAAGCTTAAAGATCTGTTTAGACTCGCTTAGACGAGTTCCCGTTACTCTATATAACGGGACAGGTTGATGCCTGCCTTGCGAAGTCCCTGGGCCAGAACCTCCAGATCGGGATCTGCTAGATAGGCATCCTTGGCCGCAGCCACGTCGACGATACACTGCTGAGCTCGTTTCTCTTCTGCACGGATCTTGCGAAGGTTGTCCACAAGGTCCCAGATAATGCAGTCGATGGCGCCGAGGGTATTGATGATGATCTGTTCCTGCTGCTTCTTCTTCTCTTCGTTGTAACGCTGGACTGCGCTCTTGACAGCGTCGGAGGTCGGAGTGTGCTCTGCAAGGATTTCTTCGATGGTCTGCTTTTTGATTTCTTTCTTTGCCATAATCTTTTTAGTTTTTTGTGATGTCGATGTTTGTTTCTTCTTTGATGTAGTTGGTGAGAACGTGTACAGGGATATTTGTAAACTGAAGAGATCTCTCAACGTTCTCTAATGTTTGAATGAGTTTTGATACTCTTTCTTTGAGCTCTTCTCTGGTCATATCTACCAGCCTGTTTCAACTCGGATGCCGTACGTGTCGTAGAAGGCTTGAGCCTGCGTTACAGAGATTTCGATCGCGGGTTCAGAAGAATTCTGAAGAAAGAATCCACGCGGTGTACGAAAGAGTACTTCTTTTGTATTGTCTTCGGTAATTGCAATGTGCATACGATATCCAGGTTTCTTTGCTCTGAGAGCTTTGAAATCCTTCGATCGCATCGTCTTCTTGGAAATTGCTTTGTATTCCATGTGTACAATTTTAGATATTGTTAAACTTAAAAGATTCAAAAAAGGAACGGACGGGTTTTCAACCTTGCGAAGCAATCGAATTTTTCCGTTCACAAATACTATTTTTATCTCTGTCAAGATTGGTATAGCTACCTCCATTTTCCCAGAATTTGTCAGTCTTCGGGTACTTATAATGGGAACCCTTTGCTCAAGTTCATTTGTAAGTTTGAACAACTAATCTCTTTTATTACTGTGTGAGATCAACACAACCTATATCATCATATAGGGTTTTATAGATAACGATGAATTTACTTTACTACGAAATACCAGACTTAGGAAGAATTCCCAATTCTGCGAGTTCTGCTTCTTTGTTTTTCTGTTTCTCTTCTTTCTTCTTTTCAGAAAAATTTTCGCAGAAATCCGTAAGTGCTTTGGTGTGGATAAGAATGATGTCATCTTTGGTAAAAGTTTCTTTACCAGACTCATCCAAAGCTTTCTGGAAATGGCCTCCTAATCCAAGTCCAATCATCATAATGATCATTTCTGTAGACATGGCTATTTGAATATTTGTAATTTGTATTGTTGAGTAGAAACATGAAAAGGCTTTCTAGAGTTTCTATTCTCATTAATTGGAATATTTTCTATGGCAAGATCTCCAGAGAGGTCTTTTATAGAGAGATGACGATTTCCAATAAAGAGTTGAAATTCAGAAAGGTTGAGAGTTGTAGCTTCTTTAGTATTTGGATTGAGAATAAGTACCATGTGGGAGAATATTAAGGATGAATTTTGAGATTAAGAAAAAGAGAAAGTTTCTGGAGAGGAAGGAAGGATTTGCCTGTCCCCTCTAGCACCTTTCATCTTTTTCACACTCTCAAAATATCTCATTAACATATCCATATTCCAATTTATAGTAGAATTCTCTTTAAGTGGATACTTTTTATCATCACTAGGAAGTACTGATTGTGTTATATTTGTTGCAGAATACTCTGACATATTTTCAAATTTGAGGTCGAAAATCCAAATTGGACATCTCGGCGACCCACCGCAAGGTGGTCGCTATTATATAGTTACGCGAGTTTAGTTGGTTATATAGTTAGTGTATAAAATTTGATCCCTATACCGAAAAATTTGACCCCAAAAATTGACCCTCAGACCGAAAGATTTGACCCTCAGACAGAAAATTTTTAGAGAAAATTTTTAATTTTAGAGAAAATTTCTCTATCTTTGTTGCAAGAAAAATACAAATAATATGGACTATACAAATAAACAACACGTACAAGTTCCACATCCATCGAAATGGAACTTAAAAGCACTTGACTGATATATTTATGCACATATCAGAAAGTATATGAATAAAGAAACTTTCAAATGTTGGCCGTCTATGGATACTATTAAAGCAGATTCAGGATGTTCACTCCCAACTATTAGAAAGGCCATTGCTAATTTAGAAAGAGAGAGTGCAATTAAAGTTACAAGGAGAAAAAAATATTCTAATGTTTATGAGTTCACTAAACTTACAGAAGATTTTGAAAGGATAACTCTAAAATTCTTATCCAAAACTGAATGAACCCCTGAAACAAAAGGATATATTATGGGTTACTTAGCTCAAGCTTATAAAGATCCTGTAACAGAATATGCTTATGTTGCTAAATCACAAGAAGAACTTGCGACATCAATGAACACTTCTGTAAGTACAATTAAACGAAGAACTAGAGAAATGAAAGAACTAAATATTATAACTGAACTCACATCTTATGAAAGAGATGAAGCTGGATATAACAAACCTGTTTTGGCCATAGACATGGCTAAAGTTTGCCAAGCTGTTCTTTATGTAAATGAGAAAGTAGAAAAGAATACTGAAGACATTGAGCAACTAAAGAAACAACTTCAATGAGCTATGAAAGAAATTAATAAACTCAAAGAAGAAAAAACTACAACGGTTGAATTTAAAATTGAAGAGTAAGGAAGATTAATTCTCCCTTACTCTTCAATTTTTATACTTCTTTGAAGATTACATACCCACGACTCTTCAATTCCTGAATAAGCCGAGAATCTTCAAAATCGGTAAAATTCATAGTAGTAAGTTTAGTTCTACCTACTCTGATAGCCAAACTTTCATTCGGTTGCACAGAGCTGATCCACTTATACTTGGCGTTTCTTTTACCTTTATCGGAAATCTTTAAAATTCCAAATGCCTCAAGCTTACGAACCACAGAAGCAATTGTGGCAGAACATACTCCACAATGCTCAGCTAACTCTTTATATGGCATCGGGTTTTCTTTTAAACCCTCCGTATAAATCCATTTAAGGATTCTTAGATTTTTATTCATTACTTAACTATTTTAATTGCTACTGTTGTTTCTTTACAAATGGCTACATCATTCTCTCGAATCTCCTGTAAACTTTTTACAGAAAATTCAAGAGCTTGATATTTATCTTGAGATACTCCCATATCTGCCAATGCAGCTTTCATAGCTGCTTTTATTGTGTCTTTCATAAGCTTAAAATTTACAAGGTTTGTCGAGAAAATCTCGAAGTAAGTATGCAATGATTATAATCGCTGCAATAGCTCCAAGGAGTGCTAATGTATCCATAGTTTAAAAGTATTTGGGAGAGGTTTCTCACGCCTCTCCCTATAACAACAAAAACCCTTGACTCTGCATTTACACGGGCTTGTCACCGCTAAAGCTGCATTAAGGGGAGAGTTTTAACATAGCCAGCTTTACATCGCTCGTAGCAATATGTAGCAAAACTCTCCGTTAATCTTAAAATTTGTCCTAAATAATTCCCAATATGTATACGCTTTAATTGGGATCTCTGAACGGTAGATGCGATATTTACCGTAATAAGTAATTACATACGGTCAATCACATCTACCTTTCAGAGTGATGAGACTATTTCTCAACGGTCTCAGCGATTTCCGAGTACATCTCGGTGATATACCGTTCGAGCATCTTGTATGCTTCGTCGGTATCTGCGGCGTTCAGTGTCGAAGCCTTCGGTTCGAACTTGAAGACACGCTTCTTCTGCGACACGAACTTCATGTCATCCTCGGGATCGCGCATCCAGCGAGCGTTGTTCGCATCCCAGACGCGATCGTCGCATTCGGTTTCTTCGGTGATCTCCAGAACCTTCCCGCAGATGGCCTTCTTGAAGTCATCCGAACTCTTACGGAGAGAATCCGAAAGGATGCCAGGGAAGACCAGCTTGCGCTTGATATCCAGCTTCACGAGCTGACCGACATACAGCTCGACAACTTCCGTCGGCTTGCCGTCGACGATACGAACTGCGGGGAAATGCTGACCTACCGAACGATACGTCTCGTTGCCCTTCTCGTCCTTGATGGTGTTGCCATCACGATCGAGTGCAGGAATCGACGAACCTACGACGAGGAGCATTTCAGGCTTCGGAATGAAGAAACGATCACCCAGCTGATTCTGGATGCGGAGCGTTGCGAACTCCTGATTGGCCATGATGCCATTGAAGTTCTCTTGCTTAATTTTAAGAACAGGTACTTTTGCCATTTTTATAATTAATTTAATGTTTACAACTTTAGGCAGGAAAAGGGCTTGTTTTAAATGGACATACATGATATAAGGCTATGATACCACGATGCCCAAAGACTTGTAGGAATATAACTCCATACCCTCATAAGAAAAAGAAAGGGCGTAATGCCCTTTCTTCGTTGTTGTGGGGTTAAAACTGAATGATTTGAGAGTTTGCACACTCGTTCAACGCTGCAATTTCTGCATTTGCGTAAAAATCCTCGAAAAGTTCGTCGATAATGTCTTTCATGGTTTTAAAGGTATTAAAAGGGAGTGATTTCTCACTCCCTCGATTGCTATTTGTTAAGTCTGTCGTTCTGCCGTTTCTGGTGTTCCTCGAAGAATTTGGCACACTCTTCAAGGGTAATTGTTTTCTTGTCGTAAGTGATTACGCCGTCTTTCAATTTATAGGTGTCCTTTGTTTCGTCTATTCCTAACGTCGTCCAATTGTACGTGTCGTCAGATGTAAACTTTTTGACTTTCATGGGATAGGTCGCACCCACAACAGCAACCGCACAAGTATTGCCGAGTTCCTGCAAAGCAGGCGTGCCAAAAGTACGGATGCGCTTTGTGATTGTGTGGCTGTCCTGCGGCGTGAATTTGTTGTTAATTAACGCCGTACTTTGCGCCATAAAATCGTTGACGGGGATAACGTAAGGACGCAAGCCTACTTCGTCGCAAAGAATGCAACGAATGCCGTTTGCGTACACTGCCGCGCCGTCCTCGTTTTTGTCGTAACCTGTAAGAATGCCGTTTGCGGCTTCGGTCGAAAGGAACAGAATTTTAGTGCCTTCGGTCGGTCTGTTCGACGTGAAGAAAATCGCCGTTTCGTCAATTTTGACGGATGAAATGATTTTTGCCATTGTTTTAAGAGTTTTGTTGTTATTGGGATTATTCCCAGATATTTGTATAAATATAACTCCATAAAATTAGTCTCAAAAAATTTTCAATTTTCCAAACAAAACGGGAGGGGGCCAAAAAAGATAACTATCCTCTCCCTCACAATACCTACACAATTTCTTGTATTTTCCCAAAATTTTTTCTACTTTTGCAAAAACTAAAACCTTATGATAAAACAAATCATTTTTTCAAAATCGGGGGGGGGATTTGTATTCTTAATGGAGGATCTTGTAATTAAGCAGGGGGCATCTCAGACAGGTACAATATCAAGTACTCCATAATGTATGAAAATATTGTACTTTAAGTCCAGAATCAGATTCAAGCTACACCTATAAATTTGATACACATAACTAAAGATGCAAGCAAATAAATACTTTCAAGTAAAAGAACTAGTATCATCTAAAATATATAATCAATATGGAGATGATGCTATAAAATTTCTAGATCCAAAAGCTCTTGAAGCATTGGAGAACGTTAGAGAAATTCTAAATGCCCCTCTTATATGTAACAATTGAGCTGCAGGAGGCTCTAGAAATTACAGCGGTTATAGAGAACCTGGATGTGGAGTAGGAACTCCTACAGGTTATCATTATAAAGGACAAGCTTTTGATTTAATATCAGCTAAATTAACCGCTAAAGAGATGCGAGAAATCCTCGAAAATAATCAAGATAAACTTAAGTATCCTATACGTGTAGAAAAATGAGATAATAATGGAGAAATTACATGATTACATATTGATATAGGAAATACTAAGGGAAATAAAATCTATTTTTTCAAAGCATAGCCTCTTAAAAGCAGTCTTCATAAAAAGGCTGCTTTTATTTTGTTTTAAATAGAACTATAACTATATTTGTAGCGATCAAATAATGTAATTATGAAAACATGGTATAGGAAAATTTCAAGAGAGCCAGATGAGCTCCAAGGTTATTTACCCAGATTCAACACTGAAGAAAGGGAAGAACCAAGACCTCAAACTGTTGCCTCCCCTATAATTGATAGTATTGAAACTTCAGAAGAAAAACCTAGAGCCGAGAAAGAATCAAAACCTACATATACAATTAGTGCAAATACTACTTCATCTTCATTTAAAAGTAAGAATGAATTTAAGGCTACTATGTTACCTATTTATGAGAGAATCCTTTCTCAAATGGGTTTAAATACAGCCTATGCCAAAGCACTAGTTGCACAAGATGGACTTGAATCTGCCTGAGGAACTAAGCCTTCTGGTAAATTCAATTTTGGAGGTATTAAAGGAAAAGGCTCTGTAAAAAGAACAAGAGAAGTTATTAATGGGAAAGATGTTTATATTAATGATAGTTTTAGAGATTTTGATTCTTTAGAAGACTATGCAAAATATAAAATTTCCCTACTTAATAATAATAGATATAAAGCTTTTACTGGAGATATATCTGGATTTGCAGATAGGGTTTTTAGAGGAGGGTATGCAACAGATCCAAAATATGCAGATACTTTAAAAAGAGTAATAGCATCTGCTAAACATGGAGGTATACTTAAATTTCAAGCAGGAGGAACTGGAGAAATTAGGCCAGATAATAGATCTTGACTTAGAAGAAAGTGAGATAATGTTATTACTGCATATAATTCAAGTAGTTGGGCAAATTCTGCTCCTGCTGATGTTATAGCAGGATTTACTCCCTATGGTTTATTCCATTACTCAGCAACAGGAGATAAAGATTCGGCCAGACTAGCTGTTCTACCTGGAGCAGTAGGTACATCTGAAGTTGCTAAAAATACAGTAAAAGCTGCAGAAGAAGGTGTTAACTTAATTTATAAACATTATGGAAATGATTTATCTAAATATTTTCATGGCGCTTTAAAATGGTTAAGAAATGCTCGTAAAGGAAGTATTCCCGCAGCTGAAAGATTAGAGGTTCCTAAACAAATTTCTAAAGTTAGATTAGGAAATCCAAAACATGACTATGCATTCTTTAAAGATGCAAAGACTGGAGAAACAATTTTAGAAATAAGTCAAACTGCACAAAATCCTTTACGTTCAGGAGAGAAGGCTGCATCAAAGCAGCTTCTTCAAGAATTAGTTGGAACTAAAGATGATTTTGGATTAAGAGGATTATCTTATACAGAGAAGGAATTGTTTCCAAAGAAATTCTTATCTGCAATGACTCAGGAAAATAGTGCTAAAGATATCTATTCCAAAATTATGAGTTACAAAGCAGAAGCTGGAATTAGATCCTCTTTTACAGAATTAACTGAAGCAGAAGCTAGAAAAATCTTTGATATAGGTTGAGATGCTAATATGTTTTATCCAACTACAAGCTCTAATGCTTTACAAACTAAAGAAACCTTCTGGAAAGAGAATAAGGATATCATTTTGAAACTATTTAGAAGAGTCCCTACGATACTTGGAGCAGGTGTTCTTGGAAATGAGGTAGTATCAGAACGTAATGGAGGAATTATTAAAGCTCAAGATGGAGCAGATACTCGAAAATGAGTTGATAATTGGCTTTCACAGAGGAAGGATAAACTTAAAAATAATTCTATTTATTCAGGATGATTGGCAATACCTGGATTAATAGAAAATCCTTATTTTAGACAATCTGCATCTATGAGTAAATACTCTTTTAAAAGAGGAAAACTCCCAGGCAAAATTACAGGACTGACTAATCATAAAGAGAAAACTATAACCACTTCTGATGATAGTAAGAGTACAGAAGTTCATGAATGAACTCATGCATCTAGACCTTATGAACAGATTGCCAAAGTTAAAGAAATTATTGATAGATGAGGATTAAAACCAGGAATAATGTATGATGATTATTTGGATAAGCCTTCAGAAATTTATTCCAGATTAATGGAATTAAGATTTAATAATAACTTAGATCCAAATCATGAATATACCTTAGAAGAGGTACAAGAACTTAGAAATAAGAACCATACAGGTGATTATTTAATTAGAACAGAGAATCAGTTCTATAAAAGTAATATAAACAATCCAACTATTCCTAAGAAAATTGAACCCATAGAAAAAGCTATAGATATGAATCTTTACAAAGGGCCTGAAGAACTTTTCGAAAGGCTTGATGATTCTACTATACAGAGATTACTAAATGATGTAGCATGAGTTCCTAAAAAGAACTCTATGTTACATACCTAGTTTAAAATAATTTAGAATTATATACATTTATTAAAGGATCTGCAAGTTCACAAACAGTGCCAGGAAGTACAAAATATTTGACTATAAGAGAAATCCAGGATTCATATGGTTTGCACGGTCCTCAAGGGTGACTTCCACTTCCTCGTGTTACATTAACTAAATGATCATAAAAATATTTAAATTTATGAAATGATATATTAAACTGTTAAGATGGATCTGGGAGTTCCCTCAGTGTCTCCTAGGTCTCATCTTAACCAAACTTTATAATGTAGAGTATAAAGAAACATATAAAGAAATTCCAATTTATGTAGGAGACTTTCCTGGAGGTATTTCATTAGGATTATATATCTTAATGGGAGAATCAAGTTGGAAATACAATAGATCTTTTATTAAAGATCATAAATGAGGACATACAAGACAAAGTATTAGATGGGGATGGCTTTATCTGCCTGGCCCTGGTTTATGTAGTATTTGTTGAGTAGGTCTTAGAAGAATTAGTGAAAAATTAAGAAGAAAAAGTTATTATTCAGTTTGGCCAGAAAACCAGGCTGATAAATTCGGGGGAGTACCCAAAAGATAATGTCTTTTATTGTATATAAACACACTAGTCCATCTAATAAAGTTTATATTGGAATAACAAAACTCAATCTAATAAAGCGTTGGCAAGGTGGAAAAGGCTACATTAATAATACATATTTCTTTAGAGCAATTTTAAAATATGGATGAAATAATTTCCAACATGAAATTTTATATTCAGAACTATCAGAAAAAGAAGCAAAACAAATTGAGATATGTTTAATTGCTTATTATAACAGTACTGATCATAATTATGAATATAATAAAACTAAAGGTGGAGATTAATTTCGAAGTATTTAGTGTAGAAATGAGAACTTAAAACAAAAGGAACCCAATTGGGTTCCTTTTTACTTTATACTATAACTTTATTATATCTTCTAAAATAATTTGACTATAAAATTGTGATGCAGAAGCTGTGCTAAGAAGTATATTTCATTTATTGTTATAATAATCTACACGTATTTGACACATTAATTTTCCACTACTACTTGATATTCTTACGAGTTCATTTTGATTACTACTTGCTGATAATAGTTTAACAATAGATGTAAATCCTTCAGGATTACCACTTGGGATAGAAACTGTTCCAGAAGCAACAAATCTAAAATAAAATCTATAACGTTCTCCTTTAATTAAATCAACTCCAGTTAGTTCGTTGTATCCTGCAGTTGTAGTTGGTATATGTAGAGGGCCCTTAAAAATTAAGTTAGAAACATAATTAATTATTATTTGAATATTACTAACTGGCCCTGTATAAATACATTGAAATTGAACAACTCCTTCAGAAACTTTATCGCAAGGACTGTCTCCAACATTATTGCCATCTACATCCATTTTATATCTATAATTGTGGTCGTATAGCGTTTGGCTATTAATTGTAACTATAAAACCTCAAGCTTCCTCTGTAAGTATATCTTTAGAAACTTTTACATCAAATACTTCTAGAGTAGGTATATGTATACGTTTTTGACATATCAAAGTTATAAAACTGTATAGAAGCACTTTCAATTGTTTGTTGGTTTATAGCTCCAGATTGAAACTTACATTAACCCCCAATAATATTTTGGCTTATAAATTGTTTAATCATTATTCTTTATAATATTTTGCACTAATTAAAAAACATATTAGGCTTATTAAGACATATAATGGAGTTCCTGTAGATAATGTGCTAAGGAAAAATAATCCCATAAATAACAAACCTAATACGTATCATATCTTATATGTTTTCATTTATTTATTTATATTTTTATGTCAGATTCCTGTAATACTATCTATTCCTAATAAAGATGTGCTGCATATGAATAATAATTCTACAACTTCTGGAGCTGGAATTACCATGATGGTACAATAAACACATATAAATAGGCAAACTAGTCATCCAAAAAATCCACATACTCTTTTACTACTCAACCCTGAATGAGCAGTAAACATCTTTAGGAAGAACTCTTTCATTACTATTTGTTTTTATTTCTTATGCCATTTTTTGGCCTGTATAGCAAAATTAGCTCTTTTCTTTTGCAATGTTGTAGCGTTCGGATCATTCATTACTTTATGAGCATGCTCTTGAACACCTTCTCCTGCCCGTTTTGCACTAGCACTAAATTTTCCTCTATTTTCTTTTTTGATGTGGATCTTAGCTCCTTTCTTCATCATTAATACATACTCATCCTTACTTTCCTTAAGGCTTAGAGTATTTTCGTTATTGAATTTAGAGTATCTCTCGTAGATACTATCTAAAATCTCGTTGTTATACTTACTCATTTTATTCTAAATGTATTTATAGTTAAATAGATATCTTTGTTTTGCTTTTACAAAAATAATAATTATATTTGCAACGAACAAATAGTTTCACATAAAACATATTATTCAATAAATTATGGAAAATTTCCTTCAATGGATTGAGAAAATTCTGGAGTTTTTGAAGAACTATGGGTTTTTAAATATTATTAAGTCATGTATTTTAATAATTTTATTTGCATTTACTGTGAACATTGCCTTTAATCCAAAAGAAACTATTAAAACCATTATTGAATGGATTCATGTAATTGAGAAGGAAAAGCATGCTACAAGCGAAGAAATTCGCAGGCATGTTAATCCTGTTATTAATGAATTATTAGATAATTCTATACGGGATATAGGATGTGATAGGGCTTTTATTATGGAAGGGCACAATGGAAAAGCAAATGGTAGCGGATTAGGTTTTTATTACGTAGATATGACTTATGAAAGATGTAGAAAAACCTCATTAGATCAAGCAGTATATTGGCAATACAAAGATATGCCAACCAGTATTTTCCCTTTCTTCAATTATTTGAACAAACGCAGATATTTTTATGGGGGTTCAGATGAATTATCTCAAATAGATTCTAAGTTAGCTCAAATGATTAATGTCAACGGCACACATTTCTTAGTAGCTGTTGAAATTCCAGGAAAAAATTCTGTTAATCAATTTATGGGAATACTTGGTTATTCTTTTGAAAATTCCCCCAAACTTACTCAAGAACAAATAAGAGATTATATGCTTGAGGTGAGAAGAAGGGTTCAAATACTATTATCGTTAACTTCTTTGAAAGAAGTTGACATCAATCAATTTCGAGAAGCAATATGCCTAAATTAAAAAATGTTAAGGAAAAATATGTAAATGGCCTTAAAGTAGACAAAGAGACAAAGGATGTAGTATACTCTGATGAAGCTCATGTATATATAGACAAAACAGATCAACAAAAATATGTTTCTGTTACTACTTTAATTGGCAAATATGAGAATCCTTTTGATGTATTTTTTTGGTCTTCCTATAAAACTTGCGAGAAGTTAATGTCGGAAGAAACTTTTCATGTACTTAAAGAAACTTTATTAGCTACAAAGAGGTGGACAGATGATATGATTGAAAAACTTCATCTTGATCCGATTATCTTTGATAAGACAAGAAAAGAAATACAAAAAGGATATGATGATGAGAGAAATAAATCTTGTGAAAGAGGTACAAAAATACACTCTAATTTTGAAGAGATGTATTATACTTCAGAGAAGCAAGATTTAAAAAAGTTTGGTTTAGGAGGAGTTTTTACTTGTAAAAAAGGATATTACGAACTTGATTTAGAAAAAGGAGTATACCCAGAATTTTTAGTTAGCTTAAAATCTTCCGATGGAATATTACGAGTTGCTGGACAAATAGATTTACTAATTAAAGATGGAAATGATATAATAATTGCAGACTATAAAACCAATAAGGAGATTAAGAAACATTCTTACTTTGATAAGAATAAGTTTAGTAGAATAATGATGAAGTACCCTTTAAATAATATAGAGGATTGTAATTTTTATCATTATTCGCTGCAATTATCAACATATGCATATTTACTTCAGCAAATTAAGCCAGAATTAAATATTAAAAAATTAATGCTAATACACATTGATCACGATGATAAAATTACAGAATATACTGTAGATTATCTTAAAAATGATGTAGAGAGAATGTTAAAGCATTATAAAAAGCTTTTAAAACAGACGACTGTACTTGATAGAGATCGTCCTATTGTATTTTAAATATGGGAAGTATATTTGATATTATAGATGGACATGTAAATGAGATGTTTAATGCTAATGAGGGGCTATATGAGGAAAGAATGAAAATATGCAAAGAATGTCCATTATATAAAGAAACCCCTGTTGGCCCAATATGTAACCCTAAGCTTTATATAAATAAAGAAGGGAAAACATCAGCATATAAAAAAGATGGTTATGTCCGTGGCTGTTCCTGCAGATTATCTGCTAAGACTAGATTAATTCACGGTAAATGTATTATAGGAAAATGGTAAAAATTATGAGTAATTTAATTTTAAATGGAAATGATGCCACTGGTATGAGTGGCTATGGCGCACAATTAAGTAAAAATCTTTCTGGAATTAGTTCTGCTGATATTAAAGAACAAATTGAGATGGAGAAATTAGCTGCAGCTTCTGCAGAATTAGAAGCAAATAAAGGATGGAAGTCTGCAGAAAATAAGAAAGTTCAAGCAACAGGATTTACAGTTATTTTTACAAAGTATAAGAAAAATCCTTATCGTAAATATAAGTCTGGAGCAGGCCTAATTATGGATGTAGATTCATTCCATTTAAATGAAGCTGGAGAAATGGAGCAAGATGAGATGGGAGTTATTTGCTGCCATGTTGTATCAGTTGGCCCAGAATGTAAATATGTCAAAGAAGGTGATGATATTTATATAAGAAATGTTGGAACAGCTCCAGTTCCTTTTGATTATAGGGGATATTGGGCAATTAGTGAACAAAATGTAATATGTAGAATTGTAAGCAATGATTAGTGAAATTGAAAAAATATTTTACAATCCTGGAGACTTAGTTAGAGTTAGACATCGTAAACTAAGTAATATTCCAGTGATGTATGTTGTGGAAAAAGTGACAAGGTCATATAAACATAACGATGAGACAGTGAATTCCTTTAAGGGAATTAAATGCAGATGGTTTAATGTAAATGGTGATCTTTGTGAGGAAATTTTTTCTTCTAAAGATCTTGAAAGGGTAAAATAATGAAAGTATATTTTAATAGACTAGGAAATATAGACCATGTAGATTGCACCTCTGCTGAATTTATTGAACTGCAGGATGGAAATAATCTTTTGACATGGGTTGATTTAGCGGATATTCCTGAATGTTTAGGAGAAACTATAGAAGAACGTATTAAGCTATGGGTAGAACTAAAAAAGAAAGGAATTATTATAGAAAATACTAAGAAACATCATGGACGAAACTCAATTAATGGAATTCATAAAATGAATTCCAACACGTGTAAAGGAATTGCAAAATAAATCTCCAGAAGAGATAGCAATGACTTTAAATAAGCTTTCTAAAACTCCAGAAGGACAAAAGCAACTAGAAACACTTATTCAGGAATTTAAATCTGAAAATGCTGCAATTCAACCAGAGGAAACTGGAATGTTTAAGAAGGGAGGAAAGCTTAACTACTTAGTTACTAAGTTTAAAAATGGAGGAAAGAAAACTATAAATACCCCTAAAGGTCCAATTCATAGTGATGGAGAAGGAGGATACAAAGACATTGATGGACGAGATGCTGGATATAGAGAAGGTTATTTTAAAGAGAGGGCTGCTCAAAGAGCCTCTGATAGATTAGCTGAACAAGAATTCAGATCTGATTCAACATATCATACTTTACCTGGAGGTCCTATCTATACAAGAAGTACATTTTATCCTTTCTCTACAGATACTTTAGTATCTAAAAATGGGAAATTTTACAGTAATTCTTTAGGAAGATCTATTAGAAAGTTTGTTACAGGAACTTCTCCATTTGATCAGATTAATAGAGCTATTGATAGTATAGCTGGATACAGTACCCCAAGATATAATAATGGTGGTGAGGTTCAAGAGAAAAAACCTTTAAAATGAGAGGAACTAAGAAAAGCTACTATTATAGATAAATTCAAGAAAGTGAAATAATGGTTGATTTTTTCCTTTATGATAACTCTACAGGAGCAATTACTCTAAATGAGTATGAGATACTGTTAGTTAAGGAATTTGCAACACTCTATGATACCAGTAGGAATAAATGTAAAGAAGATCCTACTGGTATTAATAGATTGAGGGCATGGAGAGAATTTAAATATATATTCTTAATGTTGGATTTTAAATCTCCCTATTTAGAGTATATAGAACAAGAAAGACATGAGCAAGCTATGAAGGATAGTGAACTAACTGACAAAGAGTGGGAAGATCCTGATTTTAGAGCAGCATGTCGGAAATATATGGAGATTAAAGACTCATCCAGAATTCTTAGTTTGATTAAAACCGCATTTAGGACATTAGAAAAAATGCGAGTATTTTTAGACAATATTGAATTCACTGATGTGGATGGAAATGGAAAATACTTAAATGATCCTAAAAAGGTTCTTGAAAGTATTGGACAGATTAAAAAGATGAATGATTATTTACGTGAATTGGAGAATGATTACAAGAAAGATCAGGAATCTACAAATACTCGTTATAGAGGAGATGTAGAGATCGGACTTGACGATTAAATCCTTAATAAATAAAGTATGGCTGAACTAAGATCAAAGAAAAAGAAAGACGAATTACGTAAGAGAGTTGATAGACTTCCAACCTTCACAGAAAAAACTGAGGAAGAGTTAAGGAAGGAGTTGCTTGCTTCAACTATAGATGAAGAAACTGAAGAGTCCCCATATTATTATGAAGATAAAGTAGAAGTACATAAGAAAAGGACTGAAGGGTTATGAGATGTAATATTAGAAGATGAGATTCATTATTTTGATCCAGAATTGTCTTATGAAATAACAGGGTATAGACCTATTAATGAGACTGAAGGATTAGATTTTGACCCCACTCCTTTTATAGAAGTTGGGCAAGTATATCAGAGAACTGGAAGATATACTGCACATAAAAAAGGAGGCAAGCCTTATGTGGACTTTTGAAGAGAACAGATAAGGCGTTGTGTTGAAGGTTATACAGTAGGGAAATATAGGGTTACAGGAGATCATTATTTCTTCTTAAACTTCTATAGAATGGGTATTATTAACGATAAAAAGAAAGCTGGAGCTGGTTCAGAAGAGTCTTTCCCCTTCTTTACATCTAAACAATACGAATTCTTTCATTATGTAGAACTTTGTGAGTATTTAAAAAAGGACGTAGTTGCTCTTAAAGCTCGTGCAGTTGGCTTCTCAGAAATTGGAGCATGTTTGGGAGTACGGCCCTTTATTACCACAAGAAACTTTAGAACAGTATATACAGCATCTTTAGAGAGTTATGTGGATGATGTACTTACTAAATGTTGGTATCAGTTAAACTGGTTAAGCAACAACACTGACGGAGGTATGAAGCGTGTACGTCAGAAAATTGATAATATTAAACAAAAGCGTGCATCAAAGCTTGATAAAGAGGGTGTTGAATCTGGTCGTATGGCTGAGATTGAGGGCATTCCTGCAGATAATCCTCGTAAGGTTCGTGGTGCTCGTTGTGATAGACTGATGTTTGAAGAGTTTGGTTCTAATCCAGTATCTAGAACATCTTGAACACAGGGAACTGCCCTTGTTGAAATTGGTGGTGTACGTAGAGGCATTAAGATTGGTTGGGGAACTGGTGGTGACCAAGGCCCTTCATTAACAGGATTATCTGAGATATTTAGTGATCCTAAAGCTAATAATGTCTTACCTTATAAGAACTTCTACTCCTCAGATGGAACTGTTCAATATACAGGATTTTTTATTCCTGCCTATACATTTATGTTGGGATCTGAGTATACAGATCATAGAGGAGTTACAAATATAGAAAAAGCAAAGAAATATTATGAAGAGCAAAGAGCTGCTAAAAGTGGAAAGAGCCTTCTTGAATATTGTTCAGAGTATTGTTTTACCCCAGCAGAAGCTTTATTAAGGCAGGGTGATAATATCTTTGATGCTATTGCTATTTCAGATAGAATTACTCAAATTAGAATACATAAAATGGGAGTTAAACCCAGACGTGTAGCACTTCTTTGGGATAAGAGTGAAGGGGATGAAACTTTAAATAAAGTAAAGGTCTATGATAAAGTGGATAGTAATATTCTTATTTATGAAGAACCAATGCTTGATGATAAAGATCCTTATAAAAATTTATATGTAGCTGGCATTGACTCTATTGACCAAGGTACAGAAGACTCTGCAACTCAAAAAGATGTATCAGACTTTTGTATTGTAATAAAACGTAGAGCTTATGGTTTAAAAGAACCGAAATATGTAGCTGTGTATAAAGAAAGGCCAAGAGATATTAGATTTGCGTATGATAATGCAATGAAGTTATTAGCTTGATATAATTGTAAAGCATTACTTGAGCACACTAAAATCAGTATATTGACCTATTTCAAAAGTAAGAAAAAAGATAATCTTTTTATGAAGCGTCCAAAATCTAGTCTAAGTGATATTAAGAGAGGTAATTCACAAATGATTGGAGTCCCTGCTACAGAAACTATTATCAAGCATGGATTGGAACTTATTAATACTTATGTAAACGATTATTGTTATACAATAGATTCTGATATGATTCTGGAACAACTATTAAACTATTCTTATGAAAATAAGAGAAAATATGATATTGTTGCAGCTATGGGTATGGCAGAAATTGCTGATGAGGAACTAATGGGCTTTAATCCAAAGCCTGCACATAGTGTAGAAAAAGAATGGAAAGATTTTGGATGATTTATTAACTCAAAAGGTTATAAACAATTTGGAGTTATTGGTGATGAATAATTTAGAAGATAAAATACGAAATGTGATAAGGGAAGCTTTATGCTCTGAATATATTGGTAATTTAGATATATTGCATGATGAGGATTCTTATACTTTAAAGCTGGATTTAAATCAACATGAAGCTCCAATGTATTTTTCTTATCAAGGAAGTGAAGATGGTTTTCTTGATTACTTACTAAGAGATTTAAGACAACGACAAATCGATCGTGCTAAGTATTACAAAGGAATGATGGTAGATACTGGTAACGATGATACTTATTATATTGTACTAGAATGAACAAGACAGAAATCCAATTAATAGATGATGCTATTAATGAATTAGTATATGAAAAAGTTAGGTTAAGAAAGGCCTATCAGTACTATCATTGTCATCGAGATGCTGATCAATTTAAAAGTCTTGAATTTAATTATGGAGTAGGTACTCCAACAGCAGTAAATTTCACTCCACTAATTAAAAAACATATTGATGTTTTAGTTGGAAAGTATCTTGAGTTAGAACCAGATTTAAAAATTTCCTGTAAGGACTCGTTAACAGTAACAAATATAATGCGAGAAAAACAATTAAAGATTGATCAGGCATTATATGAAAAGTTACATCAATATTTACAAAATAATATAATTTCTATATTATTAGACAATAAAGAGGTTGTTAATGATCCTTTTATAGAAAAGGAACTAAAAACTATTCAGGATAATTTAGATAGAACATTTATTTCAGACTATGAAATAGCTGCTCAAAATATATTGCGCTATTTAAAGCAATCAAGGAATATTGATATGAAAAATAAGATGAGACTCTTATTTACAGATCTGCTTATTAGTGGAACTTGTTATTACAGAACAAGACCTACTGAAAGTGGAGAAAATATTAATTTTGAAGCTTTAAATACTTTAAATACATTTATAGAAAGAAATCCAAATTCTCCTTATCTTGCAGATTCTAGACGAGTAGTTATTCGTAAGATGATGACAAGAGAAATGATTTTGAATGAATATCGTAGTGAATTAACTACTGAGGCGGTTGCTAAACTAAAAGAGGCTCCAAAAATGGGGGATGTTAGAACTACAACCTATTTGGTAAGAACTTCTGCTATTCCTCCTGATGGATTACCTAGACCTGATTTAACTCCAGGTATTTTAGGAGGATTGGAAGCTTATCCTGCAATACCAGGTGATGAAGCCCTCTTATCAAATTATAATCCTCATTTAATTACTGTTTATGAAGTAGAATGGCTTGAGGTTGATGAAAAGACAGGATATTTAACAAGACATGAAGGAGTTAAAATTGGAAACGAAATCTATATTACTAGAGGAGAGGTAGAAAATGTAATAAGATCTACCGATTATCCAAGTAAATGTAGATTATCTGTAAATGGAATGTTTTTCTTAGATCATAATGGTGATCCTTTTAGTTTAGTACTAAACACCATGAATCTTCAAGATAAATATGACCTGTTACTTTTTTATAGAGATAACTTAATTGCATCTTCTGGTACAGTAGGAGACTGGTTAGATTTAGCTAATCTGCCAACTGTTCTTGGTGTAGATATGCCAGAGAGAGTTCAAAAATGGTTGGCCTATAAGAAAATTGGTGTTGGAATTCTTGATTCATCTCAAGAAGGACAACCATTAAATACAATATTCAATGGATTTGATGATACTGTCAAAGTACAAAGTATCCAAGCTATACAATTAGCCATTCAATCTATTGAACAGCAAGCTTCCTCCATTACAGGAGTACTTCCAGAAATGCTTGCACAATATGAACAACGTGATGCTGTTAGTAATGTTAAGTTGGGAGTTACTACTTCAGGACTTCTTACTAAACAATATTTTGACTGCATGGATACTGTCTATAAAGAAGTAAACTATGATTTACTGAATCTTGCTAAATTAGTATATCCAAATGGCCTACAGGGAGTTATTATTTTGGGAGATAGATATTCTCAAATATTTTCAGCACTTCCTGAGCATTATACAGTAACAGATTTTGATGTTCATATTGAGGATAGTACAGCAACATTTAAGGACAGAGAAACTATAAAAGCATTAAGTACAGAATTAGTTAAAGCTGGTTATTCTGACCCTGAAATGATTGTTAATATTGTAGCTGCCAAAAATATGACTGAACTTAAACGTTATGTTGAGCAGTCAATGAAGATGAAGAAAGAAGAAGAATCTATTGTTCAGCAACTTCAACAGCAGTTACAACAAACAGAACAACAAGCACAAGAGCTATTGAAACAAAATAAAGAACTGCAGTCTCAGTTATCTCAATTACAAAATCAAGCTAGTCAAATGGAACAAGCTAAGATTGAAATTGAACAACAGAGAGTTGCCCTTGACCATGAGAAGATTAAGAATGATAAAGATTTTCAGGATCAATCTATTGAGGTTAAAAAACAACAATTGCAAGCTCAAGTTGCACAAATGTTCGACAATAATCCTTATAATGATAAAATAAAACAAGTTGAATAATGGATAAACGCTTAATTATTCAGACGATTGTCAGACCTGATTGTAAGTTAATTGCAATTGATAACAGTGATTATTATAGCTTAGGAGATGACATGATAAACTTTATCATGTTAGACTTCCTAAGTTATAATGAAACTGGAGTTCCCATTGATAGGACAATCAGGGTGAGAAGAGAAGTAGTCAAGAGAGGTCAATTACTTTCAAGATTTTCTTCAGAATTTATTCTTGACAAAGATGGCACGTATTGTTATTATAAATTAGTCATTCCTATTTTAGAAAGGTTTAAAGTTGGAGATGATACTTATAATAATCTTAGCGATGAGTTATTTTTTGATGGAAAGACCTTGTATAAATGCAATCTCGAAGATGATGATGAGCATTCCTACGAGGAAGTGATAAAAAATAGTACTGTACTTGACAATTATATAGATGCGTATAAAATTGTCCAAAATAATAGCGCATCACAAACTTTTTATTGCCCTGTAAAAAAGGTATTCAGTGTTTGTAAATTGCAAAAATGTTTAGTATATTTACAGCGGCAATTATTACTTATTAACTGCAAACATTGCAGTTATGATAAATGCGACACAGACAATACTCTGAGAAATAGAAGGGACTTTCTTTTAAGTGCAATGTACGTTTTTGACTATTTAAAGGATATAGGAAACCTTACTGAAGCTCAGAGAGTGTTAGATAATATGTCTTCTTGCGATTCATTATGTGGAGATTTATTAAATAATTCTAATAACGATTGCGGCTGTGGAAATTCTATATAATACACTATATAGGTTATTCTCAAATGAATTATTAAATCTAAATATTGGCTATGAGTTTAATGCTAGAACATTATCAGCAATGAATGAATTAGTTAATGCTATTGACTATATTGAGAATGGGAACCCTTCTAGTGATGAAATAATTAAAATAATGCAATACTATGAAGAAGTATAACATAGATCCTTTTATGGAGAAAGCGCTTTCAGATGAATACTATAAATTAAGAAGCTCTCGTGATTTTTATACTGGAACATCTTTTAAGATGTCCACATGAGATCTTAATACACGATATTTCAATGATGAAAATATCATTGATTTTGTATCATATGAAGGATGCTTATTGTATTCTTAATCCTAGCTTATACCAACTGGATGCTAATAAAGAAAGTACTTCCATAACTCAAAAAACTGCTACAGTATAATAAAATATGAAAAAAATTAATATACAACCAGATATTGACCTTCAGAATTCAAGAGAATACTATGGAGTATCTAATTCAAGGGACTTCTATAAAGGAAAATCTTTTAACTTTGCCCAAGGATGGGCACCAGGAATTAACTATTATAATGATGGTTATATTCAAGATTTTGTAGCTTATAGAGGAACTTTATTAGCTTGTCATAAAAGTCACTTATCAAGTAGTCTATCTGAGCCAAAATTACTTTATAACGATCCTAAGGATTCTACTAAGCCAACTGGTGTAGACTCACCCTTTTGGGAATTTGTATTTTCAGGTGCTACGGGTGCAACTGGTGAAAATGGCCAGGTGTACGTACCTGAGTACAATGAGTCTACTGGATTTATTACCTGGGTTTTAGAAGAAAACCCTTCTGAAATCATTTCTCCTATGTATGTAAAAGGCGAGAAGGGAGAAAAAGGTGATAAAGGCGATACAGGAAGTAAAGGCGACAAGGGTGACAAGGGTGACAAAGGAGACCAAGGTATCCGTGGACTTAAAGGAGATCAGGGAGAGAAAGGTGACAAGGGAGAAAAAGGTGATAGAGGAGTTCAGGGAATTCAAGGAGAAAAAGGAAATAAAGGTGATAAAGGTGATAAGGGAGATCGAGGTGATAGAGGTCCTGCTGGGACTGCAGCAACTATCAGAGTAGATTCTGTTATTACTGGAGATCCTGGTTCTCAAGCTTCTATCGTAAATGTCGGAACCGCTTCTGAAGCGGCTTTCAGATTTACTATTCCTAGAGGTCAACAAGGAGTTCAGGGCATTAAAGGTGATAAAGGTGACAAAGGTGACACTGGAGAACAAGGCCCTAAAGGTAAACAATTAAAATTGTATCGAGATTTTACAGATGATACAATTAAATGAGGGTATGATGGAGAACTACCTAGTCAATGGACAGTTCTTTGTTATATGGACTATCTACGAGGAGTCAGTATTGATGATGTAGATATTACCGATGATGCTCATCTTAAGGTAACGCTTTCATCTGGGCATTATACATGAACACCAGATGAAAATGGAAATCCAATTAAAGATGAGAACGGAAATATCATATATGATCGCTGAATCCCATCAACTATAATTACTAAAGGCAAAGCAGCCGCTACTCTTACTGCTGGTAAGGTAGAAATGCTACAACCAGGGGAAGATCCTAAAATTGAAAATGTAGGTACAATTAAAGATCCTATTTGGGATTTTTATATACCTAGAGGATTTACTGGAGAACATGCTGTGCATGTTGGTCCAGAAGATCCTGTCACTTTTAGAAATTCTCATTCAGATGATGCAGACATTCAAGAAGCCTACAAGAATGCTGAACAAATGATTTGGGTTGATACCAAAAATAAAGCTGATTTCGATCATTTAAATGCTGTATATCATGCATATAAAGAAGCTGGAGGAACTGCTTTAGATCAATCTAAATTTGCCGAAGCTTTTGCTAATTTAACTAGATTCTCAATTGAAATTGTTGATAATCTTGAAGCTCTTGGGGAACCTACAAAAGAAAAGCAAAATATCATTTGGCTAGTACCTGCTTCTCAGACTGGAGTTAATGACTTGTATGAAGAGTATATAGTTGTTAAAAGAGAGGATACTATGTTCTGGGAAAAATGAGGAAGTGGAACTATAACTGTAGATTTATCTAATTATTATACAAAAGCTGAGGTAGATACTATAAAACAGGATTTAGAAGGGCTTATGGTGTGAAATGATGTTATTAATTAAATTTTAAGCAATGGCAAACAAGGTTGTAAAATTTTATAGAGGTCTTAGTGCCGCTTATAATCCGACAACACATACTGATGGAATTTTCTTTACAACAGATACGCATAAAATTATCATGAATAATATCACCTATGGCGGAGATTCTGATAAGAAAGTTTCTGACGTGCAGCTAAATTCGACTGCTAACGGAATTATAATTACATATACAGACGATACAACTGCAACATTAGATTTTGGGGATGCTATTTCAATTACTGAGAATACCATTGATGTAAAGATTGATCCAGCCTCGGATGCTGCTCTTTCTAAATCTGCAAACGGACTCAAGGTCGACTTGAGTGGAGTTAAAGGTACTACAGTAAAGGTTGGCACTGCAATTACAGGTGGTGTTGAAATTGGAGCAGATCAGACTATTGTTGCAGGTATGCAAGCGTTGAGCGACAGTATTCAAACTGCTGTAACTGGCGGTATTACTTCTTTAACTAGTCCAGACGAAACGATTACAATTACAAGAACTGGTACGTCACGTGGTTTAGTAGTTAATGTTGCAAGCTTAGTTTCTACTGGTTCTTCAATTCAAGTTGTAGGTGGCAAACTTGATATGTGTTGGGTGGAAGCCGAGTAATTAATTTTCTTCCCTCATTGTAAGCTGGGGGGGGGGGATCTCAGCTTGCAGACTTA